CCAAATGTCGACGGGCGCGAGGGGCAAAAGACCCCGGGGGGAGAGAACACGGGGGGCCACAAAGGGCGGCCGAGGAGAGGGGCCCGGGAAACCCCCCCTCGGGGCCCTCCCAACCCTAATGCGGGTGCTCTAAGTCCTCCCTAACCCTAATCGGACCCCCTTGAAAATTTCAAGAGGACATTTTCAGGGGCCTTCAAAATTTTTCAGGGTACCCCTAAGACCTAAAAAGTGGGCGTGGCTTCCGGTGGGCGGAGCTTCAGCGTCAACCAATCAGAGCACGTACCTGCACAGCGCCCCCTGCCGGCCGAGGCGATAGCGCTCTCCTATTGGTCCGCTTCTTCACGCTCGACGTCCTCTGGCGCAATCCTGATATATCGCAATAGTGGGCCGGGCCCGGTCCAAATAAGGTCAGTCGCCCCTTGCACAACACCCCAGCCACTCCCCCCGCCCACGCACACAAGCCCCTCCCCGCCCCATTGCCCAACTCTGGGAGAGTGGCCAATGGGGAGCGCCTATATATCCCCAGAGGGCGGGACTAGCTAGAGTCCCCTCCCAGCGCCCTCTCCCATTGGTCCCGGGGATCAGAGACATGCAAATGAGGGGGCGAGGCCGGGCTGCCGCCCTCCCCCGGGCCCCCATTGGTCGGTCTCCCCCGAGGTCTGCCCGGAGACGGGTGACCTCACTCCCCCAAACCCCACCTCGGGCCGCCCATTGGCCGAGAGGAGTCCCCTCCCAGTTATTGGGAAATGTTGAGCCCAAACAATAACAAAGTCATTGTTGAGACCGATAATAGTAATCATTCAACAATAACAAAGTCAAAAAATAATAATAGTACCGCACCCCCCCGGGGTCTGCCTGGCAACAGCCTACCTCACTCACCCATACCCCACCCCCGGCCCCCCATTGGTCACAAAGAGTCTCCTCCCAGTATTGGGCAATGTTGAGACCAAACAATAGCAAAGTCAGTCAGTAATAGTAATTAAACAATATAGTGGGGAGAAGTCAAAAAAAAATAATAGTACCGCACCCCCCACACTAACCTAATCTGCCCGGCAACCGCTTATGTAAAGCGGTTGGGCCCACCCCCGGGCCCCCATTGGCTTGATGGTGTGTCCATCATATGTTGTGCAACTCTGTGCCAACAATAACAAAGTAAGTAAGTAATAGTATACCCCCAACAATAACAAAGTAAGTAAGTAATAGTACCGCACCCCCCACATTAACCTAATCTGCCTGGCAACCGCCTACCTCACAACCCTATTCCCGCCCCCCGGGCCCCCATTGGCTAGATGGGACGCCCATCATGGGTTGTGAAATGTTGGGTCTTCAACAATAACAAAGTCAGTAAGTAATAGTATGTGCCCAACAATAACAAAGTGAGTAAGTAATAGTACTGCACCCCCCCACTGACATGTTCTGCCCGGCAACAGCTTACCTCACACCACAAGGCCGGCCCCCCGGCTCCCATTGGCCGGGAGGGATGTTGTGAAATGTTGTGCCAACAATAACAAAGTCAGTAAGTAATAGTACCCAACAATAACAAAGTGAGAAAGTAATAGTACCGCACCCCCCACCCCAGACCCTGCCTGGCAACTGCCTACCTCACTCCATAAACCCCACCCCCCTACCCCCATTGGCCGAGAGGGGATATTGTGCAATGCCAGATAAATAATAGCATAAAAAGTAATAGTACCGCACCCCCCACTCTAAACCCTGCCTGGCAACCGCCTACCTCATCCCCCTGACCCAACCCACCCTCTCCCCATTGGCCATGGAGGCCCTGTGGGAGGTGCCCATTAAACAATAACAAAGTAAAAAGTAATAGTACTGCACCCCCCACTGATCCTACCTAGCAACTGCCTACCTAATCCCCCTGACCCGGCCCACCGACTCCCTATTGGCCTAAAAAGCTCTGTGGGAGGTGCCCATTAAACAATAACAAAGTAAAAAGTAATAGTACTGCACCCCCCACTGATCCTACCTAGCAACAGTCTACCTCATCCCCCTGACCCGGCCCACCCTCTCCCCATTGGCCATGGAGGCCAGGGGGGAGGTACCCATGAAGGGTTGTGCAATACTCCTCAAACAACAACAAAGTAAAGAGTAATAGTACTGCACCCCCCACTAATCCTACCTGGCAACTGCCTACCTCATCTCTCTAACCCTGCCCCCTGACTCCCCATTGGCTAAATGGGTCAGTGGGAGGTACCCATTAAGGGTTGTGCAATACTCCTTAAACAATAACAAAGTAAAGAGTAATAGTACTGCACCCCCCCACACTGAACCCTGCCCGGCAACAGCCTACCTCATCCCCATAACCCTGCCCCCTGACTCCCCGTTGGCCACATGGGGATACCCGCCCACTATGGTGCAATACTAAATAAATAATAGCATAATAAGTAATAGTACTGCACCCCCACTCCCTAAATCTGCCCGGCAACCGCCTACCTCACACCCCTATCTCCTCCCCCCTAGCTCCCTATTGGCTCAAAAAAGCCACCCTCCCACTATGGTGCAATACTAAATAAATAATAGCATAATAAGTAATAGTACTGCACCCCCACTCCCTAAATCTGCCCGGCAACCGCCTACCTCATACCCCTATCTCCTCCCCCCGGCTCTCTATTGGCCTAAAAAGATGAGGGTTGTGCAATACTAACTAAATAATAGCATAATAAGTAATAGTACTGCACCCCCCACTAATCCTACCTGGCAACTGCCTACCTCATTCCCTAAAAGCCCACCCCTCTAGGCCTCTATTGGCCAGAGGGGTCATGGGGGAGTGCCCATAAAGGGCTGTGCGACGCCCCCTAAACAATAACATAATACTAAGTAATAGTACCGCACCCCCCCATCTAAAACCTGCCTGGCAACAGCCTACCTCACCCCATATGCCCACCCCCTAGCCCACCCTATTGGCCCAGGGGGGCTGTCCATTAATGGAGCAGCCCCTCCCCTCCTATCCTGCCTAGCAACTGCCTACCTGATACACCCAAGGGCTAAGAAAACCACCCCATTGGCTTGTTTTTCCAATCCCCCTCCAGCCCCCTGGCAACAGCTGACGTCGCCGGGCCCGGAGGCCTCCCATTGGCTATCCTTACATAGGGAGGCCATATTGGATTCTGGCCCCTGGCAACAGATGACGCAGACGGCCACCCGGCTCCCCATTGGCTACAACGGGCCGGTGGCCATCTTGGATCCCCATGCCTGGCAGGCTAAGTCCATTGGCTCTTAGGGAGCACGTGGGACTGTGGCGGCCATCTTGGATCCCCATGCCTGGCAGGCTGCTCCCATTGGCCGGTAGGGGCCACGTGGTGAGGAGCGGCGGCCATCTTAAACAGGCTACGCAGCTCTCAATTCTCCCATTGGTTACAACGGGCCACGTGGGGCGGGGCGGCCATCTTAGGACCCCCGGTAACTTCCCCTTTTCGCGAATGAAGCTACCCACGCACTGACAATTCACATTAAGCGGGACAGAACAACATAGAAACATATAGGGAGACGGACAAACACATATAAAGCGCCACACACAACAGCTATTTTTCATTTACAAGTTCCCCTTTTTAAAAAATTCAAAGCGAAAGCAAGCCCCTCTGTCATGGCGGCCCCTCATTAACATGCCAATTAGCATTAACAGGTAATTAAGAGGGGCCGACCCCCCGTCCCCGTCACGGGGGTCCCGCTCTGCCATTGGCCCTTAAGGGGCACATGGTCCCCGCCGCCATGTTCTAAATGCCTGCCAGGCACCCGGCACCACTAAAAAATACCAAGAAAAATAAAATAGAGTCCTAACTGAGCCCCAAAACTCACCCGTACGCTCTACCCGGGGTCCATACTCAGCACCGGGGTCTGTTGCAATGCTGGTAGGGGGCTAGGAAGCCCCCTACTCCCCTCTCAGCTAAGGCATAATTGCTTCTTCTGTATCGGCCGCCGCTCCGTTAATGTCTGCCAGGCATGGGGAACCTTCCTCTTTTTTTATACTAGGGGTGGCGCCCGGGGCGGAGCTCGCCCACGGACAGAGTCCCCATTGGCCAGAAATGGGGAACTCGGCCTGCCAGGCATGGGGAACCTGCCAAATATGGAGAGGCCCTGCCAGGCATGGGGTTCTCATTGGCTATTCCCTATATGGAGACTATGGAATGGGGAACTTTCCAGATATGGAAAGTCCAGGGGTCCCCGGCCTCCCATTGGACGGGCCCTATATGGTCCTACCGGTCATGGGGGGTCATGGGGGGTCTTAGGTAATGGTCATGCGATGACCGCGAGGTACCCTCCACCCAGCCTCCCATTGGTCCAGAATAGGGAAGTCCGCCATTCCCGGGATCTCCTGATGGTCTCGGGACTCTCCTCCCGGCTCCCCATTGGCCAGAGATGACGTGCCAGGCATGGGGCAATCGTCCTCGGGACCCTCCACCCCGTCCCCCATTGGCCGGCCTCGACCGCAGAGGGCCGGGCCGACCTTTTCCATGGAATGACGTGGGACACTTCCCCATTCCATAGGCTATAATTGCCAGTTCCCCGGGCGCCATTTTATTCTTCTATCAAGACGCCTTAGGGGTAAGTTCCGCATTCTTCTCTCTTAAATTTTTTAATTTTAATTGTTTTAATTCTATTAATTCTTATTTTGTCTTATTAATTTACTAATCTACTAATAGGGGTCTTTGTCCGGGGGGTCTTTGGGGGTCCGGGGGGTCTTAAAGACCCTCTAGGACCACCCTGCCAGCCATGGGGCTCCGGAGGCCCTCCGTGCCCGGCTCGGGGAAGACCTAGGCCGGTAGGCCTCTGCAAATCCAGGCCGGGGCTCGAGGGGTAGGCCTCCGGTTCTCCCCATTGCTTCCCCTTCTCTAAATAGGCCTTGTAAGCGACATTGTATTTTATTTTTTGAGATTTAATGCTTGTTTTTTAAAATGAAAGTACTTTGGGGTGGATGGAGGTGGCCATCTTGTCTTATATCTATATATGGCCAATCCTGTTAATTAATTGGGGGCTAATTGGGGTCTTGGGTAATAGTGGGTGGGCTCCGGGGGGCCTCCGTGTGTCTGATAGGCGGACGGGGGTCCCTCCGGGGGTGGGGGCTTCGTTAATTGTTAATCAGTTAATGGTGGGACTTAGAATTATGCTTGTGTGTAATGCTAAGTGTGAAGTTGTCCGCTAAGATGGCCGCCGCTCGCCTAATCTGCCTAGCAACCCTCTTCTCATTGGCTCTAGGGGCCCTGCCAGGCATGGGGAACTCTCCCCATTGGCTGTCTGCTGAGTTCCCCATGCCTGGCAGGCGGCCATCTTGGATCCCCATGCCTGGCATACGCAGTTCTCAATTCCCCTATTGGCTGTGGGGCGGCCACGTGGTGGGGAGGCGGCCATCTTGTCTGTGCCGCGGCGGCCATCTTGTCTCTCCATTGAAATCAATGTTTAAAGTTTTAAATTGAGTTTTCTCTCTTAAAAACAAGCTAAATAAATTGGTTTTAACATTTTTTTGTACTTCCCCTTTTGTATTCTCAACAGGGCGCTGCCATCTTGTGGGAGGAGCGGCCCAGCCCACATCACACACCACACCACATGCGCACATAGGCCTACACCTTGTTTGGTAAGATCCCCCCTCACTCTAGCCCCTCACCACACATTCCCATTGGTCACAGGGTAGAGTGGGCGGCCCCCTTAGACCCCCGGGGCTTAGTGGGTAGCCCCCATTGGCCCTCTGTGGGTGTAATCACCCGGGGCCCTCATGCATAGGTATTAGGTTTCCCCTTAGTCTGCCTAGCAACCCCGGCCTTTATTGGCCATCTGATAGGGTGAGCGGTCCCCCTTAGTTCCCCATTGGGCCTTAGGGTAGAGTGGGCAGGCCCCCTAGGCCCCCATTGGGCCATTGGGATAATTACCCAATGGACCCTATGCATATGCATTAGTCCCCCCTCAGTCTGCCCAGCAACCAGGGCCTTCATTGGCCATGGGGTTGAGTGGGCAGTCCCCCTTAGCTCCCATTGGGCCTTTGGGATAATTACCCAAGGCCCACATGCATATGCATTAGTCTCCCCATAGTCTGCCTAGCAACCCAGGTCCCCCTCGGTCCCCATTGGGCCCGGGGCTTTATTGCCCAAGGCCCCGATGCATATGCATCGAGTCCCGCCCCATTTCCTTATTCTGCCTAGCAACCCCGGTCTTCATTGGCCATGGGGTTGAGTGGGCAGTGCCCCTTAGCTCCCATTGGGCCTTTGGGATAATTACCCGAGGCCCTCATGCATATGCATTAGTCTCCCCCTAGTCTGCCCAGCAACCTAATTCCCCATTGGGCAGAGGGGGTAGTGGGCAACTCCCCCTGGGTCCCTATTGGGCCATGGGGTTGAGTGGGCAGTGCCCCTTAGCTCCCATTGGGCCTTTGGGATAATTACCCAAGGCCCACATGCATATGCATTAGTTTCCCCCTAGTCTGCCCAGCAACCTAATTCCCCATTGGGCAGAGGGGATATGGGCAGCCCCCATTGGGCCATGGGCTTTATTGCCCAATGCCCTAATGCATAGGTATTAGTCTCCCCTTAGTCTGCCCAGCAACCAGGGCCTTCATTGGCCATGGAGTAGAGTGGGCAGTACCCCTAAGCCCCCATTGGGCCATGGGCTTTATTGCCCAATGCCCTTAATGCATATGCATTGAGTCCCCCACAGTCTGCCCAGCAACCAGGGCCTTCATTGGCCATGGTAGTACCCCCTCGGCCCCCATTGGGCCAAGGGCTTTATTGCCCAATGCCCTCATGCATATGCAGTGAGCACCCCCTAGTCTGCCTGGCAACCCAGGTCCCCCCTTATCCCCCATTGGGCCACTGGGATAGTTACCCAAGGCCCCTGCCACCCATTGGGCCAGGGGGCTTTATTGCCCCATGCCCTAATGCATATGCATCAGTTCCCCCTTAGTCTGCCCAGCAACCAGGGTCTTTATTGGCCAGTGTTGCAGCGGGTATCCCCATTGGGTCATGGGCTTTATTGCCCAATGCCCTAATGCATAGGTATCAGTCTCCCCTTAGTCTGCCCAGCAACCTGAGCCCCCATTGGGTATGGGAGATAGTGGACAGCCCCCATTGGGCCATGGGCTTTATTGCCCAATGCCCTAATGCATAGGTATCAGTCTTCCCTTAGTCTGCCCAGCAACCTGAGCCCCCATTGGGTATGGGAGATAGTGGACAGTCCCCATTGGGCCATGGGCTTTATTGCCCAATGCCCTAATGCATATGCATTAGTTCCCCCTTAGTCTGCCCAGCAACCGGGGTCTTTATTGGCCGAGGGTGCAGTGGGTAGCCCCCATTGGGCCGCCGGGATAGTTACCCAATGGCTCATACATAGTCATCATGGTCCCCCATAGTCTGCCTGGCAACTTAAGATCCCATTGGGCAGACTTATTAGGAAAGTGGGGTGGGACAGCCCCCATTGGGCCACGGGCTTTATTGCCCAAGGCCCCTATGCATATGCAGCAGTATCCCTCTAGTCTGCCCAGCAACCTGAGCCCCCATTGGGTGTGGGAGATAGTGGGTAGCCCCCATTGGGCCACGGGCTTTATTGCCCAAGGCCCTCATGCATATTTATTGAGCACCCCCTAGTCTGCCCGGCAACCACAGGCACATTGGTCACGGGGTGAGGTGGGTGGCCCGCCATTGGGCGATAGGGTTGGTTGGCTAACACCCCCATGCATATGCATTGAGTCCCCACCCCCTTAGTCTGCCAGGCAACCCGAGCCCCCATTGGGTGGGGGACTTAGTGGAAGGTCCCCATTGGGCCCGGGTGCTATATTGCCTCAGGCCCCCCGATGCATATGCAGTGAGTCCACCCACCTTAGTCTGCCCAGCAACCTGTCACTCATTGGGCCACTGGGTGCATGGCCCGACCGCCCCCTATGCATATGCATCTGAGCCCCCCACAATCTGCCCGGCAACCTAAGTTCCCATTGGGCAGAGGGGCTAGTGGACATCCCCCATTGGGCCCCCGTGTGTAATCACCACGGGGCCCGATGCATATGTATGAGTGACCCCCTGGTCTGCCTGGCAACCAGAGAGACCCCACTGGGCATTGAGTAATACCCACAGGCCCCCCATTGGCCCCCGCCTAATTAACCAGAGGCCATGTGGGACTTAGTCTATATAAATGCCCGAGTGTTGCCCAACCCCGCCTTCAGTCTGCTTGGCGACCAAGGACCCCCTCCTCCTATTACCATCATTGGTCAGAGAGAGAGTAAGTAGGACTGGCCTAGGCCCTCCACCGGCCAATGCCTCCCCCTCTAGCAATGCATATGCATGGGTGTCTCTTCTAACCTACTAACAACTTCAAGTTTTATTGGACAGTAGCCCACCACCCACACACCCCCATAGCCCCCACCACCCCGGGGGTGAATGCCACCCCCCACACTCAGGACCCCTGCCCCTCATAGCCATTGGCCACACACACACTCTGTCACTCCCTCCCTCACTCATCACCCAATCACCCAACACCATGGACCACCCACACTTATCCACCCACCCATCAGTCACCCTCTACACCCATTGGTCACAACTACCTTCACTCATCACTCAGTCACCCACTCCTCACTTTTTTGAATCGGTCCCTCACACCCCCACGCTCCCCCCTCGGCCAACCCCAATCCCAAGGACCCCCACACCCACCAGACCCCCATAGTCTACCTGGAAACAGACCTTCACTCAACCAATGACTACTGCTGTACTCTGGTCTTCCCCACTCTGGTGGGCGGTGAGTTGTGCATGCGTCCCCCCTACCTCTCCCCCTCTTGCATGTTGCGCGCCGGGTCCACCCCCTGCATGCAACCCCCTCCCTCTTGCTTGTTGTGCCCGATGCCCCTCCCGCGCGCGCCCCCTACCCTAACCCTCGGTGTCGCCCCCTCGCGGACGGTGCCTGGGAGCGGCGCGCCCTCCCTGAGTAATTATCTCTCTTGCCCAGCCACGGGGGAGTCCCATGGGGCCTAACCCCGGCACCCCGCAGGGCTGGGGCTCTATCCTCACAACAAGGTAGTGCAGCATCGGGCAGCAGCGGGCACTGCACATCACTTGGTAGTGGTCTCGAAGGCACTCAGTAGTGTTAAGATTCTTGGTGCACTTTGGGACCACTAGTGGGTGTTGATGAGCTGGACACACTAACCCGCCCGGTGACCTGGGGGTGGGGGGAGAATAGAAGGGGGATATGTGTGTGTGGCTGCCGGCCGGAGAGCTGTGTGGTTCACCACCATGACTTGGCCTGTTTGCTTTTCACAGTAAAATGGCAACCACTTCAGCCACATCAACAGTTAACACCAGCTCATTGGCAACCACCATGACAACAAACTTTACCTCGCTGTTAACCTCAGTGGTGACCACAATTGCATCACTGGTACCCTCAACAAACTCCTCTGAAGATTATTATGATGATTTAGATGATGTAGACTACGAAGAGTCTGCACCATGTTACAAAAGTGACACTACGAGACTAGCAGCTCAGGTGGTACCCGCCCTGTATCTGCTTGTGTTTCTCTTTGGGTTGTTGGGCAATATCTTAGTGGTGATTATTGTCATAAGATACATGAAGATCAAAAACCTCACTAACATGTTACTGTTAAACTTGGCAATATCTGACTTGCTATTTCTTTTAACTTTGCCATTTTGGATGCACTATATTGGAATGTATCATGATTGGACTTTTGGTATTTCCCTGTGTAAACTGCTCAGGGGTGTGTGTTACATGTCACTGTACAGCCAGGTCTTTTGCATCATCCTGCTAACAGTAGACAGGTATCTAGCTGTTGTCTATGCTGTAACTGCTTTGAGGTTTAGAACAGTAACCTGTGGCATAGTTACCTGTGTATGTACCTGGTTTCTGGCAGGGTTGTTGTCCCTCCCTGAATTTTTCTTTCATGGACACCAAGATGACAATGGTAGGGTTCAGTGTGATCCTTACTACCCAGAGATGTCTACAAATGTTTGGAGGCGCGCCCACGTTGCAAAGGTGATTATGTTAAGTCTCATTTTGCCTCTGCTCATTATGGCTGTCTGCTACTATGTAATTATCAGAAGACTGTTGAGGCGCCCCAGCAAGAAGAAGTACAAGGCCATCAGGCTCATCTTTGTCATCATGGTGGCCTATTTTGTTTTTTGGACACCCTACAACATTGTTCTCCTACTGTCTACCTTTCACGCAACCCTTCTTAACCTGCAGTGTGCATTGAGCAGTAACTTGGACATGGCTCTGCTGATAACAAAAACAGTAGCCTACACACACTGTTGCATCAACCCAGTGATCTACGCGTTCGTGGGGGAGAAGTTTAGAAGACACCTGTACCACTTCTTCCACACCTACGTGGCCATCTACCTCTGCAAGTACATCCCCTTCCTGTCTGGTGATGGTGAAGGCAAAGAGGGGCCCACCCGCATTTGAGACCCCCGGGAGGATGGACCACCAGCATGAACCCATGGACTCTCAAGTTTATCAACAGCATTAACCTATGGACTCTTATTACTAACACTATACCAATAAAGCACCAGCATTAATCTTTTGACACTACTAACACTACACCAAATGAAGACCACCCCTCTACATGAAGCAACCGGCTGATGGAGCAACAGCATTAATGGAGGACCACCGCCCCTCGATGGACTCTGTCATCTACTAACACTAACTCACTAAACCAGAGAGACAATAAAACAATTTTTGTATTTTTTTAACCAATGTCTTCTTCATTGCTGAGAAAAGACAGAGACTCTCTATCTCTCTCGCGCGCCCCTCAAGATGGCCGCCAACCCACACCCAGTTTTTTTATTTTATTTTTTATTTTTTTTATTTTTTATTTTATTATTTTGTGGGAAAACACTACCACCCACCCTCCAAAGCCCACCCAACAACAAGATGGACTCTCACAGACACTCACCCCGCCTCTCTAGTCTACCTGGAAACCTCAGAGACCACCACCACCCTCCACCACCAACACCACCCTGTCAGCAAAGGTAAGGAAAGGGGCTATCTGATTTTGCTAGTGTCGGAGCATAGTGATATCCCACGTTAATCGGTAGCCTCGGTCCTTACAGGCGGACGGAGGACCCCTCCGGGCACACGCCCCTCTCTTTCCCACCGCGGCTCTCTGGGAAACGATGGTAAGGAGTGGTGAGGTCGGGTATGCTAATGGGACCACAGCATCTAGCCTGATCCAGAGACCTGACCCCAGCGCTCTTTACAGGCCCCCGCGCCCCTCCTCCTCCTCCTTCTCCTCCTCCTCCTCAAGCTTCCTCTGCCACGCCCGGCTGCCGCTGCGGCGACGGCGAGTCATCTCTGTAGTAGGTAAGAGGGGTGCGATCCGGTTATGCTACTCGGACCAGCATCATGCTTTAATCCCAGAACCTGATCACACCTCTCTTACAGGCACAGCCTCCCTCCCATCCCACCATCTCCTCTCCCATCCCTCTCCCCACACGGCCCTCTCGCCGCGCGCCACCCAGCCCACCCAACTACAACCTCCCCACCGGCAGGTGAGTGGGGAGCCTCCGGCTCGAGTGTTTAAGGCCCACCAATCGACTCACATACCTCACCTGACACTAATGTAAATAACCTCTAAAACACTACTCACCCACTACTACTGTTTACATAATTTATTTATGGATTAACACCACTACCTCTTAACTGCGCAAGCGGGTGGGACCCTCTGAACACACACGTGCCGGATGCTGCCCACTCTTTCTCTGTTTGACCCATAGAGGGGGCGCCCAGAGCACCCACCGAGAGCTGGAGACCGAGAGACCTCCCGTGGACCTCACCGCGACCACCGGGACCCCCATGCACTCAGACCCCCGTGCCCACAACCCCCCATGATCACAGACCCACATGCACTCAGACACTCTGCCCCTCACACCTGCAAACTTATCCCTGCATGCACCTATACCCCCATGACCCCCATGCACCTATACCCCCATGACCCCCATGCACCTATACCCCCATGACCCCCATGCACCTATACCCCCAAGACCCCCATGCGCCCCCCTGCATGATTTGATGGAAGCCAGCAACCACCGGCCTCTTAGGTAAGGAGAGTGGCTATTGGATTATGCTAGCAGGAGCAGTATAGATCCAAACTAATCCAGTAGCCTCTTTTCTTATAGGAAGGAGGATGGCCCCACCCCAAACCCCCCTGGCACACACCCATGAGGACCCTCTATCAGCCAACAGCAATAGGGGGAAGGATGTCTCATCTATCTCTAACATGGGTAAGGAGTAAAGCCAGCTGGTTATGCTGATAAGAACACAGGCATCTTAAACACTAACTGGCTGGTTTTACTCCTTTAGGTGGGCATCCTCCCTCCCAGGGACCCCCATGTACAAGAGAGAAGGGACCACCCATCTATGCATAAGTAAGGAGCAAAGCCATTGAGTTATGCTAACAGGAACCCAGCATTTTTCCAAATAACTGATTGGCTTTCCTCCTTTAGGTGGCCAGAGCTCAAGCCCATGAAGAGGAGCCCACTTTTCAAACAAGAAGACCCTAGCCCCCATGAAGAGGAGACCACTTATCAAACAGGGAGACCCTAGCCCCAACTCTAGCCCTAACCCTAACCCTAGCTCTAACCCTAGCCCTAACCCTAACCCTAGCTCTAACCCTAGCCCTAACCCTAACCCTAGCTCTAACCCTAGCCCTAACCCTAACCCTAGCTCTAACCCTAGCCCTAACCCTAACCCTAGCTCTAACCCTAGCCCTAACCCTAACCCTAGCTCTAACCCTAGCCCTAACCCTAACCCTAGCTCTAACCCTAGCCCTAACCCTAACCCTAGCTCTAACCCTAGCCCTAACCCTAACCCTAGCTCTAACCCTAGCCCTAACCCTAGCTCCAGCTTTAACCCTAACCCTAGCTCTAACCCTAGCTCCAGCTTTAACCCTAACCCTAGCTCTAACCCTAGCCCTAACCCTAGCTCCAGCTTTAACCCTAACCCTAGCTCTAACCCTAGCCCTAACCCTAGCTCCAGCTTTAACCCTAACCCTAGCTCTAACCCTAGCTCCAGCTTTAACCCTAACCCTAGCTCTAACCCTAGCCCTAACCCTAGCTCCAGCTTTAACCCTAACCCTAGCTCTAACCCTAACCCTAGCTCTAACCCTAACCCTAACCCTAGCTTTGCCTGCCACCCTAACCCTAACCCTAACCCTAACTTTACCTGCAGCCTAACCCTAGCCCTAACCCTAGCTCATGCTTGGAGTGTGTTGGTGACAGTCCTTGCAGGTGAGGGAAATAGCCTTTGGATTATGCCTTTGATAGTGCCTCAGGCTACAAGATCAATCCAACGGTTGTTTCCCTTAGGTGGTGGAGCCACAGAGAGACACCCACCCTGATGAAAGAATATACCCCTCCCCACAGTACAGGTAAAAGGGGGAGCTAGTGGCTTATGGATGTTTGCACAAAACAGGCATAAAAACTAATCCAATAACTCCTCTTTTTACAGGGGATGCTGTTCCCCCCACCTCAGACACCCATGCATCCCACTGGCCGGGTACATCATGGAGACGCCCCCTGACCTTCACCCACTCTCTCCTGTTGCTGGGACCCCTATGGAAAAATGGTAAACATAGGTGCTGGGAGTTTATGACGTTGTTTGCACAGTGACATAACCATGTAACCTCCCAACACTTGTGTTTATAGGAGAGGCGCTGCCTGCTGAGGGGGACGCTGCCAGACCCTGGCCCTGAAAAAGGTGAGGATGGGGGGCTTACCTACAGGCTAGGGGGGAAGGTGGTGGTGGTAGTGGGTCTTGCACAACACACAGGTTATTCAATTAACTCCTGAAACTCTATACTGGCAGGAGGAGCCTGCGGGGGACCACCCACCACTGAAACTGAAAAGAGGTAAGGAAGGGAGCTGCCGGGTTCTGTTGTCAGAGCAGCATAAGGCTGAAGCCAACCTAACAACTCCCATCCTTACAGGCTTCCCCCGGAGAGAGGCGCCCCCCTGGACCCCCGGGACCATGGAGCCCCCATCCCTGGACTCTGGGTGTGAGAAGACCACTCCTCTACCTGCATCTCCCCACCTGCCCGCCCGCCCGCCCACCTGACCCGCGCAGAGGTAAGGGAGCGAGCTGTTGAGTTGGATTGGCAGAGTGGACAACAGAATAAGGCTATACTGAGCAACTCCCTCTCTTACAGGCCAGGACCCCTGACCACCCGCTGCACCCCATGGACCCCGGACTCCCTGGACCCACATGGACCCTTGCCCACATGGACCCTTGCCCACATGGACCCTTGCCCACATGGACCCTTGCCCACATGGACCCCTGCCCACATGGACCCCTGCCCACATGGACCCCTGCCCACATGGACCCCTGCCCACATGGACCCCTGCCCACATGGACCCCCACATGGACCCTTGCCCACTTGGACATTTGCCACCCTGGACCCTGAACACGTTGGCCCCCCTTGACCACATGGACCCTTGCCCACCTAAACCTTAGACCTCTACCCCCCTTGGACCCCTGCCACCCCCCTTGGACCCCTGCCCACGTGTGCCTTGGATCTCTGCCAACCCCCTTGGACCCCCGGACACCTTGGATCACAGCCACCCCAGGTAAGGGAGCGAGCTGTTGGATTATTGTTTCTGACATCAATCTGCTCAAAGCTTAATCTACCAACTCCCTCCCTTACAGGAGAAGGCCCCGCATCCCACCCTTCTCACAGTGGAACCCGGGCGGCCGGCCTCTCTCCCCCCCTCCTCGCGGACCCGGACCCGGCGGGCGAGCGAGGTGAGGGAAGGGCAGTTATCTGATTGTTGTTTTTTTTTTGCTGGCCGCGCGACCCCAGCCCAGAAATCTAATAACTACCCTTTCCTTGCAGGTGTATGACTCAAAACCCTATTTGACCTTGGACCGGCGGGGATTTCCTGTGCAGCCGGCCGCCTCCCCGAGTGTTATCTATCTTTGTCTTCTCACCAGGCCACGGCCCAACGGGGGTGCTGATGTAACCGCAGAGCCCCCGGGCGGAAAGCGCCCCTACTTTTCTATACTTCCCTGGCAACGCGCGGCCCGCGCGACGCTTCATTGGCCCTGAGTTTAAAGGGTGCTGTCAAAAAAAAGAGGAAGATGCCAGCGGGCCGCTGGGGGGGAAGGGACGGCCCCGCCCGCTTCCTCTTTACAGACCCGGGCAGGGTGCCAGCTGGGCCGAGTGTACTCTGTGCACAAACACACAACATGGCGCCGCGCCACGGGCGCGGCGCGGGGTGTCTGGGGGTCGCGGGGTTGAGGCCGCAGCGGGCTCCCCCCTTCACCGGGTGACCGGGACAGAACCTCTATTGGTTCAACAAGCGAGTGGCCAGGTGGGAGAGAGAGATTGTGAGAGAGGTGGAGAGGGGCGGCTGCACGGGGGGCAGAGGAGGTAAGTGTGGTGATGGCTGTTTTTGGCAGGTAAGTGGGTTCCTCGAAAGAGGGCGCGCTAAAAGGTACTCTGTATCGCTCCTGGTTTATTTATTTATTTATTTTTATTTAATTATTTATTTATGTGTTCACACAGGCTAACATTGCACAACATCCATGTGGGCAGGCCATAGAGGTGGAGGTGGAGGGAGAGGGGAGGAGGTGGGCTGTTGCTCTGTGGGCCGGTTGTTGGCCGCTCGGCTGGTTGGTGGGTGGGTGGGTGGTTGTGGTGCAGACCCCAGCGATGTAGAGTATTATTATTGGTGTAGTCACCCACCTCCCCACATTTCATCACCCGCCCCCTTTACCCTCCTTCATGGTGGGCTCCTCTCAGTTTCACTGTGGGGGTCTCTGCAATTGTTTATGATGTGGCTGCTGCCTAACACTCTTTGATTTATTTTTACATCTCCATCCCTCGCACACACACACATTCACCCCCAGGCTTTAAGCCTAGATTGGAGCAGGTTGTGGCCACCCACCCACCTACCCACCAGTATCCACTGTGAGGGGAGACCATCTCTGGCCAGTACCCCCAACCCATTCCCTGCTCTCCACCTGGCCACGCCCCATAGCTACACCTGGCCTCTAGGTGAGAGTCCTTGGGCAACCTGGCTACATGCCTACCCGCCCACATACCTAATTGGCCACCTGCCTACCTACTTACCTGGCCACCCGCTTACCCGCCCACCTTAAAGGTGGCCCACCTGTGGAGAGGGGCCTAACAACATGGCCTCATGGCACATAACCCACCCACTCTCATGATGGACACTGAGAAGGCCTGCCCACTGACCTCATGTGGCCCACCCACTTAAACAGTAGGGGGCTAGGCCATTAAGATGGCCTGAGGGTTGGTCCTCCCTTGCATGGAGGTGGCCTGCCCACTGACCTCATGTGGCCCGCCCATTGGGGTTAGGGTCCACCCACTAAAATGGCTGACCCTCTGTGGCCACCCATTGACAGAGGACCCTCACAATATGCTTGTTTTTTAAGATAAGGGTCTGCTAATTAAAAACAGGCTGGCCTCCTCACTTAACCTAATGGGGACCGTCCACTGAGATGGCTGGGGGTTTATCCCTTGATATGGATGACCCTTATTGAGTAATAGGGGATGTGCATTAAGATGGCCACCCCACCAAGATGGCCACCCCACCAAGATGGCCACCCCACCAAGATGGCCACCCAACTAATACATCATAGGGCCCACCCACCAACATGGCTGACCACATCATACACACAGGGGTCTTCCCATCAAGATGGCAGCTTCAATATGGCTGACCCTCTCTCATGCACAGGGGGCTCCCTACCAATATGGCTGACCCCCTCATACACACAGGGGACTTCCCACCAAGATGGCAGCTCCAATATGGCCACCCACCAACATGGCTGACTCTCACTGAGTCACAGGGGGCTTCCTTACAACATGGCTGACCCCCTCATGCACACAGGGGTCTTCCCACCAAGATGGCAGCTCCAATATGGCCACCCACCAATATGGCTGACCCTCACTGAGTCACAGGGGGCTTCCTACCAATATGGCTGACCCTAACTGAGTCACTGGGGGCTCCCTACCAATATGGCTGACCCCCTCATGCGCACAGGGGGCTTCCCACCAAAATGGCAGCTCCAATATGGCCACCCACCAATATGGCTGACCCTCACTGAGTCACAGGGGGCTTCCTACCAATATGGCTGACCCCCTCTTATGCACAGGGGCTTCCCACCAAGATGGCTGACCCCCAAGATGGCTTCCCAGCAACATGGCTGACTGTTTGTGGGTTATGGGGGCTTCCCACTGAGATGGCCACCCCCGAGGTGGTCGCCCACCAAGATGGCCGCTCAAAGATGGCCGCCAGGGGGTTGTGGCCTCTGTCTGACGTTATGTGTCACGTGACCCATGCGCAAACGCCTCCCCTCGATTAGGGGGGTATTGCGCAATCCAGGACCAAAATTGCGAAATTTTGAACGTCCAAGGGGTACCCGAAAAAATTTTGAAGCCCCTGAAAAAGTGCCTTTAAAATTTTGAAGGCCCTCGAAAAATCGATCGCGAAATTTGTGAGCCCCTTTTCGGGGGGGTTTGTGGGGCTGCCTGGGATGAGGGGTAAGTGGGCCACGCCCCCTCCATTTTCTCAGGCCCAAATGTCGACGGGCGCGAGGGGCGAAATGCATTCTGGGTAAAATCTACAAGATTTTGGTTAATTTTGGGCAAGTTTAGCCCTTTTTAGAGATTTTAGAGTAGTTATTTTTAGTAAGGAGAATGCATTCTGGGTAAAAATTAGGCAGTTTTGGTTAATTTTGGGCAAGTTTAGCCATTTTTAAAGATTTATACATGGTTATTTTTAGAAAGGAGAATGCATTTTGGGTAAAAATTAGGCAGTTTCTCTTAACCATTTATGGTTATTTCTGGGGGTCTACTCTCACCTTTGAGGGAAAAAATTCACACCTCCCCGGGGGGCGTGTCTACATGGATGTTGGGCAAGGGTCAAAATGCATTATGGGTAAAGTGTGACTCTCTAGGGGCGGGGGTAAAAAAATGTAATCAGTAACAATGCATTATGGGTAAAAAAGACCCCTCTCAGAGGATGAAAATATGGCACCCCCGGGGGTGAAGAAGAGCGCCCCCCACGTGGGGGCGCTCTGCCAGTATGGGGAGAGACTGAGGAGGGGTGCATAAATGCACTGTTTTATATAAGGGAGTGGGCGGGTGTCACTCTGGGGGCTCTAACCTCTGATATGGGGGAAGAATGCCTCCCTCGGCGGTGGGGGTGGTGTGGGGGGCATACTCACCTCTCTAAGTTGGGGGATTCTCCTCTGCCCTCACCTCGATGTGTTGCGCTTTTTACTTTTTTGGGGCTCTTTTGAAAGCTCCAGCTGCGGGACTGACCACCGCGGGCCCGAAAGCAGCTATGGATCTCACAGGGTTCCCCCTCCCCCCTCCCCTCCGTGCCCTCTCTAAGAGCAAACAGGTAGTGAAAATAGAGTGGCAGGCACAGGGACGATGTGTTGACTGTGGGGCTTATGGGTGAGCCTGTCATTAAAAATGAGTTATGGCTCTCCCTTACCACACCTGAAAGTAAACAGGGGTGGGGAGCTCACCTGAAATCCTATTCTTTCCAGGTGACTGGCAACAGATCCTTTGGAAGGGGTTCCCCGGGGAGAGGGGGGAGAGAAAAAACTGGTATAGCCACCAACCCATTAAACCTGTATAAAGGGCTGGCCGGTTTACCTGGTCTGGCAGAGTGGAGGAGAGAGAGAAATAAGCACCTTTACCTTTTTTGGGGATAAAGGTGAATCTCTACTCTCGCTCTCACACACCTTTACCTGTACGGTGGGCAATTGCTCTCTAACACCTTTACCTGTAAGGGGGCATTTGGATATCACCCTCTGTGTGGGTTAACCGAGGAGCGCTCTCGAGATGATCATCCTCGGGCTTGTACTGGTTTCCCTGCTGGCCAGCACGGCCTCGGCCATTCAGGCCTGGATGCCTCAGGTCATTACCGGACACGAGGGGAGACCTCTATCTGTAAGGTGTCACTACGCTGGGAAAAATCCATCTAAGCCTATGACCATGATGCTCCTTAAAACTATTGAGGGAAGCGCGTTTAGGGGAACTATTGTGCCCAGGTTTAAGGGTCCAGTCTACACAAAGTCAAGCTGTAGCAGCGGCACGGGGGTCTTTACTGTAGACAGTTTACATATGGCAGACGCTGGGCGCTACGCCTGTATGGTTTCTCAGGAAAACGATCCCAAGGATGAAAGTGTCTGTTCTGACTATCACACCGCCTATACTAATATTGTGGTGTTGGAAACGCGCAGAAGAAGGTCACTACTGGGTCCACAGCTCACCCCAACAGCAGGCCCTCGGTCTACTCAGCTCTCCCAGACAACCGGGCCTCTGTCCTCTCAGGAGTCAGAGTTTTCTGTGGTCGCTGTAAGGAAGGGCGTTAAAGTTTACGTTGGTAGCTCACTACACGTTGAGTGCCAGTTTTCTGGGGCCACAGCTGGACTTAATATCTCGGCCGTCCTCTTTAAGAAAGTAGGCGAGGGGGCTTACCAGGCCGTCAGTACCATTTCTACTTCTAGTTTGACCACTTTGGACCTGAGCCCCGTAATTGAGGGAACAGGTCAGGCCAAGTGGTGCGGCGTGAATGCCACAAAGGAAGACTCTGGAGAATACATGTGCATGATTGGTATGGACTTTCCCGAGGGCGAGGAGGGAAGTGGGGATGAGGACTTTAGTGGCGTTGACTTTTTTAAAATAACTGTTGTCACTGAACCCGGAGAAGATGCTGATGAAGATGACTACTTGTATACAAGCTCTGAAGAAGAAAAAAAATAATTTTACATTTTCATCCCAAAAATTTTCAATAAATGAGGTTTAACTTATGAAATAAAACTCTCTGATTTTTCTTTCTGGTGGTGTGTAAATGTCAATGCTAAAAATAGTTAAAGCTAGAGGGTGTAGCTGGCCCTAACCAATTGTCTTTTAATTTCTGGCTCAACACTGCCATCGCGTGGTGAGTTGTGAGATTACATCAGGCAAGATGTAAAAAGAAGAGCTGTGAAGAACTAGAGAGAAGATAGAAGACAGCTCAAGGTAGGAAGAGCTGGATTTTTTACTATATTATATCTAGACAGTTAGGAACATGAGACAACATATCATACTCGCATGCACACCCCCCCCCATCAAGGTAAGTTTGTGAGATGTTATGTGTCCCCCCACCGTCGCCCACTACACAACATACACTCAAAATCATGGCTTGTGGGTTTAGAGATAGAATAGGTGGAAAGCGGAGCCTGTGTGCCTACACAGTTTGGTGGCCATACTGGAAGCCACGCGGTGGCGGTAGTGTGCGGTTTAGGGGATTTCCTATATTTAAATCTGTCGCGATAAGGAGGTCTCGCTTCATAGGAGCTATCTCGAGATGGCGACCGAGGTTCAGTTTGCCTGCGCGTTGGTTGTGTTGTTGGGCTGCGGCTACGCCGGTACACCAACTCCCTCAAAAAGTACCCTTATATACAATTCCCAAAATTGTACTACTTATCCATCCATAGAAAATGGACAGTCATCTTTATATTACAATGGATCCTGGTTTATAAGGTATGAATTTAATTGTAGCTCCGGATATGAGCTACAAGGGTGGCCATACACAACATGTATTTTCTGGCCAAAAAATGGAACAATCTGGACCAACGGCCCTCCATCATGTGTTAAACTAAATATCACCACTACCCTTATGCCCACTTCCACTTCTACCACCCCTGTCACTACAGGGACCTTTCCAGACCCCCAAAACACTACACACCCTACACATCACACTGTCAAACCCACCAGGCGCCCTATTAACCTGCTGAGGTTTGGGTACACGCCATGGGCCATTATCACCCTTGTGGTGATTATCTTGCTTGTTGTGTGGATAGTTAACTGCTGTATGGGTCCCATGTTTTAACTCACACAGAGATTTTTTTTAAAAAAAATAGAAAACGGGTTGTATCACAAGACCCCGTTGAGTCCCCCCCCTAAACTCTGTTTTTAGTGTGAGAAAATGTTCTGTAACTAAAATCCAGTTCCAAGAAAAATTTGCATGCCCCCGGATAATTTTTTTGTTTAGAATTACACAATAGCCAATGTTTCCAGCCAAGTGGCTAGTTTCGCTTCTGCAAGGACTGTGTAGAAACTTGCGGTCGGGCCAAGCTTCCTCTTTTTGACACGCGAGGGTTGAGACACTTAAAATTTAAGGCTTTTTATTACATTTTTCCAAAGTCCACTCAAACCGCCCAAGTGCCAAAACAAACCCATAAAGGGAGATTGGCACTGGAGATATTTAATCCAAATAAGGCTTCCCCCTGCCTAGTGACTGCGGTCTTTTCCAGTTTTCCCTCCTCGAGCGGGAGCCAGACCCAGTGTTTTTTTTTGCTCATCTCCCCCTGCCTGCCGAGGTAGAGAACCCAGGGCTCTCTCTCTATGGATTCAACAAGCAAGCGTTCCTCTTTTAAGAGGGCCAGAGGGGGGCGCGCGACTGTGTACTTCTACGTGCCCACGTGGCAGCACGGCCCCGGGGGTCAGCCCCCCGTGTCCTCCTTCGCCTTCTCGCTGGTGAACGAGGTGGGCTTCGGAGTGCTGTTTGACTATGGGTGCGCCGGGACCGGGGGGGCTACTGCTGGGAGGGCCGCGGCTGCGGTGGACCCGGGGGTCGCCTCCGAGGCCTTTATGGAGATACTGAGGACGGTGTTGCCCGGGCACAGGGTGGGCGCCGTCTCTGAGCTGCCCGCGGGGCTGGGGTCCTACCTGACCAGCGGGGACGACGGCGCGGGGGGGCCCTGCACCCTGTCCAGGGACGTCGCCCCCATGATGCAGGCGCTGCTGGAACACTTGATCAGGGGGCAGCAACAGCTGCGGCGCCCCCTGGTGGGGGACGCCGGGGAGGGCGCCGGCCGAGGCCCCGGGGAGGGGGAGGCGACCACCCCCATCCCCAAGATCCTCGCGGTGAGCTTTTTCCACACCCTGTGGTCGCTGCACAGCATCAAACAGCACCACGCGTACATGCTGTGCAACCAGCTGAGCTCCCCGGCCTCCTTCTGCAGGACCCCCGGCTACCTGGGCTTCACGCCCCTCGGGGACCCCGGGGAGAGGCCTGACCTCAAGTTCGCCCGCGTGCCCGTCCCGGCCCTGGCCCACCCCAAGGCGGACGCGCTCGCCAAGCTGCCCGAGATGTTCAGGGAGCACGACTCCGACGTCCTGACGGGGACGCACAGGGGCGCGATTAAGATCCGCAACCCCTTCAACGGCCTGCTGGGCTACCTGTGCAGGCTCTACGCCCCGACCTCCAGGGTCTTTATCGATCGGGACGTGTTCTCCAGCAACGGGAAGCCGGACTACTTTGGGGTGGTGTACCAGGTGGGCGGGATCTCCACCGGGGCCTCGGAGCTGGACCTCCTCTACTCGGAGGCGGGCACCTTCGGCTGGGGCAACGTGCTGGGCCTGCACCTGGGGGTGGTGGGCAGCGGGGAGGACCCGTTCGCGCTGCAGGAGTACCTAGAGTCCCACATGCTGGCCCAGAGGTGCTCGGGCGCGCCCACCCTCCTGGGCTTCGTGAGGGTGATGGACGGGAGCGCGGCGCCGCCCGGCATGGGCCCCGCCTCGAGGCCCCACAGCTTCACCGGGGCCACCCGCGCCTCCATCATCTCCCCCAAGGCCTGCCTGTCGCCCGTCCGGGGCGGCGGCGCCTCGGTCTTTATGTTGGGCGACTTCTTTCAGCGCCCCCAGCGCGCGGGGGGCGCGTACGCCTCGCACGACAGCGGCCGGCGGCTGGCCTCCATCCTGGCGGCCGTCCAGACCTTCATCAACGTGGCGGGCGGGAGGGCGGTGCTGTCCACGTGCCAGAGCAGGCTGGAGGGCACCATGCACGCCAAGATAGCGGCCGCGTGCGGGGTCATGGGGCTCAAGACCTACACCAGCCTCCTGCCCGAGGAGGCGGTCTCTGAGCTGAGCCACTTCTCCCCCGGGAACGCCAGCATGAACAGGAGCATTTTGCTGTCCAAGTTTCTGAACGTGGAGGCCCAGGTGGTGCTCCTGACGGTGGTGAACACCCCCAGGAACCGCCAGATTTTGGAGGGGGTCTTCAAGACCTTCGGCTGCCGGGTCAGCCTGCTCGGGCACCTCGCCAGGGCCAAAAAAATAGTCCTGTACGACGACAGGAGCCCCGACTACTGTCAGGGTGGCCCCAGATACCTGTGCTTCAAGATGCACAAGCCCCGCTACGCCCTGCCCATAGACAGGTGGTGCGGGACGGCCTCCTACAGGCCCACCGCGCCCTCCAGGGTCCCCTACAACAGCAGCGACGCCGGGCCCCCCTCGGACGCCCGGGAGGTCCTGCTGGGGATCCTGAGGCACCCCACGGTGGGCTGCAAGAACTACATAGTGAAGCACGTGGACAGGTGCGCCTCGGGCAGGGTCGCGCAGCAGTGCGGCGTGGGGCCCCTGGACCTGCCCGTGGCCGACTACTCTATGGTGGTGGTCGAACCCTCGGCGGGCCCCCCTTCCTCGATGGAGCCCTGGACCTGGGAGACCCCCCAGGTGCCGGATGACTGTTTCCTCATCCACGAGGACGGCGTCAGCGGGGTGTGCAGCGCCCTGGGGGAGAAGAACTCGGTCTTCCCCTTCTACCCCGAGGCCGGGGCCAAGATGGCCATAGCCGAGAGCGTCCTCAGCCTGGCCCTGGCCCCCATAGCCAGGATAGAGGACGTGACCGTCAACCTGTCCCTCGCCTGGCCCCACCTCAAGGGGGCGCAGGGGGAGGTCTTTACCCTCCTGACCCGGTGCAAGCGGTTTTGTGAGGACGCGGGGGTCTCCTGTAACGTGACCTCCTGCGCGTCCTCGCGGCGCGCGGGGGGCGGAGACCCGCCCGAGGGGGGCGCTGACATCAAGTCCTTTGTGGCCTCGGCCTTCGCCTACACCCCCTGCGCCTTTTGGAAGCTCACCCCCGACCTGAAGGAGGCGCGCTCGGTCATCCTGTTTCTGCCCGCCTCCCCGGGCAAGCACGCGTTCGCCTCCGTTTACCAGCAGGTCAGGGGCCAGAAGAAGTACACGGGGTCCCCGGTCAACATCAGCGGGGCGTACCTGGGCAAGCTGGCGCGCGCCGTCCTGCACCTGAGGGCCAAGAGGCTGGCCGTCTCGGGGCACGACGTCGGGGACGGGGGCCTGTGGGCGGCCCTGGCCGAGATGGCCATGGCGGGGATGAGGTCCCTGGACGTGGAGGTCCCCGTCAGGCTGGACGGGGACCCCATGGGTTTTCTGACGTCCGAGACCCCCGGGGTCGCGCTGGAGGTGCCGCTGTCCTCCGCCTCAGCGGCGGTGGAGTACCTCAGGTCCAAGTACATACTGTGCTACAGGGTGGGCGTGACGGGACACAAGACGTGCGAGAGGATGTTCAGGATCACGCGGGGGGATCAGGTCTTATTGGAGTGCGAGCAGGAGGAGGTGGGGGAGGCGTGGAGGTCCCACTCGGTGCGCATGGAGAGGTACGGGCCCTGCTTCAACAGGCACGCTTACGGGGAGGGGCCCTACGAGCGGGAGAGGGAGGCCTTCCTCGCCTACACCCCCTTCAGGATCCTGAACCGCCCCAACAAGAAACACAGGGTGGCGGTCCTGCTCCTGCCCGGCTGCCCCTACCCCCTGGCCGCGCTGGACGCGCTCCGCGACTCGGGGTTCGACGCCCTGGCGGTGTCCCACCTGGACCTGGCGCACGTGCTCACGGACGAGGTGTGCGGCCTGTTTGTGGCCGGCGTGGATAACACCTCGGACACCAAGACCTCGGACGCGCTCACCAGCGCCCTGGTCCACAGCAGGAACCCCGGGGTGATCAGGGACTTTCTGTCCAGGAAGGACACCTTCTCCCTGGGCGTGGGCTCCATGGCCTGCAGGATCCTCTTTGACGGGGACATGGCCGTCTCGCCCGCTCTACAGAGCCGGGACATAAGGTGCGTGCCCGCGGTCAGCTGCAAGTTCGAGTCCAGGTGGCTGAACGTGTTCATCAACCAGAGCACCCCCGCGGTGGCCTTTAGGACCCTGCGGGGGTCCCTGCTGCCCTGCTGGGCCCAGGGCACCCACCTGGGGTTCGGGGCCCCCTCCCCGGAGTGCCTGGACAGGCTGGTGGCCTCGGGCCAGGCGGCCTCGATGTTCTACGGGAGCGACGTGGCCAGCGGGCCCGCCATGGCCTACCCCGCCAATCCCACAGAGACCCTCCCCGTGGCCGGGATCTGCTCCCGGGACGGCAGACACCTGGTCCTGCTCCACGATATCACCGCCAGCTACTACCTCTGGCAGTGGCCCCACGTCCCAAAGTCCAACATTCCCATCGCGGTGTCGCCCTGGAAACAGGTATTCTATGATTTGCATGCCTGGGTGACCGCGCACTCCCACTGAAAATGCAGTGACTTTGCCACCACGGTTACGTAAGTCCTCCCCCTCGGGCCGGCTGCAGCCCGTCTCATCTGATCCGAGGGGGTTAAGAGCCGCGACCCGCTCCCGTCCCGTCACACTCGGGCTCGCGGCGGTTGCGGGAGAGCTATTGGGAAAACAAGCAAGGTGGTTGTGGTGGGGCCGCTGCTCTCCAGACCCGGGTTTCACCTTGCCCTCGCTCTCTCCGTCTATCTGTACTTAAGAAAGTGATCCTTTTGTGTGTGGGCCGAGAGAAGGGGAAAGTGTGTGGTTGGGGGGTGACAGAGATTGCTTTTAAAACAAGATGGTGCCGTCGCGAGAGTTCTTCGAGGAGGAGATGGACAGGGTGCTCGAGAACGAGGCCCAAAAGCTGTCCTTGACTAACCTCTTAAAGAATGTCTTTGCACAAACCCTTGACATGAAGCCGGAAGGTGTTTTGACTACAGAGGAAGCTCTCCTCGCATGGCTGGTCGATGAGTGTAAAAAGGAGTACCTTCACCAGCTCATTGAGCTGGTGATGCAGGTTCCAGTCAGCGTCGAGGCCCCCACCACATCTGCTATCAATAACTCGCTGGGTATCATAAGGCAGACACACGGGCAGGGGGAGGATAATTTTGGGAGGTTGTTGTGCTCGCTCTCCTTCGCCAGCTGCTTCTTGGAACTTGTTTTGCAATCGGACGAGAGGTGTCTGAGCGTATTTGCATCCGAGCTAGCCAAGTTCTATGTGGAGAGTCAAAATCTATGGTTGGCCTACAGCGGCGGCCTGAGCGCCGGCCTGAGGGAGAGGTTTCCCCGATCCTGGCTCTACTTTGCCCTGAAACAGAAATGGTTGAGATTCATTTACTTTTTCAAATAAAGTGTTGAAACTCTGCCCCGTCTCCCTTGCGTCATCTCGGTCTGAGTCTTGCGGTCTGGCTGTGTTGTGAAATGGTGGCTTGGTGTGTTTCAGTGAGTTCTGGTGACGGCCTCTCTGTAGATAAAGAGGGGCCCCGGGTTCTCGCGTCCGCGGTGTGCTTGACGGCGCAGAGCGATCTAGCCGGCTGAACCAGCTAGCTTTTTGGTTTTGAGTTTTTTTTGAGTAAGTTTCTTTCTCAGAGGGACCATGAATTCTAACAGGGCTGCCGCGGGCCCCGTGGAGGAGAACGTGGGCACCCAGGCCAGCGTGGGCCCGTGCGGCTTCGTGTACCTGTACCCCGGGGACACGTTCCCCGTGGAGGAGGCGTCCCTCCTGGGCAACCTCCACGCGGGGGGCGAGGTGTTCTCGCTGCCCCTGCTCTCGGGGCTCACGGTGGAGGCCGACTTTCACGTGAACGTGAAGGCGGTCCACAAGAAGCTGGACCCGGCCACGGTCTCGGTGAAGGCGTCCGCGTACCACAGGGAGGTGATAGTGTTCGCGAACGCCGCCTGCTTCAAGCCCATCTTCGCCGGGCCCGGCCTGGAGGGGCTGTGCGCCGCCTCCAGGCAGCTCTTTGGCTACGCGGAGTTTGAGGAGCGGGCCGGGGGAGCCGCGCGCCCCTTCGAGTTGGCCGACCTGGGGCACCTGCTGCCCGGGGCCGAGAGCCACATAGCGGGGGTGGTGGTGACGGAGAGCTTTAAGGAGAGGCTGTACCGCGGCCAGCTGGTGGTGGTAGAGTCCCAGATCCAGAGCGTGCGCGTGGGGGAGTGCGACGCCTTTAAGGTGCCCCTGTACGACGGGGAGCTGTTCGCCAAGAGCCCCTGCAGGGAAAACCTGAGGTACTTTTACCACGCGGGCGTGAGCAGGTACCTCTTCGAGGCCCACTACACCAGCCTGGCCCAGGCGCTCAGGGTCAGGGACGTGCCGGGCCTCATCGGGGCCCTGGAGAGGCAGTCCTTCCACGACCAGTACAAGCTGCCCAAGGTGTACGAGTGCAGGGAGTTTCCAGCGACCGGCCACAGGGGGGCGGGCGACTGCAGCCTCACCATAGTGGACAGTGTGGCCACGGAGCTGGCCGTGAGCTACGGCCTGTCTTTCCTGGAGGTGCCGCAAGAGGGCACGGCTCTCCTGAGCTATGACAAGTGGCCCATCTTCGAGGGCTGCGAGACCCCCGAGCAGAGGGTGGAGGCCCTGACCCAGTTTAACGCCAAGCAGGCGGTGCACGTGCACTCGCAGCTGTTTTCGGGCAACTCGGTGCTGTACCTGGCCCGGGTCCAGAAGCAGGCCTCCAACCGGGGCGGCGGCGGGGAGAACGTGTACAACAGCTTCTTTATGGGCCACGGGCTGGCCTGCCTGGCCGAGCCCACCCAAAAGGAGAACGGCCTGCCCTCCTTCCCGGGCGTGCCCGCCTCGGCCCTCTCGGGCAGCAACTACTCGCTGCACCACCTGGCCTACGCGGCCTCCTTCTCGCCCCAGATGCTGGCGCGCCACTGCTACTACCTGCAGTTCGCCCAGCACCAGAAGAGCTCCAACAACTCGGGCTACAACGTGCCCACCTACGTGGGCACCGCGGCCAACACGCCCATGTGCGAGCTGTGCCGCGGCTCCTGCCCGGCCAGCTGCGTCAACACCCTGTTCTACAGGCTCAGGGACAGGTTCCCCCCCGTGGTGGCCTCGGTCAGGAGGGACCCCTACGTGGTGACGGGGGTGGCGGGGGCCTACAACGACCTGGACATAGCGGGCAACTTTGCCAACTACAGGGACAAGGACGAGGAGAGCAACCAGTCTGAGGAGCGCGAGAAGTTCACCTACTGGCAGGTGACCCAGACCGTGCTGGAGAGGCTCTCGGAGGCGGGCATCTGCGAGGGCGGGGAGGACGTGGGCGACGCCATCCACAACATAGGGTCCTTCCTCAAGGTGTTTAAGGAGATTGACGGGATAGTGGACGGGGAGGTAGCTAGATTCATAAACAGCATGGTTAAGAACAACGTGAACTACAGGGAGAGCATCAAGTCCATCCACCACATAGTCCAGTACGTGTGCAACGTGTACTGGCAGCCCCCCTGCCCCGTGTTTCTGAACCTGTACTACAGGTGCGTGCTGGCGGTGGTGCAGGACATCTGTCTGCCCACATGCATGATGTACGAGCAGGAGAACCCCGCGGTGGGGGTCTCGCCCGGGGAGTGGCTCAAGATGCACTACCAGACCCTGTGGACCAACTTTAAGAACTCCTGCATAGACAAGGGGGTCCTCACGGGCACCGAGTACAAGGTGGTGCACAAGGACCAGTTCTGTGACTTCTTTGACGTGGACTCGGCCGCCCGGGGGGAGTTTGTGTCCTGCAAGACCCAGGTCAGGATATCCAGGGCGCTCATGATGGCGCCCCGGGTGATGAAGATCAAGAACAGGATAATCTTTTCCAACTCCCCGGGCACCGAGTCCATCCAGAACGCCTTTGTCAGGGGGACCCCCAAGGGGGACAGCTGCGTGGTAAGCGGCCCCTACATGAGGTTCCTAAGCACCTACCACTCGCAGCTCTTCCCGGGGGCCAAGATCTCCCCCCTCTTCCTGTGGCACACCTTCTCCAAAAAGAGGCAGCTCCCGGTGTTCCCCAACGTGCCCAGGGAGTCTGTGACCGAGCTGGCCAACTACGTAGAGCAGAACAGCCGGCTGCACGGGGAGACCAGCATCATAGACGTGGTCCCCGAGAACTTTTACACCTATGCCAAGGTCAGGCTCAACAACGCCCTCTTTAGGGCCTGCGGCCAGACCCAGTTTTACGCCACCACCATCCACTGCCTGACCCCCAAGATCCAGACCGTCCCGGCCGAGGAGTACCCGCACGCCCTCGGGGCGCGGGGGGTGGCCGACGTGGGGGAGTACCTGGGCGCGGCCCGCGAACTGACGGTGCCCACGGTGCAGTGCACCTCCAGGGACAACATCTGCGAGGTGGGCAAGTGCAGGCCCATAGTCACGCTCCCCCTGGTGGTCAACAAGTACACTGGGGTCACGGGCAACTCCCAGATCTTCCAGTGCGCCAACCTCGGGTACTTCATAGGCAGGGGGGTGGACAAGAACCTGATCCCGGACGCGGGCTCTTTTAAAAAACAAGGAGTGAGCACCAGCATGAGGAAGAGGCACGTGTTTATGACGCCCCTCTCGGACCACCTGCTCAGGCGCAGCGTCCAGGGGGCGGCGGTGGCCTTCGAGATAGAGGGGGTCAGGAGGAGGGTGCAGCAGATTCTGAGCGACGGGGACAACCCCCACGTGATCAGGGACGTGGTCCTCCAACTGGTGAAGAGCCTCGGATCCGAGTGCCGGTCGGTCTCGGAGTATGACCTCGAGTACTATATGGGCCAGTACTATATATTCGCGGGGGACGTGAGCGAGAGGCTGCAGAGGCTCTCGGACCTGGGCGGTGACTGGTCTGAGGAGTGGGCTCTGTCCGTGCTGGGCGAGGAGGAGGACCCCCTGGGGGGAGAGCTGGAGTTTGAGAAGGTGGAGGACGCGGAGTGCCTGGGTCACCCACAGCAGGACGAGTTCGCGCTAGCGCCCCAGGCGGCCGCGCCCCAGTACTCTGGGTCCTCGTCCGTGGCTGGGAAAAAGAGGAAGGCCAACGTGATCCTGGGTGACCTGGACCTCTGATTTACATAACTCTGGTTCCCGTGGGGCGAGGGCGCGTGTTGCTCACATCCTCTCTAGGGGTTTTCTGTACTCGGGGCACCGGCCCGGAACGTTCCCCTCGCTTCTCTGATTTTTCTCCGAATCATGGCCCGAGAGCTCGCGGCCGTGTACGCGCAGGTGTTTGACCTGGCGGCCGAGGTCAGCCTCCTGGGCTACTGCGACCCCTCCTCTATCGATAAACGGTGTGTGATGGCTAACAGTAATAAAGTTTTCAAACTGTGCGAGAGTCTCCTCCCGTGCTTGCGTCTCCAAAATGACACAGAGTGTTCCCCCCTGTCCCTCGAGCTCCAGCACCTCCTCCAGAACACCCGCGAGGCCCTGGGGGTCCTGACGGACCTCCTCTCGGGCGACCCCTCCCGCTCAGAGTATTTCGAGGCCCTGCACCCCTCCCGCCCCCTAGAAGGCCCGTGCAAGAGGCACGCGCGGGTCAGGGTCCCCTTCTACGGGGGCGCCGAGAAGACGGTCTCTCTTTCTCTGTTGAACGATGTAGAGGTCTTTTTCAAGAGGCTCAACAGCGTCTTCTATTGTCTGCCCGCAGAGGGCGCCCTGGAGGCGCTCGGCGAGACGGTGGCCTTTCTGGGGCGGCTCAGGGGGGTCTCGCCCATCCCGCCCGCGGACGCGTACGTGTCCTCGGTGCCCTGCGCGTCCTGCTTCGCGGAGGCGGCCATGCTGCCCAATCAGGGGGAGAGCGTGCTCTCCATGCTGGCCGCGGTCAACTGCAACCACGTGTGCAGGCAGGTGCCCTCGGACCCGGTGATTGGGGTCTTCGAGAACGAGCTGAGGCACCTGGGGGCGGACGCGCGCGCCGCGGGGCGAGCGGGAGGGGGGCGGGAGAGCGAGAGGCGGGGCCGCGAGGACGCGGATGACGAGGAGGATGATGAGGAGGAGCCGAGAGACGGGCAGGGGGACGCGGGGGACGGGGCGGCGCTGCGCGTGCTGACCGAGAGCTCCCTGAGCGTGCTGGCGGGGCACACCATCTTCGAGGAGGAGGACGGCCGCCTGGCCGAGATCTCCAACCTGGTATACTGGAGCTCGGCCGCGGACAGGGGCGGGGTCGGTGGCACCGCCCGCGCGACGTCCTCCTCCCACATGGCCAAGCTGTTTGCGCACGAGGCGCGGATGCACAGGAGCAGGGCCTGGCTGGGGCGGGGGGCGCCCTCCCACTTTTTTGACGCGCACAGACCCTCCCCGCTCGAGTCCCTGTTTTGCGGGGGCGTGTTCAACTCCATAGACGATACCATAGCCGCCCTGCAGAAGGACTGCTCGGCCACCTTTTTGAAAAAGTCAAACTATCAGACCCTGATCCAGCAGCAGAACGAGCTGTACGTGAGGCTGAACGAGGTCCTCAACGGGGCGGGCCGGGACGAGGGTGGGGCGAAGGGGGCGGAGGCCATTGCCGACGCGGAGCCCCTCAAGCCCGACGGGGGCGCTTCATGCGACCCCAGGGACGTGCTCTCTGACGCGCGGGTCAGGCGGGACCTCTATCTCAAGAAGCTGACCAGGGACGGGCTCAGGAGGCTGACAGACTGCATAGAGACCCACGGGCGGGTCCTGAGCGACACCCTGTCCCTGAGGGTGTGGGGCAGCGCTCTGTACGCGTCGGCGGCGCGCCTGGTGAACCATTTCCTGTTCAGGCGCCAGTTTGTCGGTCTGGGATGGGCGGACCTGACCGCGGGGGGCGAGGCGGCCTTTGAGAATTCCAAGTATATCAAGAACGCCCTTCACGGGCAGCGCCTCAACAGGGAGCACCTGGACTCCATAGTGGTTCACTTCTACCGCCTCATCACGGGGCCCCTGTCCCTGCAGAACTCTCACTTCCCCGTTCCTGACAACGTGGCCCTGGCCTATTGTCTCGACGCCGCGGGCGCCATGCCCCACCAGAAACTAGTCATCACGGAGATGATCTGGCCCGGCATAGAGAGCAAAGATTGGATAGACTGCAATTTTAACAGTTTTTATTCAATAGAAACCGGGGATCTAAATCTGACCCAAAAAAAGACTTTAAACTACATCAGGGAGGCCGTGCTCTCTATATCTCTGTACAACAGAGTATGGGAGAAAAGCCTCTCGCTGCTCTCGGCCACCGAGCTTCGCGGGAGCTGCCTCGCGGAGTCCGCCTCTGGTGAGCTAGGGGAGGGGGTGTACCTGACCTACGAGGGGACTGCCCCCCTGGTGCTGGTCTTTGACTCTAAGGGGTACGTATTTAAAGATCTGTATACCCTGCTGTATACCCACCTGCAACTGAGTGGGCGTCGCCAGGCCTCTGTGTAAAACAAGACAAGATGGGGGTCGGGGGCGGGCCTCGCGTCGTCCTCTGTCTATGGTGCGTCGCTGCGCTTCTCTGCCAGGGGGTGGCGCAAGAAGTTGTGGCTGAAACGACCACCCCGTTCGCAACCCACAGACCAGAAGTGGTGGCCGAGGAGAACCCGGCCAACCCCTTTCTGCCGTTCAGGGTATGCGGGGCCTCGCCTACGGGCGGAGAGATATTCAGGTTCCCCCTGGAGGAGAGCTGCCCCAACACGGAAGACAAGGACCACATAGAGGGCATAGCTCTCATCTACAAGACCAACATAGTGCCTTATGTTTTTAATGTCAGAAAGTATAGGAAGATCATGACCTCGACCACCATCTACAAGGGTTGGAGCGAGGATGCCATAACAAACCAGCACACGAGGAGCTACGCCGTCCCCCTGTACGAGGTCCAGATGATGGACCACTATTATCAGTGCTTTAGCGCCGTACAGGTCAACGAGGGGGGGCACGTCAACACCTACTATGACAGGGACGGGTGGAACGAGACCGCCTTCCTCAAACCGGCCGATGGTCTCACCTCTAGCATAACGCGCTATCAGAGTCAACCAGAGGTGTACGCCACCCCCAGAAACCTGTTGTGGTCTTACACAACAAGAACCACAGTCAACTGCGAGGTGACAGAGATGTCTGCGAGATCCATGAAACCATTTGAGTTCTTTGTGACGTCTGTTGGTGACACTATAGAGATGTCGCCCTTTTTAAAAGAAAATGGCACAGAGCCAGAGAAAATCTTGAAAAGACCACACTCTATTCAACTGCTGAAAAACTATGCTGTCACAAAGTACGGTGTGGGGTTGGGGCAGGCTGATAACGCTACCAGATTCTTTGCAATATTTGGGGACTATTCCCTGTCTTGGAAAGCCACCACTGAAAACAGCTCCTACTGTGATTTAATTTTATGGAAGGGGTTTTCCAATGCCATTCAAACTCAACACAATAGCAGTCTCCATTTTATTGCCAATGATATAACAGCCTCCTTCTCTACTCCTTTAGAAGAAGAGGCTAATTTTAACGAGACATTTAAGTGTATATGGAACAACACCCAAGAAGAAATTCAAAAAAAGTTAAAAGAGGTTGAAAAAACTCACAGACCTAACGGTACTGCGAAGGTCTATAAAACAACAGGCAATCTGTACATTGTTTGGCAACCGCTTATACAGATAGACCTGCTAGATACTCATGCCAAGCTGTACAATCTCACAAACGCTACAGCTTCACCTACATCAACACCCACAACATCTCCCAGGAGAAGACGCAGGGATACTTCAAGTGTTAGTGGCGGTGGAAATAATGGAGACAACTCAACTAAGGAAGAGAGTGTGGCGGCCTCCCAGGTTCAGTTTGCCTATGACAATCTCAGAAAGAGCATCAACAGGGTGTTGGGAGAGCTGTCCAGGGCATGGTGCAGGGAACAGTACAGGGCCTCGCTCATGTGGTACGAGCTGAGCAAGATCAACCCCACCAGCGTCATGAGCGCCATCTATGGCAGGCCAGTGTCTGCCAAGTTGATAGGGGACGTGGTGTCAGTGTCAGATTGTATCAGTGTTGACCAAAAGAGCGTGTTTGTGCACAAAAATATGAAGGTGCCTGGCAAAGAAGACCTGTGTTACACCAGGCCTGTGGTGGGCTTCAAGTTTATCAATGGGAGCGAACTGTTTGCTGGCCAGCTGGGTCCCAGGAACGAGATTGTGCTGTCCACCTCTCAGGTGGAGGTCTGCCAGCACAGCTGCGAGCACTACTTCCAGGCCGGGAACCAGATGTACAAGTACAAGGACTACTACTATGTCAGTACCCTCAACCTGACTGACATACCCACCCTACACACCATGATTACCCTGAACCTGTCTCTGGTAGAGAATATAGATTTTAAGGTGATTGAGCTCTATTCTAAAACAGAGAAAAGGCTGTCCAACGTGTTTGACATCGAGACCATGTTCAGGGAGTACAACTACTACACTCAGAACCTCAACGGGCTGAGGAAGGACCTGGATGACAGCATAGATCATGGCAGGGACAGCTTCATCCAGACCCTGGGTGACATCATGCAGGACCTGGGCACCATAGGCAAGGTGGTGGTCAATGTGGCCAGCGGAGTGTTCTCCCTCTTTGGGAGCATAGTCTCGGGGGTGATAAGCTTTTTCAAAAATCCCTTTGGGGGCATGCTGCTCATAGTCCTCATCATAGCCGGGGTAGTGGTGGTGTACCTGTTTATGACCAGGTCCAGGAGCATATACTCTGCCCCCATTAGAATGCTCTACCCCGGGGTGGAGAGGGCGGCCCAGGAGCCGGGCGCGCACCCGGTGTCAGAAGACCAAATCAGGAACATCCTGATGGGAATGCACCAATTTCAGCAGCGGCAGCGGGCGGAAGAGGAGGCCCGACGAGAGGAAGAAGTAAAAGGAAAAAGAACTCTCTTTGAAGTGATAAGAGACTCTGCGACCAGCGTTCTGAGGAGGAGAAGAGGGGGTGGTGGGTACCAGCGCCTACAGCGAGACGGGAGCGACGATGAGGGGGATTATGAGCCATTGAGGCGACAAGATGGAGGCTACGACGACGTGGACGTGGAGGCAGGCACGGCGGATACCGGTGTGTAAAAAAACACTACATTTCTCAGAACCAAAAATTTCTAAATAAAGATTTTTTCTATGAAATTCATAAAGTGTATCTGCTCTTTTCATGACTCACAAACACACCACTTCTCACGGATGTCAAACACCACTTTTGGTGCTCATTGTGGTTTTCGCGCCTCAGAGTTGTTAACCACATTCGGCAAAAGGGGAAGTATGAAACCCACAAGGGAGTGTCAGGCCGAGAGAGAGAACAGAGATTGAGACCTCGAGATTGAGAGTGCTCTTTATCAGAGATGAGTTTCTACAACCCCTACTTGGTCAAGAGGACCTTTCTTAAAAAGGCCGCCCCCTCGCGGCCGACCAAGGAATATACCAGGATAATTCCAAAATGCTTCAAGACCCCAGGCGCCGCGGGGGTGGTGCCCCACACCAGCACCCTGGACCCGGTGTGCTTCGTGGGGGACAAGGAGACCCCCATCCTGTACGGGGACGGGAGCAGGAGCCTGTGGAGCGCGGGTGGGCGGGGCGGGCCGGGGACGGGCGCGGGCCAGGGCCACACGCCTGTGGCCCTGACCTTCCACGTCTATGACATAATAGAGACGGTGTACGGCCAGGACAGGTGCGACCACGTGCCCTTTCAGTTTCAGACGGACATCATCCCCAGCGGGACGGTCCTCAAGCTGCTGGGTCGCACCTCGGACGACCGCAGCGTGTGCGTGAACGTGTTCAGGCAGGAGCTGTACTTTTACGTGCGCGTGCCCGAGGGGCTCAAGCTGGACTTTCTCATCCAGCAGTGCTCGCGGGAGAACTTTAACTTTAGCCAGGGCCGGTACCGATATGAGAAAACAAGCAAGCGCGTGTTGCGCGAGTACTGCGTCGAGGCGCGGGAGGTGTACCGGGTGTTCGCGTCGAGCCAGGGGTTCGTGGACCTCCTGGCCGGGGGGCTCACGGCCGCGGGGTGCGAGGTCTTCGAGACAAACGTGGACGCGGCCAGGCGGTTCATCATAGACAACGGGTTCTCCACCTTCGGGTGGTACTCGTGCGCGGCGGCCGTCCCGCGCCAGGGGGGCGCGGCCAGGGACTCCTGGACGGAGTTGGAGTACGACTGCGCCGCGGGGGACCTGGAGTTTCACGCGGGGCGGGCGGACTGGCCGGGCTACAACGTCCTCTCCTTCGATATAGAGTGCCTGGGGGAGAACGGGTTCCCCAACGCGAGCAGGGACGAGGACATGATCCTGCAGATCTCCTGCGTGATCTGGAAGGCGGGGTCGGGGGAGGCGCCCAGGAGCGTGCTCCTGAACCTGGGCACGTGCGAGGAGATAGAGGGGGTGGAGGTGTACCAGTGCCCCTCGGAGCTGGACCTGCTCTACCTCTTTTTCACCATGATCAGGGACGCGGACGTGGAGTTTGTGACGGGCTACAACATCTCCAACTTTGACTTCCCCTACGTGATAGACAGGGCCACGCAGGTGTACAACCTGAACCTGAAAGAGTTCACCCGGGTGCGCTCCTCGTCCATCTTCGAGGTGCACAAGCCCAAGAACAGCTCAGCGGGCTTCATGCGCGCGGTGTCCAAGGTCAAGGTGGCCGGGGTGGTGCCCATAGACATGTACCAGGTGTGCAGGGACAAGCTGAGCCTGTCCAACTACAAGCTGGACACGGTGGCCGGGGAGTGCGTGGGCGCCAAGAAGGAGGACGTCTCCTACAAGGAGATCCCCCACCTGTTCAGGCAGGGACCGGGGGGCAGGGCCAGGCTGGGGCTGTACTGCGTCAAGGATTCCGCCCTGGTGCTGGACCTGCTGAGGTACTTTATGACGCACGTGGAGATCTCTGAGATAGCCAAGATAGCCAAGATCCCCACGCGGCGGGTGCTCACGGACGGGCAGCAGATCAGGGTCTTCTCCTGCCTGCTGGACGTGGCCGGGCGGGAGGGCTACATCCTGCCAGTGGACAGGCACGCGGACGCGGAGGGCTACCAGGGGGCCACGGTCATAGACCCCTCGCCCGGGTTCTACAACACCCCGGTGCTGGTGGTGGACTTTGCCAGCCTGTACCCCACCATCATCCAGGCCCACAACCTCTGCTACTCCACCATGATCCCCGGAGACAGGCTGTGCCTGCACCCGCACCTCGGGCCGGGCGACTACGAGACCTTTGAGCTCGCGAGCGGGCCGGTGCACTTTGTCAAGAAGCACAAGGCGGTCTCGCTGCTGGCCACGCTGCTGAACGTGTGGCTGGCCAAGAGGAAGGCCATCAGGCGCGAGCTGGCCACGGTCTCGGACGAGGCCGTCAGGACCATCCTGGACAAGCAGCAGCTGGCCATCAAGGTCACCTGCAACGCGGTGTACGGGTTCACGGGCGTGGCCTCGGGCATCCTGCCCTGTCTCAAGATAGCCGAGACGGTCACCTTCCAGGGCAGGCGCATGCTGGAGAACTCCAAGCGCTACATAGAGGGGGTGACCCCCGAGGGGCTGGCAGACATATTGGGCAGGCGGGTGGAGTGCGCCCCCGATGCCAGTTTTAAGGTCATCTACGGGGACACGGACTCCCTGTTTATCCACTGCCGGGGCTACCGCCCAGAGCAGGTCACGGGGTTCTGCGACGAGCTGGCCGCTCACATGACCCGAACCCTGTTCGTGGACCCCATCAAGCTGGAGGCCGAAAAGACCTTCAAGTGCCTGATCTTACTGACCAAAAAGAGGTACATAGGCATGATGACCACCGACAGGCTGCTCATGAAGGGGGTGGACCTGGTGCGCAAGACGGCGTGCAGGTTCGTGCAGGAGACCACCAAGGCCATCCTGGACCTGGTGATGGGGGACGAGGCGGTGCGGGCGGCGGCCGAGCGCCTGTGCGCCATGAGGGTGGAGGAGGTGTGCGCGCGGGGGCCCCCCGTCGGGTTCCTCAAGGTGGTGGACATCCTCAACGACAGCTACAGGAAACTAAGGCTCAACCGGGTGCCCGTGGGCCAGCTGTCCTTCTCCACCGAGCTGAGCAGGCCCATCTCCTATTACAAGACCCTGACCCTGCCCCACCTGGTGGTGTACCACAAGATCATGCAGAGGAACGAGGAGCTCCCCCAGATCCACGATAGGATAGCCTACGTGTTTGTGCAGTCCCCCAAGGGGAAGCTGAGGTCCGAGATGGCCGAGGACCCCGCCTACGCGGCCCAGCACAACATCCCCCCGGCCGTGGACCTGTACTTTGACAAGGTCATACACGGGGCGGCCAACATCCTGCAGTGCCTGTTTGAGAACGACAGCGATAAGGCCGCGAGGGTGCTGTACAACTTTGCGGACCTGCCCCCCGACGACCTGTGACAGAGTTCGGGGACTGTATATACCACACACCCGTATAGATTGTGTTTATTTTGCTACACCTAATCAGTACGGATGTGTGGTGTCTATAGTGCCCCAATACCCACCCTCTCTCTCCCCTCCAGCCTTCCCTCTCTGAGATCTCGCACGCTGGACGCCGTTTGGTATCGAGGGGAGGTATAGCTGTACCCAAGATAAGTCTTTTCTCCCAGCGATCACCAAGCGGGGTCCCCGTGGCCAAACGGCGGTGTGGGGGGCTGGGCTGTACGCCCTCGTGAGAGAGGACGCGTGACACGGGGTGTGATAGTTTTGGCAACTGAGTGAGGCCCCTTGATACATTCAGTGCTTAAACTGTCGCCGCTGTGGCGCCGCCGCTCCGCAACCGGGAGGGGGCGCCTGTGAGGACACCGAGCGTGGGATGGAGACTGATAGTTTAGGCACTTGAATTCTGCCTAGGTCATGAAAAGGTGCTTAAACTATCGCTTCCGTGACGCGACCTATCTCTGTACGCTTTCACCACCCACGGGACACGGGGTATGATAGTCCATACCCTTAAGTTTGATAAGTAAAAAATTTAAGTACGTGGACTGTCAACACCGAGTCTCGCCCCATCACCAGAGAGACCCAGCCTATATCAGGCACAACCCGATGCGTGCGGGACACGGAATAAACAGTCTGTGACACTTAAGTCTGTTCAAAGGAAAAATTTAAGTACACCGACTGTCCAAACTGCATCTCGCCAGAGCAGCAGAGACTACAAGGTTGCCCCTTGCGTACGGGAGATGGAATATGCAGTCTGGAGACTTAAGTCTGTTTAAAGAAAGAATTTAAGTTGACAGGCTGTTAAAACCACATCTCGCCCTATCAACAGAGACACCGGTGTGCGAGATACCGTTCGCCCACCCACGTTGCGCGCGGGAGATGGCTTAAGCAGTCTGTGACACTTAAGTTTTGTATAAAAAATAATTTAAGTTCACAGACTCTTAGGACCACCTTCCGCCCAGTCAGCTACGGGGGCGGAGGGAATAAAGAGGCCCACGCGTGCGGGATACCGCGTAAGATAGAAAGGGTTGGCTATGTGTCTCTGGTAAACATAGTTACACTTTCCTATCTTCGCGGTGTTTTGTTAGGTCGCCTAAGGTAAAAAAAGTGAGTGTGGTCTGGGAGGTGGGCAAGAGAGCTGCGTAATCTGCAGATACTGTGTAGAAGAGATTGGGAACTTCTGTCGTTAACCCTAAGCACCGAAGTTTCGGTCTCTTCTGCATGCTATCTGGCGGGCTCTTCGTTTGAGGGGGTCAGGTCAGCCAAAACACAACAGCCCCCCAGGCTATACGAGCCAGAAGTTCCGCGTGAGATATTAGGGAACCTGGACCGCTGTGTAAGAAAAGACCAGTTCAGGTACTCTAGTGTCTCCCGCTGTACTTTGCAGAACCCAAATAGACTCTGCGCATGTCACGTGATTTCAAAACCCCGCATGCCATCGCGCTGGGACCGTGTGCGCGCGAGATGCGCCCAGGCTCCACGCGGTGGCCCACCGGTGTTTTGAGAAGGCTGTGATGGATGACAGGGACCCGGGCCAGGCGGTAGCTCTGCTGAGGGCGGGGTGTTGCCTACAGCACACGCGCGAAACACTGAATCAAGATCTCACCTCACTGTAGTTGTGCCTGTGACAATCCAGTGCTGTGAGATCTTGTGCAGTGTTTTGTGAGCCTATAAAATAAAAGTTGACTTATACATGAAGGACGCGGGCCTTAGAATTCTGCAAAGAAGTTCTCTACACCTATTATCTATTTTCCAAAAAAATAAACAAATAAAAATAATAAATGTTTCAGTATTTTTATTAGCACTTTAAAAATGAAAAGTTAGGGATACACAAACAGAGTGGGGGGCTTTAAGCTCCCGGGTAGACTCAATATTGAGCCAGCTCTATTGGTAAAACAGCGTGGGTTAGAGAAATGCTTCAAAATATCCAGGGAAGAAAAGGCAACCAAAATGGGATACTAAGACTGTGTTAAAAGGGTAGCTATGAAAGATCACTGGTGGAAAGGTCACACACGGCGTCGCCACAGATGGGCGTCTGTGTAGAGGAGAGGAGGACTTGCGATTAGTCATGGAGTAATCGTAACTACCCCTCTCCTCCACACCGAGTCCCAAGAAAACCATCACAGAAAAGTGCCCTAGCAAGCGCCGGAGGGGAAAATGAGAAGAGAACATGGTGGGGGGTTCAGAGTGAACGAGGAGAGGTATTGCAGTGATTCTCTGTGAGATATTTCAACACCACCCCTCGTTCAGTCCGAGTTCCCAAACACCCACGAGGGGGGCGCGAGGGCGAGTCACCAGCGGGGTCACGCGGTGGTAGATGTCAGCCGGTCCCCCCCCCATCGTCCTCCAGCAGAGGCGCCGCGTGCTGTTCTGTAGTGAAATTATGCTGGTTATGTAATGCAAAATTTCACTACAGCAGCGCATCGGCGCCTTATGAACACTTGGAAGATGGGGGTTTAGAAGACACAAAAAAAAGTAATGGGGGGCTAGGGCTAGAGAGGGGCGGCTACATCCTCAAAATCCTGTGAATCGTCCGAGTGGAGTCAGTTGTGTGTAAGCCATACTCACCTGGATCAACCCTGACGATGCACAGTGTTTTGAAATTTTAAAGAGTTTGGAGAGGGGGTAGGAGGATACACGCACGCGAAATCCCGTGTGCGATCACGGAGAAGTCTCTAGGCTTAAGTCTGAGACCCCTAGGCTTCTAATCCTGGTCGCATCCCGGTGTTTTGAGAGTGACATCCTGGTCTCATATCAGGGCACGAGAAGTGAAGAGTGGGGGGGAAAAAGAGAGGAAAGAGATAGAGGCGCTCCACACAGGACTTCAAGTGCTGTGTTAGTAGCCTAGAGGCGTTTCTGTTAAACCAGCTCCTAGGCAACTACACAGCTGCATGGTGTCTTGGACGGCGGTCGGTGCGCTGAGTCAGGAAAATGAGGAAAAAATATCATCCTCATGTTTTTAAAAAAATGGGAAGTGAAGAGAAGGGTGGAGAGAAGAGTGAAGAGGGAGGCGCCACACCAGAAACCCCAAGTGCTGCGTCAGTGGCCTAGACGCGTGTTTCAGAGGCTACTAGTTCACTGCGTAGCTACATGGTGTTTTGGACAGCGGCGCATTCGCGAGAGGGGAGGAAGATGAGGAGAGGATTCCACGGGGACCTCGCGGCGCGACACCTCGAGTAACCGTACAGATAGATGCCAGGTGTGTGTAGCTCATAAAAGCACCGGCACTATTTGCACGGCCCCCTCGAGGTCTTGCCAAATCTACCACAGGGGTCTTTACCAAAAAAAAACTGGAGCCACGCGGGCCCCCCTGAAACCCGGGGTGTGACTGGAAGTTGTGTTTCTGAACCCTAGGCCCCGAGTGGGGTGGTTGGGAAGGCAGTTTTGTATCTCTGGCAAAAAAGCTGGCTTCCCAAACACTCTGTTTGGTGTCTTGGACCACCACAGCCGGGGTCTCAGGTACCAAAATGGGCCCTATGTGTTTTGGGTCACTGCCTTTCCGGGGCCCGGTTGGTGGGTGTGTGTGTCCAAACTATAAGCCCCGAGTGGAGTGAATGAGAAGGCAGTTTTGTGTATCAGAAAAGAAAGCTGCCTTCTCAGACTCCGCTCGGTGCTCTGGACCACCACACCCACCAGAGGTCTCCGGCGGCCATTGTCGAGCGGTGCTCAAAACACACAACAGCTATTCCGACTGAGTTGTCTCAGGGGAGCTAGGGTCAATAAACCCACCTAGCACTTTGAAGACTACTCGGTCGGTGTAGACGAACGTTCACCACCAGAGTGCCAGATAGAGACATCTGTTCAGAACTCCGTTCGATCTGCTTCGAGTGGAGCGCGGATTGTCTCTGGAACATCCTTGCACCACTCAAGCAGTCGAGACCGGTGTTTTGAGATTACCCTGGAAGGCGATCTAGGGATTGAAGGAAGGGGGACCCCCGACTCCAACCTCATTCAAAATCCCGCTTGAGTTCCGTAGGGGAAGTGAGTCTGGCGATTTGAGAGACCCCTCGCTTCTCCCAGAACTCTAGACCGGTGTTTTGAAGAATCTTCGAGAGTCTGGGGGTCACCAAAGGGGTAGGAAAAATTTTGTGTGGTTAGGGACTGTTCTCTCTCGACCCCAGCATGAGGTTCCCCCGGGACACAGATTGTGATTTAAAAAACACCTGTTTCCCTAGAGAACTCAAGATGGTGTTGAGAGTGGTCAACGTGGGCTATTTTAAAGAGTGTGGGAAACAAGTGGACCGTGGAAATCAAGAATCACGAGTGTTTCTGCAGCTGCAGCCCCCCCGTGGCAGAGTTCTCTGCCAGAACCAGGATGGTAAAAAAAAACCCTGGCTCTGCAGCGAACTCTACCCGGGGCTATGCTACCCTGTCATCCAGGAACCCCATTTTCTCCCCAGTGTGTTTGGGCAGGTGGGCCACCGGCGCGCCCGGACCGTCACACCCGAGGTAGTGATCTGCTGAAGGCTGGGGTGCTCTTGAGGACCTAGCTTTGGTCAGACCATTACTGCTCGTGTGGACACCGCACCAGGCGACACACGTGCCCGGGGCCACGCAAGCACTGATATCTCTCTCGCGTTAGTGGTCCGTGGGAAGCTAAGTTGGCCATTGGAGACACCTAGCTTGCACAGACCACTACCACGCGCGCTAGCTACGAGCGACAAAAAAATGGTTGCTGAGAAGGTCTGCAGAAATGCCGCGTGATATCCCTATGGTTCAGTTGGTTGTTATGTAAAAGAGACCAGCTTTCCAGGGGATACACACACGGCGTTTTCACTGTCAGCGGGATAGTCTAAAGACCACCGTCCAAAGGGGACGCGCGACTAGGATAGGGGATCACCAGAAAACCCCGCTTCGGAGATTTCTCTAGTACTTAGGTTCGTGTAATTGATTCCTAATACTTCAGAAGTCTCCGGACGGTGTTTTCAAATGCCAACCCCTCGTGCTAGAAAAAGTCAGGGGGTCGCGGGGGAGGTCTAGGGTCTGCAGAATGCCAGAGCCCCGAGTGTAAGGTTTACGAGGAACGTGGTTTTGTTTCTAAAACACCTAGCTCCTCGTGGATCTTTAAACGGCGCCTGGCAAAATCCACGAGCAGACTCTCCCCCGGACCGGACACTCTAAAAATTTTGTTGGTGTATGAGAACTCGTTGCAGAACTCTCAAACCCCGTCCCTCTATTGGCACAACAGCATAGGTGGTTGAAAATCCCTCTCTATTGGCACAACAGCATAGTTTGGGAGATTTTTTTTCTCAATTTTTAAGCAATAAATCTCAAAAGGTGGTTGTGGGGGCTTTATGTACCTCTGTCATGTGGAGTGTGCCCACAAGAGGGCGCAAAAAATTTTTTAAGGGTTTAAGTGGCTATATGTGGGGGGAGGGGGTTTACTGGAAATGGGTGAGGGAGGCTGGCGCCAGTGAGCCAGCGCCTAAAACCATTACTGGAGTTTTCAAAAGTGATTGGAGTTTTTTCCCCTATCCGTGTGTTTTTTAAATCCTCTTCAAATAAAGTCTAAAGTTTGTGTTCAAATAGCACTGTTGTCATGTTGTTGTTTTGCCACGGGGTGGCGCGCTCGGTAGAGGGTTGCCAGTGAGGCGGCCACAGGGTCTGCCACCAGATGGCGCGTGTAGGTCTCCCAACCACGTATTCACCAGCAGGTGGAGATAGCGGCTGGTGCTTTTGAATGAGTGTGTGGTGCTTGGTGACAGTGATGCCTTATGGCCACAAGGTGGCGCCCAAAGAGCTTTGCTAGAAATTAGATGCTGTGGGACAGCGCATAGAGTGTCTGAGTTCTGGTAATGGAGGGATCTCCAGGCACTCTATGCACTGCTTCGCAGCGTCGGTTATCACGTTTTTATTGAGGGGAAGCGAGGCATACCAAAAGCATGGGAACTGGTTTGAGAGAATAATGGACACGGAGCTGCCCCTTGGGATTCCAGCATGGCAAGATCCCGCATGAGTCCCTCTGAGCCGTTAGTTGTGATATACTTATCACTAACTAGCTTAGAGAGTCTCTCACGGTGTCTGCAAACTAAGCATCTAACGGCTTTATCTCAGCCGGTCAGCGATGGCTACCTATGTTCAAAAAGGGTGCTGTGTTGTGTAGGCTCGTGACCTTTTGTCTGAGTTTTAAAAACGCAAAGGGTCTCTGGCCTCAAGATGCAGCACGTTTCCTTTTTTCACCGTGGAAAAAAAGAGTGCCACAGGACAGCCGCGAGCGGCTCGGGTGCTTGGGAACATTTGTGTGTTTTATGAGGGGGGTGAGGGGGTGAGGGGGTGAGGGGGTGAGGGGGTGAGGGGGTGAGGACACAACGCCAGGGACAAGAGAAATAAAGTTAAAAAAATCATTTTTATTTGTGGTGTTATCAAAAAAATAAACTTTCAAATTTTTAGAGTTTGCAAGGCCCTAGAGTTCCCCCTTCAACTGCTTCTCAAAGTGCGTCTTCCAGGGGTCTTGCAGGTGCCATTTCTTTGTGGTATCGGGTTTCACTATCCCGTCCACAGTTCCTTGTAGATACATCTTCTCCTGCTTGTTAACGCTTTTTGAAAGCCGATACCTTAGCCTCTCAATCACCTGGAGATCCAGGGCTACCTGTGTCACATCTGGAGCGCTGCAGGGTCTGTAAATCCCCCTGGTGTGATGCCACACCTTTGTCATGGTTGTGTACCTGCCACCCGGCTCCCTCAGGATGGGTTCCGTGGTGGGCACCCAGCAGACCTTAGTCAGCAACAGCATAGCGTACGCCGTTGAGATCATTTTGTAAAATTGGTTTTATGATTTTTTAAATTTTAAAAAAAGGCTTGTAGGGTCCTGGCAGGGTAGCTGTGAGCTTCTCACCTAGCCCCTGCTCAGGTTTAGAATCCTGGATTTTGTAGGGTTAATGATCCCAGATTTTTAATCCAGGATTTTGTAGGGGTTAGCAACCTGGATTTTTAGGCCAGGATTTTTGATCCTAGATTTTGAGGGGTATAGGATCAGCGGGGGTCTCCCCTGAGCGGGCTGCGGCTTGCGGCCGCGGTTCCCAGGGAGCTCGCAACCCAGGCGGTTCCAGGTAGCGGTTTCACAGGCTCCCCCGGAGCCGGGTACCCCCACAAGCGATACCCGGGGCGCGGTTCCACGGGCTCACCCCCAAAGCCAGGCGCCCCACAGTAGCGGTTCCCCGTACGGTTCCCACCGGCTCACCCCCGGAGCCAGCGACCCAAAAGCGGTTCCCCTGTAGCGGTTGTCCCCCTGTAGCAGCTCGCCCCCGGAGCTCGGTTCCCAAACCCAACCCGGCCCAGCCCGTACAGTTCCCCTAGGGTGTGCAGCCGCAGCGTGCCGCCACGGCGCTGGGCTAGTGGGCAGGGCGCCTATTTATACAGTACTGATCCCTCTAGATGGGTTGCTTCTCTATAGGATATACAGATCTGGTGAATCACATAGGACACCCTCTAACTCCGCCCCCACCCACTGTGGGGCTTTCCAAATCTAGGTTCCTCTATTGTGGGGCCCTCTATACTGGAATTCCCCTATACTGTACTTCCTTATCTGATATTCAGATACGGGAATACAGGTACGGAATCTCTATTGGATAAACAAGAAAGGGTGATTTTTATTTAATTTACAGATATACACTTCCGGATTAGACCATACCAGTATAGCATGTACTGATAAGGTCCTGCGAGATTTGGGGATACAGCAAAAATCATACCAGATATGACTAATCTATTATAGTAATACAGGATTAGTCATACAGGATTAGTCATACTATACCTGTAATACAGGTATATACCCTGTATATATATATACTATATATATAATATATATAGATAAAGCGCGACCCAAAAACGCCCACCACACAAACGCCGCCACTTGATTGGCCAGTTCCCCTCTCAGCCGCGCGCCGATTGGCCGAGAGCGCAGGGCCAATCACGGGCCAGGATCGCTGATTGACAGCGGCCGCGGCCAATGAGAAGGGCCTGTAGTTTGAGTGACGGGCCGGTTGGCCAATGAGAGACGAGGAGGCCTTGAGTGACAGCTCGAGCGGCCAATGGGGAGCGAGCAGCAGAATGTCAGAAATCAGACTAAGTTTTTTGCTGGCTCCCTGCCCACCCGGCATGAGATATGGAACAAATAAAAATCCTGTAAAGTGACGTAGGCATCCTGGCACACGCCCCCGCGCGACCGGTGGCTGACCCCGAGGTGAACTCCTCGCGACCTCCCCCGTTGCGGCCGAAGTCATCGCGCCGGGCCGGGCGCTCGGGTTAATCCCCGAGCCGGGGCGCGGCGCCGCATCGGCCGCGGGGCACCAGATGCGCCGCGGCGCGCCCCCTCCGCTCCATCTCACCCCGCCCGCCTCTCCCCGAAACTCTACCGCGGGGCATCCCGCTTTCGGGTCTCGGGGTCAGAAGTTCACCCTCTCCCCGGCGTCGGGGCCGGCGGCGACCGGGCGCCCTGGCTATTAGAGTGGCAAAAGGGATTAAGTGGGATTAGCTCCGCGGCTTAAGGGACCAGACCGCTCTCGCGTCCCACAAAAAAAATTACTGTGTCTGAGAGAGTATCCCAAAAAACAATAGAGGGCTCTCAGGAAAGATAGAGGGAAGGGTTGGAACTTTTATTTTTCTCAGGAAAAAAAAAGAAGCAGCTGAGCTATGGGACTCTGAGAAATAAAAAAAAGAAATAAAAACCTCGCTCTCTGTTGTGGAAAAAAAACTAAAACCTCTGTGGCTTTTTTTCCCCCATTTTCTCCCCTCTGTCCTAGTTTTGGAATTGAGGAAGTCTCTGTGCTTGCAACATTCTGTGTTCCCGTGTGATGGCTTGTGAGAAGTGGGGCTGGGGGGGGGGTTCGCGATCGCGGTGGCAGTAGCCTGGGGGAAAAAAGGCAGGGACTTGTGATCGTGTGTAGTTGGGAAGAGCGGGACAAGAGAGACTGGTGCGCGCGCGAGACCCCAAATCTCTCTTTGCTGTTGGACAGATAGATGGTGAGCGGCGGGCTATCCTCGCGGGCGCCCCTCGCCAGAGATTTGATTTTGAGGTTTTTTTTCTGAGAGAAGCCATTTCTGATCTTGCTGCACCAACTTACCCAGACTTTTTTCTGATTTTTTGGCAGCCATGTTTTACTCCCCGGGCACTAGTTCTCTTTTGAGAGAGACCCTCGCAGCTACCCCCTCGCTCCCTAAACACCCCCAAACCCCCCGAGGGTCTGTTTAACCTGCCTGAAAACACAAACCACTCTTTGCTGTTTGACAGATAGAGATGGAGCCCGGGTCGCCCCGCCCGAGCGCCTCTCGCGGCTTGATCCATTTTCACTTCCCAATTTTGAGCAACTTTTTAAAAAGACCATTTTTTTTCCTCTGGTCTCTGCCGCCCGTGTCCAGGCTCTCACCCTCGCCCCCCTAAATCTCAGTGGCCGGGGTCTCTGACACGGTGGGGGTTTGGGGGACCCCCCTGAGCTATCCCTGGGTCTATGTGGCGCCGCCTGGTGGCGGCACGGCAGTACAGTCTGGCACCCCGGGGGTCAGATGAGATCAGGATGAGGCGTCTGTGGCGGGGGCGGTGTGGTTTCCTGTTGGACACCTAGACGGGGTGTTGCAAAAGCATGGCACACCGGCGCGCCCTTTTGCTGGGATGGAGGAGATGAGACACGCGGGGCAGATAAGTAGAAAACTTTTATTTTATTTTGGTAGTGATAATTACAACTTATCAATTAATGATAGCATGTTTAGGAACTGCACCCTGCGGGCAGACAGGGCCGCCGCCCTCTTTGGGACCATGCTTGAGGGGGTGTTTCTGGGCATAGTGCTGACCATGATGGGCTTCTTCTCTGTCAAGACGCGGTTCACGCCCTCCTCCAACATCTGGCTCTTTGCTGGGTGCGTGGCCATCGCGCTGTGGCTGATGACCAAGATGGCGCAGGACTACGCCCCGGGGCCGCTCAAGTGCATAGTCACTGAGAACCTGGCGCTGTTCTGCTCGCTGCTGGGGGGCGCCCTGAACGTGGGCATGTGCGTGGACAGGTGCAGGGCGGTGTACAGCAGGATGGCCAGGGGGTCCATGACCCCCGCGGCCATCTGCACCTACATCTTCTGGGCGGTGGTGGGGAGCCTGCTGGTGATAGCGGTCAACGCCCTGGAGATGAGCAGGAACGGGCTGCACATGTCCGAGGGTCTCGAGGGGGGCTGCTTCCAGGCGGCTAGCCCCCTAGCCCACAGGGCCAAGCTGGTGGCCAAGTTTCTCATGTACCTGGTGTTTGTGTGCATAGTGTCAGTGGGCACGGCCCTCACCCTGGTCAAGATCCTCAACACCAACCTAAACAGGAAGAGGGCCATCTGCGTCAATGTGGTTTTGGTGACTCTCCCAAATACATTCATTTGGCTGACTGCTATGACCTCGGCCTGGCGGGAGTTCAGCTCTTACAAAATGTGCCCCAAGATAGTAACAGGAAATGTCTTCATCTACTTGAGCAGCGTTCCAATGCTGGTCATACTCTTTGTCTACATGTTCACTGGAAAGAACTTGAAACATACCCTCAGGCCCCAAACCAGATCCTATTCCTCCTCAACCGGCTCCGCCTCCTGCTTCGCGCACCTCGCGGGCAAACCTTAAAAGGCACCATTCCTTGGGCTGTTTTCCAAGAGCTCTTTGGCTCGGGAAATAGAGAGCTAGGAGAGTTTTTTTAAAAAACCCTGCCAAGGTCCATTGCTTTATTTTTAGTAGTTTTTTTCCTTAAAAAAACTAATTTTAAAAATGGAGGAGGTAATCAGCGCGTCGCTCGCAGACATCATGCTGGCCATGAACGGGGAGAAGTTTTTTGTGGAGAACTGGAAGGTGGAGGTCACTCCCGCCGCCCTGACGGTGGTCAACACCTCTGAGGTGCCCGTGCAGGACCCCAGATGCACCATCATCACCCTGCCCTTTTCGGTGTGGTCGGCGATGGAGTGCATGCTGTGCAGGTTCCAGCCCGCCAACCAGCTCCACGTGGCCTGCAAGCTTTTTGACACCACCTTCATCCTCCAGAACCAGGACCTGGACCAGTCTAGATACGTGGTGGTGGAGACCGTGGTCTCCGACCTCAAGAAGCCCATAAGCTTCAGTCTGGTGTCCGAGGGCCGCGCGCTGGCCGAGGGCGAGCTGCGCCTGGTGCTCACCCCCCTGCGGGCGCTCGACTACGTGCACGTGTTCTCTGTAATCTATAACATGCACAACGAGCTGCCCCCGGGCCTGGAGCTGGCCAGCGTGACCGAGTACTGCGGTAGCCTGGTCAAGGAGCTCTGTGGCACGGCCATCAGGACCAGAGCCAACACCTACACTATGGCCTTTAAGTGGGAGGGGGCGCGGCAGTTTTACAGGGTGACCAACTCCTACTTTTGCGAGCAGTACAACAGGTTCAAGATAGTGAGGTTGTGCGTCAAGGAGTGCAAGATGTACAGAAAGGAGGGAAACGTGCACGTCCTGGACATCACGGTCGTGGGCGACACGCAGCCCGAGATGGTGCACGGGGTGGTCTCTGTGATGGGGGCGGAGGTGGACTCGATGCTGGTCACGGACAGGTACATCTCGCCCCTCTACAACCAGGCCTGGGGGTGGGCCTTGCCCCTCTACGCCCCCACCCAGGTGGTAGTTCCCCCCAAGAAGACCCTCAAAGTGCCGGTCGATGGAATGTTTTTTAGGGGCACCGTGCCCGGCGCGCAGCCGGTGTGCCTCATAGGGGGGAGCAACATCAACCCCGACCTGGTGGTGCGTCCGGTGGTGTGGAAACCCATGACGTCCCTGGTTTTAACTCTGTACAACAATTCCGAGAGGCCCCTCGCCATCAGGCGTGGCGACCTGGCCGCCCTGGCCGTTCCGGTGAACAGCACGGATATAAGAACGGTGTATTCTGACAACTCGGGGACCCTGATCACCTGGGACACCGGCACCTGCGAGCCCGTGGAGCAAGAGGAAGAGGAGGAGGCCCGGGCCTGAGGGGGCTTTGGGTCAACAGCAAAGGAGAGCTAGGGTAGCTGAGGTGAGAGTTTGTGGTGGTGGTGCGGGCGATTGATCTCTCTATCTGCGGGCATGGCCTTCTCTAGCAGCTCTCTGAGGAGGTCCCTGAAGCTGGGCCGGGGCTCGCGTCCCGGGATACCCCATGTGACCGACGGCACCGTCACCTACGGGCGGAGGGCGGGGACCATGCGCGACAGGGGCGCCTCTCTGCGCCCGGGAGCGGGCGGCGGCGGGGGAGACGGCGAGCGCCCAAAGCGCGCCTCGTCCCTCCCGGCCCCGGCCTCCTCGAGCCCCGGGGACCCCTTCTGGTCCTTTTCGGTGTACGCCACCTACGTGAAAGTTACCAATAAAATCCGCTTTGTGCCGGGAATGCTCGCTGACTGCACGCTGCCTTATTTGCCAAACCTCAAGAACATCCTCGCGGGGCGCTACCCCAACTTTCACTTCACCACCACCGCGCACGGGGGCAACCTGAGCGAGGTGGCCTTCCTGGCGGTGGAGTGCCCGCGCAACCCGGTCAGGGCCGCCCCCACCGTGGTCAGGTGCTCCCTGAACGAGATTGCGATCTCCCTGATGCGCCCCCTCGAGGGGCCGGTGCCCGCGGGGGGCCTGACCTTCTACCTGCTGCCCGTGACCCTGGTGAAGCCCCACGGCCTCTACCTAAAGATCCAGAAGGACAGGGCCGCGGTGGGCGCCGCCACCACCTGCTCGCAGGACGGGGCCCACCTGAACTCTGAGCAGCCCCAGGTCTTCTTCTCGGGCACCGCGGCCCCGGCGCGCGAGGGCGGCGAGCTGCCCTTTCTGCTGGCGCAGCGCACGCCCCGCTTCGAGCGCGGGGGCTTCTGCAAGGTGCACGTGACCCAGGGGGTCACCTGCCCCGTGAACGCGGTTAAGCTGAGCAAGCACTACGTGCGCCTGCCCGTGTGCGAGCTGCGGGGGGACGGGGGCGCGGGCGCGGCGGCCCCCTCTCAGATCAAGGTGGGCGTGACCCTGGTGCGCGAGGCGATGCTGGCCTTCAGGTACAACCCGTACCTGTTCAGCCCCTGGTGCTGGGCCGAGGCCACCGTCCCCATCCACTACTACGGGCCCCCGGTCATAGTGCCCGCGGGGCAGGCGGCGCGCGTGGTCTACGGGAACGTGTACTACGCCCCCATGCTGGACGAGCTCACGGCCGTCATAGCGCCCCCATTAGACGGCGATGGCGACCGCAGGTTCGGGCTGATGGGCTGCTGCGAGTGGCCCAAGGGCGGGCACGCGGAGCTGGCGGTCGAGAACCGGACCTGCTTTCTGCAGGTGCTGCGCACCGGGGACAGGCTGGGCTACGCCATCTTCTTCATCGCCCCGCGCATCCCCATGGTGAACCTGCTGCCCGCGCGCTACAGGGAGAACCTGAGCGTGGCCGTCACGGTGGTGGGAGGGGTGACCCTGAACGCTAGCAAGCTGCACAAGATCGCCGAGCTGGCCCAGCCACTGGCCACGCAGAGGGACTGAGGCTGTGAAGACCCGAGAGAAGAGCTTTACAAAAAACACAAAAAAACAAAAATTTCAATAAAAACAATTTAAATTTTATTTATCTTTGTATGTGTGTCTCTTGCAACCCCCACCCCTTATAGATCTTCAGTTTTGCGCCGTTTGCCAATCCCAGCCACAAGCTTATAAATCTTGAACCTTTTATTGTAAAAGTGGAGAGGTAGTTACGTTCTTGCACGATTTGAAGCAGCAACAAGAGCAGCCCCATGAATATCCAATGCAACCGAAAGATCCCATACAACTAAATTTTTCTAAAACTTTGCAAGCACACGCGGGTGGTGTTTTTTTCTTTGGAAATTTAACGCCCCCAAAAGTAGTAGCGTTACCATCGCACGTAGGTGGCAATTGTGGAGTTGCAGAACGGTTAACTAAATCTTCAGAACTAAGCGGCGGTAAAGGCGTTGGGGGTACATTCCCTTGCATATGTTGCAGAAACACAAAAAGCAGTATCCCCCAAAAAAGCCCATAAAAATAAAATTTGTCTGTCATACTTTCCAAATGTGTAGAGAATATCCAAATGCTTAACACTTGCCTCAAACTGCTTATATGGGGTCTGCTTAGTGACGCTTTGGGGGAATTTTTACTGTCTGGACGGGATTGCGCAGTCATAGCAGTGTAACATTTCATTTCTCTGTTTCCATGCGGTTGTTGTGAAATGTCTGGTGGCTCTTTGCGTAAAATCTTCTCACATGATTGTAGCAGAAGTGAAAATTTGGGAAGAGGCCACCGGCGGCCCTGTATACTGGACTTGATGTGTACAGTGTGTAAGAAAGAGCGTGGCTGCCCGGGGAGGCGAGCGTGGGAAAATCTTCACAGCGTGGGAAAATATTTCAAAGAGTGGGGGTCTCTGGCGCAGGGGAAGCGTGGGAACTTTTGTAGAGCGTGGGAAAGTTTGGCAGGGCTGAGGGCACCCTCGCACTCTTTCTATCTGTAAAACAGCAAAGGTTGCATCCTCAGTCGTCGGGCGGCGGCGGGGGCGTTCGAGTCGGGGGGTCGTCGGCTTCGCCCGGGAGCTCTGGGATGGGGGCCACTGGCCCGGGGGTCCTCGGCACCTCGCGCCAGACCGTGAGCCTCGAGCGGAATCGCCCCAGCAGGGACTTGGGCCTCTCGGGCCGCAGCGGGGAGACGGTCCAGGGGGCCACGGTGGCGGTCTCCCTGACCATGTCCCCCTCGAGGAAGATCAGGGACTCGCGGCGGCGGCGGCCCTCGGGGCCCGGGCGCAGGACGGGCGCGGCGTTCTCGGCGCCCTGCCCGCCCTGGGAGCGGGCGCGCCTCCTCTCGTAGCAGGAGGGCGCGCTCTGCCCGAAATCCCCGTTTTCCCCGTTTTCTCCCCAAAAAATCATCCCGGCGCCCGGAGGGGCCGGGGGTTCCCAGACCTCTTTAATACTCGGCCGGTGCCGCGTCGAGGCGCGCTGCCTCGCGCCCCGGGAAGGGAAATTAACCGATTCGGGGTATTTCTCCCCAAAATGACGGCCGCGAGGCGGTTTTGGAATCGGGGACGGGGGTGGTTTTGCGACGCCAAACATATTAAAGGGTCAAAAGGGATTAAAATTCCTTTCTCTAATCCCTTTTTAATCTTTAATATTCCGCGCGGCCCTCGGGACCGGAGCCCGGCTCGCGTCCCGGGCGGCCCGAAGCGGCGGATCTCATCCCATGAGCGCGAGACGGGAGCGGGGTCACGGGGAGGTCGAGGCCGGGGTCGAAAAGTCAACCGGCATGCTTCTCGCCCGATCCCCCCGATCTCACCCGGCCGGGCAGATCCTGTGAGATGCGCCGGGCCGTGACTCAGTGGGATAGGCGCGCGGGGGTTTCCGGAGAGGTCGGGGTCAACCGGCGGTCAGAGGGGGGCGTGTAGCTCTTCTGCCTACGTCACTTTACGGGTTTTTTATTTGTTCCATATCTCATGCCGGTTGGGCGGCCTGCCAGAAAAAAGATAGTCTGATTTTCGAGCTTCTGCTGCTCGACGCTGATTGGCTCTCGCGCCCGTCAATCAAGGGACAGCTAGCCTCTGATTGGCTCCCCGATCTGTCAATCAAAATCCCTGCGCTCTCATTGGCCGAGGGAGCTGTCAATCAAAATCCCTGCGCTCTGATTGGCCGAGAGGGCCAGCCGGCTCTCGACCAATCAGAGCGCGGCCGAGAGGGCTCTGGACCAATCAGATTGTGGGATTTGTGTGGTGGGCGTTTTTGGGTCGCGCTTTATCTATATATATATATATATATATATAGTATATATATATACTGTAGTATACTACAGTATGAGTCATATCTGTATGACTAATCTAATTAACATATCTAGATTAGTCATATCTAATTAACATATCTAGATTAGTCATATCTGGTATGTATCTCACTATATCCTTAAATCTCGCATATCCTTCCTTGTTATCCAATAGAGATTCTATACCGGTGCCTCCGGTATAGTATATCCGGTATAGTACTCCAGATATGGACACACCCTATAGGGGAATTCCAGAATAGAAGGCTCAGTTAGTATAGTGAGAAACACTTTATTGGGAACGCCCAGTTATGGGATGCCAGCCATCCCACCAACCCTGACTGAACTGTATAAAAGGGGGGCGGATTCTAGGGTCCAGTCGCCGGTGGAGCTCCCGGGCCGCCCAGGCTCAGGGTTACAGGCTCCCGGCGAACCTAGGGGTGCGTACGGCTGGGGGAAAAAAGCGGCTTGGGTTCTGGGATTTTTTTTGCGCGGCTCGAAATTTTGGGGGGTGCAAAAATTTTTAGCGGCTAGAAATTTTCAGCGCCCGTGGATTTTACAAAAATCGCCAAAATTTACAAAACCCGTGGATTTTACAAAAATCGCCAAAATTTGCAGCGCCTGAGGATTTTACCAAAACCGAGGATTCTGAAAACGCTCCCGGACCCCTGGATTTTGGACCCCCTGCTCGCGACCCCCGGATTTTGGACCCCTGGATTTTGGACCACCGCTCGCGACCCCCGGATTTTGGACCCCTGGATTTTGGACCTGGCTTTTGGACCCCCGGCACGCTACCCCTGGATTTTGGACCTGGCTTTTGGACCCCGGCTCGCGACCCCCGGATTTTGGACCCCTGGATTTTGGACCTGGCTTTTGGACCCGTAGCTCGCGACCCCCACCTGGATTTTGGACCTGGCTTTTGGACCCGTGGCTCGCGACCACCCACCTGGATTTTGGACCTGGCTTTTGGACCCGTGGCTCGCGACCACCCACCCTCGGATTTTGGCCTAGCCTTCTGGACCCGGCTCGCGCGGGTACTGGGTTCTGCACCCCCACTGGGATTTAGTACCTGGCTTTTTAGGGGGCGTGGGATTCTGAGCCCCCGGCTCGCGGCCTCGCTCGGGCGGCCGGGGGATTTTTGGCAGGGCTTTCGGGCGCAGGGATCCTGTACAAAAATATCACTTTTTGAGAGGGCCAGGCTGACCCAAAATCTTGAAAATTTAAAAAAGCCATCCTGTACAAAAATATCACTTTTTGAGAGGGCCAGGCTGACCCAAAATTTTAAAAATTGGGGTTAGCCATCCTGTACAAAAATATTACTTTTTGAGAGGGCCAGGCTGACCCAAAATTTTAAAAATTGGGGTTAGCCATCCTGTAAAAAAATATTACTTTTTGAGAGGGCCTAGCTGACCCAAAATGCTGAAAATTTAAAATTCTGGCAAGCGGCAGTTTCACCTCGGGTTTTGGAGAGAGGGAGCCAGCGAGCGCGCGCCGCAGGGACGTTTGGTTCGGAGCGCCAGGAGAGAAGGAGGACGCCCTTTTTTCCCCTCGGCCGTACCCGCAGGTGGATTTTTAGAGTCGCATAAGCACTACACACTGTTTTCTTTCTCTTGACCTCTCGGTAAGTATTTATTTTTTTTTTAAATTTATTTTTACTAAACATTTTTTTGGTAGCTGGAGGTTTGAGGGTGTAGCCTAGCATGCGCCTTGTAAAAATTGTCTTGCTTTTGAGATTCGGGGGGCTGTGGCGATGTTGGATCTGGTTAGTGACGCGCGGTCGGTGAGGCTTGGTTAGAGAGACGGTCAGGTAGCGGCGCCGCGCGTTTGCCCTCCCTCCCTAGCAGATACTAATATTTTTTTGTGTAATTTTTTTGTAAAGCTAACCTCTTTCTTCCCAGTAACTCCAGGAACTGACTCTGTCTGTGTATCTAGTCCACTAACTTTTTTGTTTGTCTTTTTAGGTGATTACTAACAGCTACTAACATATTAACAGCTACTAACTGCACAACACCTAACCATACATAACTTTACCTAACCATACCTAACTATACATGAAAAATATTGGCCGAGGATTTCCAGCGGCCTCAAAGAATATTTTTAAAGACTTTTTTCCCCAACCTCTGGGTTGGGTTTTTTCTCTTTAAAATATTCAATAAAAAAATTAAACTTATTTCTGTCTCACGTTGTCTTTGCAAACCCCCACCCCACTAACAACCACCCCCAACTCCCCTGGCCCCACTGGGTATGTTCTCCCCTTCCCCCAAAGACACTCTCGGCCGACCGCAGAGGGATAACTGCGGTTGGGCGCGTGGGCGACGATGGGGTTTGGTGGTGGGGCGGATATGAGCCCCTGTGGTTGGCACCCGGGTGATCAGAGAGGCGAGAATGAGCCTCTGGGGAGGAAATCGCACGCATGGGTGGCCGCGAACGAGTCCCCGGGGAGATAGGCGCTCGCGGAGAGGGGGTTGGGCGAAGGACGGGGGGGGTGGTGCCTGGCGCGCGCCCCAGCCCGCTTCCGCACGTCTTTGCCCCTTGCTCCAGTTTGCAGGTTCCCTCTTTCTCCAGGCGCTCGCCCACGGGCGAACCGGGCCGCCCTCGCTCTTCCCCGCTAGGCAGAGAACCCCCAGCAACTCTTTGCTGTTTTCTGATAGAGGCTCTGCCTCGCCCCTCGCTGACCCCAGCCCAGCTGGCGCCCCATCCCTGCTGTTTCTCTGATAGATGGCCAGCAAGCCCTAGCCTATACTCATAACCCCAGAGGAGAGCGCCGCGAGGGCCAACTCAGCGCCCGAGCTCCAGGCGAAGCCAAAAAAGCCTCCTCCAGGGTGACCCCGGGTAAGAGGCCTCCTAGCTGACCCCCCCGCGCAGTAGCCATGGGCTAAAAGGGAACATGTGCACTCGCGGCCCGCTGCCGCTCGAGGGCGCCACCGAAACATCCACACTGGGCCTTCACTGGCCCCAAAAAACACAACATAGTATTCCCGGGGGTAGCGCGCCTACTGGCCGTTCCACTCCTCACCTTTCCTCGCAGAGGGTGACGCCGGGAGACCCTTGCTGGGCCTACATTGGCCAAACAGCATAAATCATGGGAGTGTGTAAAGCTAAGAGACAGCTAACCTTTGCTGTTGTGAGGATAGAGAGGGTGTTGGGCTCTACCATCCATACCCATCTATACCAAGGCCCCCGCTGTGAGGGGTGACCCTGTTATCCGAGAGTGACCACACAAGAAGAGAAAAAAAGTCATTTTAAATTTTTTTATTGGTTAATTTCAAAAAATGCCCATAGAGAATACAGACTCCCCCTCCTTCCCTTGCAGGGTTTCAGGATTATGTTTTGTTGAGGAGCTCTTCGCAGAAGATCTTCTGTAGCTGGGAGATCTGGGATGGCTTCGTGCTGGCCTCCACAAAGGCCTGCTGCTGCGGCTGCTGTTGCTGCTGTGGCTGGGGTTGGGGCGGCTGTTGCTGCTGCGCCCCGCATGCCTCCCCTCCCTCGGGCTGTCTCTGCTCCACATTAGCGGCCGTAGCGCCGGTGGCACCCCCACCCGCCTGTGGCGCCGCCTGGTGGCCGTTGTGGGTCACTGTGACCTGTGGGGCCTGCGGCTCCCCCACCCCCTGCGGCCCGGGCGCGCACGGCACTCCCCCAGAGGCCTGGAAGGGGTTCAGGTATCTCACGTAGTAGCCCTGGTCCCCGGCGGCCGGGTGATAGAAGGCCTGTGGCGGGGCGGGATACAGCTGAGGCGCCGGCTGGGGCTGGGGCTGGGCCTGTGGTTGCAGCTGCGGCTGGGGCAGGGGTTGGGGGAACTGCTGCGAGTTCTTGATGTCCTTGAGCTCGCTCTGCAGGGCGGCTATGCTCTTGGACAGGCTCTGGACGTCCTTGTGTATCTCCCCCGGAAAGAGGGGGCCCTCGAACTCCTCGTCGCAGTCCCTCTTCCTCTTGCCCGGCCTCGCGGGGTGGGCGACGGGGGAGTAGCCCGGCGCCGGTATCCCCCCGTACTTGTAGAAATCTGGGAGCGGCGGGGGCGCGAAGGGCATCGCTCCGGGCGGTGGCAGCGGCACGTAGGGCAGGTACTGGGCCTGCGCGTCCACCTGGGGGTGGTAGGGCGCGGGATAGTAGCCCGGGTGCACGGGGAAGGGCGCGGCCGGGGGCGGCACCCTCAGCTGGGCGGGAGGCGCGGCCGGGGCGTCGATGGGCTGTCCGAACCTCTGCCCCAGGGAGGTCTGCCTCATGGTGTCCAGGTTGGTCTGGAGCATGGTCATGAACGTGCTCCGGGGCACGCTGATGAGATCCTCGCAGCCGCCCGCCGGGGCCTGGGCCGCGAAGGGTTGCTGCTGGTTCATGGTAGTTGCGTCTGTCGCCGGATGGGGGGTGGTGGCGATGGCTGCCGTGGGAGGGTCTTCGCCGCCCCGAGCAGAGTCTACCTCGTCTAGATTGGCGGGCAGCCCCTGGACGCTGGCCTTTAAATACGTCGGCGCTTTGACTTCCGCCACCCCCTTGTCAGTCTTTAGGATCTCCAGCCTGTTTTTGATGAACCCCGCGTCTATGGCCTTCGCCATCAATATCTCATTGGAACAGGTGAAATGGGGCTCGGGCAGGCTCTCGGGGGCCGGGGACGCGTAGCCCTCCGCGATGGCGCCCCTCTCCTCCGGGCTCAGGGAGGTGAACTTTGACAGGATCCAGTCCAGGCTCTCCCCGTACACAGCGACCGTGCCCCTCCTCTGGCCCATGGCACACAGGGCCACGTGCTGGAAGATGGGGGTGTCGCCCCCCTTGGCCCCGGGCAGGGCGTCCGGGTGGATGGAGGACAGGGAGAGCTCTGGCAGCCACGTGTGCAGCATCTCCAGGGTGGGGTTGGGGGGCAGGTGGTGGTCCGCCCTGGTCCTCGCCACGCTGGACGCGGCGCAGAGCCTGTCCAGCAGCGTGAAGAACTCCTCGGCCGTGATGACCGCCACGCAGAACAGGCCGTAGCGCGTGAGGTGCAGCCCCAGGGTCCATCCCACGTGCGCCTCCTGAAGGTGCTCCACATTCAATGGGATCGGGCCCGGGAGAGGCAGATGAGCCCCCACGTCCGCGGGGTTGAGATATAAGGCCCTGCTGTCCTTGGGGTAGCTAAACACGTCCACGAACCCGCCCAGATAGACTGGGGCGCGGGAGGCCCGGGAGGCGGCGGCGGCTTCTGGCACGGGCCCGGGAGGAGCAGGGACAGGAGCTGGAGAAGAGGGGTGATCCGAGGAGGAGGAGGAGGGAGAGGGGGAAGACATGTTTGGCAAGCTCGTGAGACCCGGGAGGCCTATGAGCTCCGGGGTGCGGGAACTTATGTGGCGGGTGCTGCGCGGCACGAGTTTAAATAATTACAGCGCCGCGCAGCTCAGGTTTATGCACCTGATTCTGTGCAAGATGTACAACTACGCGCTGAACGTGCTGCTGTTCAGGGAGACCCTGGCCAACTGCGCCTGCAGGGACGACTGCGTCCTGGGCAGGAAGGTGCCCCCCGAGATATGGAGGCTGGTGTACGACGGCTGCAAGGAGATGGGGGTGACCGACGAGATGCTGGGGGAGGAGCGCCGCAGGGCGCAGCTGTGGATGCACTTTAACGCCAACCGCGCGCTGCTGGAGGGCCTCACCAACTACGTGACCCACCGGCTGGGGGTGACGCACGCCGTCTCCGTGTGCAGCAACAACATCACGGACGGCAACTACCTGTTTAACCTGGGCAGCGTGCTGCCCTCGCGCATCCTCATGAGCATAGCCTACTGTCTGGTGTTCTGGGGGCGCCAGGAGTGCGAGCCCTGGGTGAGGCACTTCTCCTCCAAGGTCTTCATCCTCTACCTCATGGTCTCGGGCCACCTGAGGCTGGAGGGGTCCTTCGCGGACGCCTCGGCCGCCTGCGGGTACCAGGGGGTGGTGGAGGTGGTCATGAGGGACATGAGGGGCTACAGGGGCGTCGAGGGGCCCGTGGCCCCCGGGGGCGAGGCGCCCCCCACGGACACGCTGGACTACCTCTTCGTGTTCAACAACAACGTTTTATTTTAGACCACGGCCATGGTCACGGGCAGGCAGCCCAGGATCAGAAAATAAAGACTGTCATAATCATCCCCGCCCCCGAACTGTGTGCTTATTACTTCCGTGGCAGAGGTCAGCGGCGAGGGCTTGGACAGGAGCAGGTTCAGGCCCCGCTCCAGGGTCAGCCGCAGGGCGGTCTGGGCCCCGATCAGGCCCTGCACGTCCCTGAAGGTCAGCTTCTGGTTGAGGACGTCAAAGAGCTGGTCGTACTTTTTGCCAGACAGGTTGATGAGGTGCCCGCCGAGGGTCTGGCCCGACCCGCCGCCCGCGGAGGCCGCGTCCGCGGTCTCCAGGGCCAGCAGCACGGCCCCGGGAAAGAGGGAGGAGGCCGGGGTCTGCGGGCGGCGGGTCAGCACGGGGACCATGTAGTTTTTGACCACAAACGAGAACAGGAACCCCTTCTTGAACATGGCCGCCGGCTGCTGCGGCTGAGGCCGCTGGGCGGCGGGCCTCTTGTACTGGTCCCCCAGGAGGGCGGGGAGCTGCAGGCGCCGGTTGACGGTGTTATGCTGCACGTGCGCGTTCTCCAGCACGATGTAGACCACGATCAGCAGCTCCAGGGCCTTGAGCCCCGTCCTCAGGTTGAGCTGGTAGGTGATGAAGGGGGGCACGTTCTCCCCAAAGACCGCGTTGGTGATGAGGTAGACGATGTCCCTGGCGCCGGGGTCCTGGGCAGAGGCGGCGGTCTGTTTGGTGTTGGGGAACATGCCCGCGTCGCTCATGACCGCGAACATCTTGTGCCGCCCGAAAAAGTCTGGGGCGTAGGCGCCCTGCCGGTTGAGGGGGGCCACCGTCTCCAGCTGCCTGGGGTTGGAGAAGGCGAAGGAGAAGTCGGTGTTGCTGGCGTCGCGCTTCAGGTCCGCGATCAAGAACTCCATCTTCTTGTCCAGGTCGGCCAGGAGCTCCCCGTAGGTGCTGGGCAGGGGCGCGGGGGTCCTGAGGCAGTAGTAGCCGTTCAGCAGGCACAGCGCCGCGTTCACGTCCGAGAGGTTGCGCCCGTCGGTGTAAAAGTCCTCGGTGGCCGAGGCCAGCACCTCCAGGAGCCCCGTCATGAGCTTCAGGGAGGTGGAGTTTTGGAAGTTGACGTTCCCCTTGAGCTCCTTGGGGAACACGCGCCTCTGCATGGCGCTGTCGGTCATGGCCGCGTACCAGGGCCCGTAGAAGGGCAGCCACTGGGACTGCCTCGTGTAGAGGCCCGAGATGAACTCGGTCCTGAAGTCATCCTTGACGCTGAAGGTGGGCCCGTCGGGGGAGATGGTGATGAGGAGCTCGCCTCCCCCGCCGCCCCCGGGTCCCCCGCCGCCCCCATGACTATCGCTGTTGCCCCAAGAGAGAGGGTGCCCCTGACCGGGCGATGTGGGGGGGTTGCCTGACCCCCGCCCGTCCCCGGCCACGTGGAGGGCGGTGGCCTGCTCCAGCCGCGCGAGGTCCGCCAGGACCCCGTGGGCGTGGGCTATCTGGAGCTGGGACAGGTTGCCCAGCTCCGCCCTCAGCATGCCCGCCTTGACCCTGGCCACCCTAGCGGCGAGCGCGTTTCTCCTGAGACTTGAAGCAAGCCTTCTTGTTTCTCTCAATGAGTCTCTGTCTACGCGCACGTAGTGCTTTGGACTTGGGGACCAGAAGGCGACGCTTGGCGGCCATCTTTTCCTGGCCGCCTGCATCGGGGGCGTGTACCTTTTCAGACACCTCCCTGTCTGCCCTGCTGAAGAAAAAGCTAGCCAGCTTGTCTGGGCTAGAATGGATGATGTTGGTTGGAAACTGGGGAGTTTCTGTGTAGATGGTTTTCAGCCCACGCTGGGACTTAAATATCAAATGAGGAACTAGGTGCCACTTCTGCCTCCCGGCTGGGGCGTTGAAAGAGATAAATCTCAACGCGTCAGACAGCTGACACAGTCCCTGACTCCTTTGGCAGAGCCTTGTTTCGTTGTACATGCTGGGTGAATCGCTCATGCAAGTCTTGAGCTCTATGATATAACACAATCTGGTCTCTCCACAGCTGAGAAGAATCACGCAGTCAGCGATCCGGTTGCCGAGGCAGACCTCAAAAAAAATCTTTAGCTGGCACCTTGTGGGACACGGGTGGTCTATCGCCAAAAACTTGAGCAGGTGGCCCACGCTGGAATACTTTGCCAGCTTTCTGTACATCTCCAGGTGCGCCTTCTGACCCGCCAGCTTTCGCTTTGTGGGGAGTCTAGATAAGGCGCTCGTGTCTGCCTTAAAGTTTAAGGCCATGGCTGAGGGCGGTGCCGGTTTCTCCTCTTCCTCCACCTCCTCGGAGGAGGCTGTTCCCTGGAGCACCCAGCAACCTATGGGGTGGGAAGAACTGGAGTCTTTGGGCGACGGGGGCGGCAGCACCTCGGCCGATGAAGAATTTCAGTGGGAGGCTATGTTTGTCAAGTCTCGGGCGGGCAGCCCCACCGCTGAGGATAAGAGCAGGACCTTCACTCTCCCGAGGGGGAGACCCAAAAATGAGCCCAGGCCAGAGAGGGGAAAAGGCAAGACCCCCAAAAAGCCAAAAAAGCCAGATCAGGGGGCTACTCTGTTGGTTGGGGAGGAACCCAGGCCCAGGCTCGGGTCAAGGACCAGGTCCAAGTCCAGGTCCAGGGACAAACATCAACTGCCGGATGATATCTATGACGTGCCCAACCCACCTATGCTGGCTCCCGTAGACAGCTATGGCAACCCCGTGGAGCAGGTGTCCTCGTCCGAGAGCGACTTTGAAGACATCGCTAATATTAGGCCCATACTCAGGAGGCAGCAGCCCGTCACTGTCAAACACAGGCGGGAGCCCAGCCCCGAGCCCCTGGGGCATCCCACGTTCGTGCACCGGTACGACAAGCCCTCGTACGATGAGGAGGTGTGCCAGAAAAAGGACAAGGGTGGGCGCACAAAGTCCAAAAATTGGCTGAGGCAGCCTGGGGTGAAATCTAAGCTGACCTCCATGAAGGACTTGAGCGGGAGCTTCAAGTCTCTGATGCACATAAGGAGCGACGGGGAGAAGCATAAGCAGCAGCAGAGGCCAGGGGGCTCCGGAGCACCCGGGGGCGCGACCCCCAGAGATGTGTTTAACACGTTCCTGGGGTCTGGCACGTGCCCCTCATTTAAAAACGCCTTCTTCCTGTACCTGGAGGGGTCCATGGGGGTGGGCAAGACGACCCTCATTAGGCACATGAGGGAGATTAACGGGGACAATGTTATCTCGTTCGTGGAGCCCATGTTCTACTGGCGGGAGGTTTACTCTGACTGCGTGAAGCTGATTTACTCAGCGTGCAAGCCCTTCAACCTGGGCAAGATGTCCACCTCCAACAAGGTGCTGTCTGCCCAGATGAAGTTCATGACCCCCATGAAGTGCCTGCAGACCTCTGTGAGGCGGTACGTCAAGGCGAACGAGCCCCTGCAGGAAAAGACCGCCATGGATAACTGGCTCCTCTTTGACAGGCATCCCCTGTCGGCCACCCTGGTGTTTCCCTACCTGTCCCTTAAGAACGGGTACCTGGCCTTCGAGCATTTCCTGGCCCTCGCGGCCAACTTCACCGCCCATGAGGGTGACATCATAGCCCTTCTGTGCATGGGGGAGGAGGACAACCTGAAGATGGTTAAGCTGAGGAACAGGAAGGGCGAGAGCGGTGTGACCTCCGCCCACCTAAAAGACCTCGGGCAGGCCTTCCACGCGTGCTACTGCACTTGGCTGTTGCTGAAGTATCTCTCTCCCGAGGACATGGTCAGCGTGTGCTGCTGTGACGTCACCCTGAATGACATCTGCATCATGAGATCCATGTCCAGCTCGAAAGTGACCATGGCCAAGAGCCTGTTCAACAAGAGCATGTTTCCCACCCTCATGGATGTGATTCAACCCTTTAGGAGCAATTGCACCATCATTGAGATTTGCCTGACTTTGTTTATGGAGCTCAAGAAGGTTGAATTTATAGTGGTTAACGCATCTGAGTTTATAGGCGACATACCTGGGGTGTGGACCTCCATTTACACGCAATCCCTGAGAACGCAGGCTATTAAAACTCAGTCCATAGATTGGTCTGGACTCAGGGCCTTTTCCCTAACCTATAACTCGTGATGATGAGATATTCCCTCCTCTGCACCTGCCTATTTTTGGCATGGTGGGCTATTGGGGGGCGAGGGCTTGCAACGCCCTATCCCTCTACACCGGAGTTTTCAGGGTCTCCGGGGTCGCGGGCAACGTCGGGGTCTCCTGGAACACCAAAAAGTTTATCAGCGACCCCCAGGAAAATTTTGCCAACAGCAAAGAGTGTCAACTATACTGAAATGATTGAAAAAAATCCATCTCTGACGATTGATCTGGGAAACCAAACCAAGTATCAGCTCAACTGGACGGACGTGGTTAAGGTGATACCGGGGGAACTGATTGAGAAGATGTGGGAGGAGTCTAATGTTACGGAGTCTTTGTGGTTTACTCTTAACAAGTTTACAGATGTTTATAAAAAGGATACAATCTTTAAAAATTTTACGGGGCATTTTACTACAAAATATGTGTGTAATGTTTCCCAAGGGGAACCTAATTATAATGTTTCTCAGAGGGAGGTAAAAGAAATTAAGGAATATGATGGGAAATTTGGGATTCCAGCTCCAGTTGTCCTGTCTGACCTGCTGGCCAGCGTCAACTATGTTCTCAGACCCCAGCACGCGACCCACAATGTCTTTTACACTACCAGGGACTATGATGCCTACTTTTCTGTGTTTTTTGGAGATAAGGACACTCAGATGCTGGGCTACATCACCAGGGACTTTAGCTTTGTGACCGCGGTGTCCTGGACCAACGGGACGTTCAGGTTTTTGACCACCATGATGGGCTACACTGATAGGCTGCCCGTTCTGAAGGGGCACCTGATTTACAAAACAGACTTTATTGTGGGCCAGAACGAGAGGTTCAGCATGGTGATACTCACCACGTTCCTGGACCATGCCTACTTTGAATCTCTGGTTCATCCAGATTTTCAGGGCATCTTCAAGGATCTGACAGAGCGCCCCCCTGCGGAGGTCATAGTGGAACTCCAGGACAAGATGGTGGAGCTGGAGGCCACACAAAAGTGTCCAGTGCAGTCCATGTCCAAGATCACCTTTGAGTATGTGCTAAAGTTTGCCTTCTCCCACTTTATGGCCGTGGCCGGCCTGGAGGACGCGGGCCAGCACGTGAAAGTGAGGTGCCTCTTTGACGTCCTTCACGAGCTGGCCCTCCTGCGGGCCATGACGGCCACCTGCTTTCACCCCTTCTACTTCAAGGGCTTCACCTCCAACCACCTGAGCTCGGTGGCCACGGTCATGGTCACGCGCACCCCCATCAAACAGCTAAAAACCTTTTCCCACGGGGACAGGGACGCGGTCCTGGCGACCCTACAGGTAGCAGATAACGTCAAGGAGGCGACCGACAGGATCTTGTGGGCGGCCGCTGAGATCATGGACGATATCTACACCGCCTACACGGACTCTTTCTACCTGAAGCTGGAAGACAGGGGACACCTGTTGGACGTCTTCGTCCTGTTGCGGGACAAAGAGAAGCAGCACCAGGTCCTTAAGAACAGAAACCTGATGATCATCTATCTCACGGCCGGGTCCATGTGCAACTCTGTGGAAATAAGCACCGTGACGAGCATGCTCTCTGACAAGAATCACTACAGCCTGCGCCGGACCTTCTCCCCCTGTCTCATGAGCCTGAGGTTCGATTTCACTAAAGACAAGCTGATCTCTGAGACCAGGCTGCTGCCGAACATGACCTACCTGCGGGCGGAGGATGGGGCGACGGGGTTCTTTAACATTCTCAGGGACAGGCACGTGGCCACCTTTAACCTGCTGCCGGTCTCTAGCTGTCTCAAGGCCTATGCTAAAAACATCCTCATGGTCATTCCCATGTTTAACCTGACCTACGTGGTGTCCACCGCGCCCATCTCTATTGGCATAAATTATGACGTCCGTGACACCTTTATAGAGAAAAAGATGTTTGTCTCGGCCGTGATGTCTAACTGCTCAACATTCCCAGAGGGGTCGGGGACCAGGCAGATTCCCATTGTCTACAACATCACCCGCAGCAGGTCAGAGTGCCCCCTGTGCGGGGCGGCCTTTCTGGCCTACGACGAGAGGGACGGGCTGGAGAGCATGATGTACGTGACCAACCGGAGGGTGGAGCGCAACATCTTCTCGGACGCCTCCCCCTTCTTTGACAACCAGAACCTGCACACCCACTACCTGATGCTGTTCAAGAACGGGACCGTGATCGAGATAAGGGGCAGGTACAGAGAGAGGACCGCACAGTTCATCATCATCACACTGTTTATTTTGACACTGATGTTTGGGGCCTTTCTGGCCTTTAAGATCTTCGTGTACTGTTGTTAATTGGTCAATAAAGCATAAATCTTGAACATGTTATCCTCCGGTGTCTCTGTCAGTATCTCGATGAACTTTTGCACAAAGGCCAGGATCTTGGTGAAAGGGACGCCCCCAAAGATCAGCTCGGTCACCGCCGCCCCAAAGTTGATCGCGTTCGCCTTGTCCCTCGGGTTGAAGGTCAGGAAGTACTTCTCCAGCAGCAGGAGGGTGTGCGGGCCCGTGGAGCCCGCCGCCACCGGCTTGGAGAAGGGGGCCGCGCAGACAGAGTTGAGCACGAACACGCAGTCCTCGAGCTTGCACCGCAGGCCCCGGACCGTCTCTCTGAACTCCTCCGCCTGCTGCCTCGTGACGGGCCCCAGGTGGTCCCCGTAGAGGACCTCAAAGTCCTGCACGGAGTTCTCCAGGCCCATCTCCTTCAGGATCACGTGTTTTAGAAACAGGTTGTGCCTGGGCGTGATGCTGCCGTCCCGGGGGAGCACCCTCAGGGAGTTCTGGGACCTGGTCATGATCAGGACGGTGTTGTAGCTCGCGGCGCCGCAGGAGCCTATCTTGGGGGAGTGGGTGGAGATGGCGTGGAAGATCCGGGCGTACCCGGTGAACCTCGCCAGCTCCTCGTCCGCGGGCTCGAGCTGGCACTTGATGATGGGCTTGGCGGGCGCCGCGGGAGGCGCCGGGGGCGGGGGCGAGCCGGGGGCCGGGGAGCATGGGGCCGGGGAGCATGGGGCCGGGGCGCGGATGGCGGCGTCCTTGTCAAAGAAAAAAGACTGGTTTTTGGACTCGTCGATGGTGACGTGTTTAATCTTGCACCGGCTGCCTATCCTGGGGTAGAGATCTTCGGTGAGGGGCGTGGCGTCAGACATGTCCTCTCGGCTGGAGAACATCAGGGTGCAGTCCGCCTTTACGGGCTCGTCCCTGAAGTCGGTGTACTTGACTATGGGGCACCGGTAGACGGTGATCTCCCCGCCCGCGTCCGAGAACCCGATCTCCAGCTCGCTGTGCAGGGCGTACGGGTGCCCGGACAGGATGAGCCTGGCCAGCGAGAGGCGCGGCCGCTCGTAGCAGTACAGGGGGATCGCGTTGGTGGGGCTGCCCGGGAACTTGGAGAAGAGCAGGGGCAGGGGCACGTCGCTGTCGGCGGTCCCCATGAGGACGGCCAGGGACTTGGAGTGGATCACGTGGAACAGGTAGGCGTCCTCGGCCACCTTCACCATACCGTTTAGGAACTTGGCACCCGCCATGACCCTGATCATTGTTGTCTCTTCTGACCGCCCAGAATTCCCCCCTCCCGCTGCCTCTTAATATAACCCGTGTGGAGGGGGAGGCGACGGATGCCCCGAGCGGGCGGGCTCGCGCGCGCTCTCTATTGACAAAACAAAAGCAGTAGGCAAGTAAACGCCCGCTCCCCTCGAGCTCACCTGCAACCTCGCTTGTTGCAAAGATAGATGGAGTGCTGGGTGAGCTCAGCAGAGGCTATCCTCAATTCTTATGGAGGTGCAGTTTCCAGCTGAGGCCCATGGTCCTCGAGATGTGCCTCAGCATCCTATTTTTTAGTTTCCTGTTTCTGTGAGCCACCGAAGAGAGAAAAGTCATAAAGTTGGCATTCCTTCCCAGCTCATCCAATCGCACCTTCTTCTTGTCGCAGAGGATCTTGGGTATCAGGTTGCACTTCTTGTAGCCCAGGACCGCGCACTCGTGTTTGTTCTTGGTGTGGCTGATGATCCTCTTGGAGAAGTCAAAGTATCCCCCCCTAGCGAGCCTGAGGACGGCGCGCACGTCCAGCCTCCCGAAGGAGGCGCACTCGTACAGGCACTCCAGGAACCGCTTGTGTATGGTCTGAATCTGGGCCTTGTTGCGCGTCTCCACCGTGGAGAAGATGGCGTTCTTGACCAGGTTGAGCCTGGCGCGCGGGTTGGTCAGGATGGGCGCGGTCTCGCTGTAGACGCGAGCCACCAGCCCGGGGCCGTGCACCTTGGAGATGGTGGCGGTGGCCGCCTTGAACCAGGACACGTTGGAGCCCCTCTGGGTGGAGACGGCCGAGGGGAAGTTGGTGGTCCAGAAGACGTCGCTCCTCCCCCGGCGCACCAGCTGCTGGTTCTCCAGGCCCTGCAGGTCCAGGGTGGAGTTCCAGTTGGCCACGGAGATGGGAAAGACCGTGCGCACGGGCATGAAGCACTTGAGGTTGCCCACGGCGTAGAGGAAGGACAGGTAGTCCCCGCTGATGTTCATGTTGATGGCCGTGCCGCTGGCGCACGCCGCGTCCGAGTAGAACACGCTCACGGTGAAGGAGGGCTCCTTCACGGAGTACTTTCTGATCACAAAGTTGTTGGTGAGCCGGGGGATGTCCATGACGGTGCGGTAGCGGGCGCCGCGGGGGTCGCACGCGATCTTGGTGTTGATGACCATGTTGGTGTTGAACACGTTGATCCCGAACCCGTGCACCGAGAGGCTGCTCACCGGGGCGAAGCTGTCTGCCAGGGGGCGCCGTCTCTCCCCCGGCTCAAAGAGCGCCCCCTCGCGGAGACCCAGCGGCAGCGTCATGGTGGCCCGGGTCTCCCGGGGGGCGTACTTGCCCCTGTTGAGCAGGGAGACCAGTGCGTGGGGCAGGCCGGGGCCCTCGCTCGAGGGGCGGGGCGCCTCGGACGGGACGTGCCGCGCGCCCGGGCCCATGGCCGCCAGACACATGGTGATCCTGTAGACGGCCATGCGCGGCGGGTACACGTACCAGCGCTCTACGCCGCCCCCCTCCCTGGCTACCACCCTGCCCGGCCTGGCTCCGGGGTCCTTCTTGTAGACCGCCACCTTGAGATAGGGCATGGCCATGCTCACGAGCGCCTGGTTCTCGTGGAAGCCCTCGGCCTCCAGGGAGACCTCGCGGCAGTAGGGGAGCGCGCACAGGGAGGCGAGCGTCTGTGGGAAGGCGACCAGGTTCTCGGCTATCTTGGCCCTCAGGGGCGCGAGCGCCTCCAGGTCCGGCCAGTCCGCCACGAAGGAGAGCACCCCGTGCGCGTGCAACTCGTGCGCGCGGGCGCTGGAGGCCGGGGGCGAGTAGAGCGGCGGCGCTGGGCTCTTCAGGTGGCCCAGCAGCGCGAAGTAGTTTCGCGTGCAGGTCGCGCGCAGGGCGCGGTCCCGCGCGACCCCCTCCACGAAGGAGGAGAAGCACTCCTCGAACTGGTTGATGGACAGGTAGCGGGAGATGATCCTGAACATCAGCTGGGGGTTGATGAGGGTCAGGCTCAGGGAGTGGCAGAACACGGCCCGGGCCCGGCACCGCCATTCCTCGCGCGCGTTGTCAGTGCTCTCCAGGCTGTAGATGGTGTGCAGGTAGGAATGCGTTTGGATTTTTTTGTTGATATACATACCGTCAGAAGTAATTATTAAACCCGCTCCCTCGTACGCCTCCCCGGGTACCGTGCCTATCCTGTTGTTGCCGGGTTCTTCCTTCGCCGCCGCCTCATCGACCTCTCTTTCGCCCTCACCCTCCCCCTCTTCATTCTCGACCACCACGGGGTACCAGCAGGCCCCGAGGAGCAGTCTCCGGACGGCCCTGCAGGTGTAGAAGATAGGCTCGGGCCTCAGGGCGGCGTCCAGGGCGTCCAGGTTGGCGGTCACACCCCCTAGACTTCTATTTAAAGCCAGGCAGCTAAAAATATCTATCTGCAGGGAGAGGAGTTCTCTGGCCTCCATACGGCCTCCCTTGGCGCATCGCTGCTGCTGTTGCGCGTCTAAGTCGTAGACTGGTAGTATCACAGCCTCCCCGAAGAGGAGACTCGAGGGTGACGCCATGGAGCCGGTGGCTATAGAGAACAGACCCTACCCCTATTTTGCAACGGAGGCAAACCTCCTGAAGGGCATCAAGGAGTCCGCGGCCGAGGGGTTGTTTAAGAGTTTTCAGCTCCTCCTGGGCAAGGACGTGCGTGAGAACGGTGTCAAGTTTGAGGTGCTTTTGGGTGTCTACTCCAATGTCATACAGTACATTAAGTTCTTGGAAACGTCCCTGGCGGTGGGCTGCATCAACACTGAATTTAAAGATCTCAGGAGGATGACTAATGGTAAAATACAGTTCAAGATCAACGTGCCCACCATCGCCCATGGCGACGGGCGCAGGCCCACCAAGCAGAGGCAGTACATCGTCCTGAAGACTGCCAACAAGCACCACATCAGCACCGAGATGGAGCTGGCTGTGCTGGACCTGGAGATACTGCACTCCTCCCAGGAGACGGCCCTGGACGTCACAGAGTACATAGGGGCGGTTAAGACCATCACCTCCGCCCTGCAGTTTGGGGTGGACGCCCTGGAGAGGGGGCTGGTGGACACCGTGCTGCACGTGAAGCTCAGGAGCGCCCCGCCCATGTTTATCTACAAGACCCTCAACGACCCCACCATAGTGGAGAGGGGCATGAAGAAAACGGTCAAGTCAGACCTGGTGGCCATGTTCAAGGCCCACCTGGTGGAGCACACCTTCTTCCTGGACAAGGCCCAGTACGCGAGCCAGAGCGTGCAGTACGTGATGACCATGCTCTCTGACATGGCGGCCACGGTGTGCAACGAGACAGTCTTCAAGGGCATCGCCTCCTATACCACCCCCTCGGGGGAGGTGGTGGACGGGGTACTGGAGACCACCGACAACGTCATGCGCAAGCTGCTGGCCATGCTGGGCCAGAGCGGCAACTCCATCGTGGGGCCCGCCAGCTACGCGAGCTACGTGGTCAGGGGGGACAACCTGGTGACGGCCGTCAGCTACGGGCGGGCCATGGTCGCCTTCGACCAGTTTGTGTCCAGGCTGGTGGACAACCCCAACGCGACGCCCTCCAGCGTCGAGGACGACCTGAACGCCATCTCGAGCGCGGCGGGCCTGGGCCAGCAGAACAGGATGGCCATCCCCTCCTCGGTCATCAGGGTGGGGGACAAGACCATCGCGGTGGAGAGCCTCCAGAACATGTACACGGAGGCCCAGGTGCCCTTCCCCCTGAACAGGAGGCTGCAGTACTCCTACTACTTCCCCGTGGGCCTGCACATGCCCAAGCCCAAGTATTCCACCTCCAACGTGATCAGGGGGGCGGAGAACCCCCTGTACCAGCCCGTGGAGGCGTGGGTGGTTAACAAGAACAACACCCTGCTGCGCTTTGACTACACCTGCGCCCTCAGGTCCCTCTGCCACCCAAAGGTCCACAACCCCAACCCCTGCGCCGGCGCGCTCCAGGCCGCCTTTCCCGAGGCCCCCGAGCGCATGGAGGCCCACGGGCTCGAGTACGAGCAGCCCCCCCACATGAACGCCCACAGGCTCATGTTTGACTACTACAATGGCAAGAACGTGGCCCACGTCACGCACATAGCCAGGAAGACCTCCATGTCCACGGACGACCTCCTGCACCCCTCGGCGCACGAGCTCCTCAAACTGGAGGTCCACCCCCTGTTTGACTTTTACGCGGTGGGCGCGCCGGGCGCCAGGGGTGTGGCCTACAGGGCCACCCACAGGGGCATGGTGGGCAACATCCCCCAGTCCCTGGCCCCCGCCGGGTTTCAGGAGTGCAGGGGGGATCAGTTTGAGACGGCGGCGTGCCTCTCCCACGTGGTGGACGCGGCCACCATAGAGGTGGTGCAGCAGAGCGCCTTTGACCCCAACTACCCCGTCATCTGTTACCTCATAGAGGCCATGGTGCACGGGCAGGAGGAGAAGTTTGTGATGAACGCCCAGCTCATCGCCCTGGTGATAGAGTCCTACTGGACCAACACCGGGCGGCTGGCCTTTGTCAACAGCTTCCACATGATAAAGTTCATCTGCCAGCACCTGGGCGGGGCGGCCGTCTCCAAGGAGGTGTACGGCCTCTACAGGCGCATCTACGGGGAGATAGTGGCCCTGGAGCAGGCCCTGGTCAAGGTGGCTGGCCACGATGACATCAACAGGCGCCACGTGGGAGAGTACACCAACTCTCTCCTGGACCCCAGCCTGCTGCCCCCCTTCGTCTACAACAATGTGTTTGGGGCCTTCTTCAACCGGGTGGACAGGCACGCCGAGGTGCACGTGGGCAACTACGCGGTGGACAGCTACAATGACATGGCGGGGATACTGAACGTGACAGACAGGATGGAGGACCTGGTGGGGAGGTTCGTGAACCTGTACAACAACAGGGTGGACGATGACCACGAGCACAGGTTCCAGCTGGACGTGGGGGTCTTTAGGGACGCAGAGAATATTCTTGTTTTAGAAAAGATCTTCTACTACGTGTTCCTGCCCGTGTGCACCAACGGGCACGTGTGCGGGATGGGGGTGGACTTTAACAACCTGGCCCTGGCCCTCGCCTACAACGGGCCCGTGTACGCCCCCGCGGTCAACGGGGCCGACCCCATCCTGGACCACCTGGAGAACGGGACCCTGAGGGACCTGCTGCAGGCCTCGGACGTGGCGCCCACGGTGGACATGATCCGCACGCTGGCCACCTCCTTCCTCACCTGCCCCGTGAACACCCAGCACGCCAGGGTCAAGACGCGCCGGGACCCTGGGCAGGCGGTCGCCACCCACGAGAGGGCCAAGCTGGTGGGGCAGACGCTGCTGGTGAACGGGTTCGCGGCCTTTGCCATCTCTGAGAGGAACAGGCCCGCGTGCGAGACCATGTTCTTCCCCGTGCCCTTTCACAAGTTTTACAGCGACCCCATGGTGGCCGCCACCCTGCAGCCCATGATCGCGGACTACGTGAACCAGATCCCCTCCCAGAGGGACGTGCTGGCCTTCAACGTGCCCCCCACCATCATGGCAGAGTACGAGGAGTGGCACAAGTCCCCCATGGCCCAGTACGCGCGCTCCTGCGCCCCCACGCCCCTCTCCCTGAGCACCATGGTGTGCATGCACAACAAGCTGTCCCCCGTGGCCTTCGTCAACCAGGCCAAGAACAGGATCCACCCGGGCTTCGCCCTCACGGTGGTCCGGACGGACGAGGTCCTGTCCGAGAACATCCTGTACTCCTCCAGGGCCTCCACCTCGGTCTTTGTGGGGCTGCCCTCCGTCACCAGGAAGGAGGTGAGGTCTGACGCGGTCACCTTCGAGATCCACCACGAGCTGGCCACCCTCAACACCAGCCTGGGCTACAGCTCCATCCTGGTGCCCGCGCACGTGGCCTCCATCACCACGGACATGGGCGTCCACTGCCAGGACCTGTTCGCCATGTACCCCGGGGAGCAGTTTGCGGACAGGGAGATGCACAACTACCTCAAGAAGAAGGTGGGGGCGGCCCAGGGCCAGCACAACGGGCCCGACGCCAGGCACCTGCTGAACGCGGGCTTCGCCTGCCACGGCCCCCCGGGCCTCAGCCACGGCCAGCTCGCCACCTGCGAGGTGATCCTGACCCCCGTGACGGCGGACGTGTCCTACTTTCAGTCCTCCAACAGCCCCAGGGGCAGGGCCTCGTGCGTGGTCTCGTGCGAGCCCTACAACGCCGAGAGCGCCGAGAATTTCATCTACAACCACTCCCTCTCTGACCCGGCCTACGAGTTCAGGGCCACGGTCAACCCCTGGGCCTCGCAGCTGGGGTCCCTTGGTGACGTCATGTACAACGCCTCCTACAAGCAGATGATGGCTCCGGGCCTCTACAGCCCCTGCAGGCAGTTCTTCAACAAGGAGGACCTCCTCAAGAACAACCGCGGCCTGTACGGCCTGGTGAACGAGTACATCACCAGGCTGGGCGGAGCGCCCGCCACCAGCGGCACGGACCTGCAGTTCGTGGTTATCAACGGAACGGATGTGTTTCTGGAGCAGCCCTGCCTGTTCCTTCAAGAGGCCTTTCCCACCCTTTCTGCCAGCCACAGGGCGCTCATAGACGAGTACATGTCCTACAAGCAGACACACGCCCCCGTGCACTTCAACCAGCACCTCATCGAGGAGGTGGCCCCGGTAAAAAGACTATTTAAGCAGGGAAACAAGTTGGTCTACTAGGCCAACTCTTTATTTTTTTTCTGGTGTGTGGTGATCTCCCCACCCACGCAGGTCGCCATGCAGGTAGACAGCAGGATAGTGGTGACCCTCACCTCCAGGCTCTACGCGGACGAGATATCCAAGCTCCAGGAGAGGGTGGGCTCTGTGGTACCCCTCAAGGACTCCCACAGGCTGCAGAACCTCAACTCCGTGGGCATGTACAGCGTCTACATGAGGAACGTGGCCCCGGACTTCGTGGCCATGTTCTCCTACCTCTCCGAGGCCACCCTGGCCATCCTGGACGAGGTCACCCCCGACACCCTGGTCTTCTCCCGCCTCGACCACTCCCAGAACTACGAGCTCAAGAACGTGTACTACCCCTCCTTCGCGTGGCACTCCCACACCCTCCTCACCGTGGTGCCCCCGGTGTTTGGCAGGGAGGCCGCCACCGTGGCCCTAGAGTCCAACGGGTTCGAGATTGTCTTTCCCGTGGTGATGCCCCACGCCCTGGCTCAGGCGGTGCTGCAGAAGCTGATGCTGTACAACATCTACGCGAGGCTGAGCGACGCCAACGTGGGGGACGTGAACATGGACCACGTGAGGTTCCACGCGACCACCCTGCACCACATGGGCAGGGCCTACACGCTGCACATAGACCAGGCCAACCCGGGCGGCATGCTGGGCCTGCTGGATAACCTGGCCATCTACCTGGCCATCATCAGCGCCCTGCTGCCCAACTCCCTGGCCAGGCTCCTGCCGGCCATCATGAGGCACGAGCAGCACGAGCTGCTGAACATCTTCGCGGGGGTCGCGCCCCCGGACGACGGGGGAGATTTCAACATAGAAGATGATATGCAAAAGATGGAGTCCTTCATGGCCTACATGCAGTCCGTTAGCTCAATATTTAATTTGGGTCCCAAGCTGAGGCTGGGACAATACTCCTCTGAAACGCAGAGCGGGACCGCCTGGCTCGCGTCCTGAGACCCCGGGAGCGGAGCGAGAGAGAAGAGGAGACCCTAAAAAAAAGGAGAGGGGAAGGGAAAAGTGGGGTGGTTGAAAAAAAAATAACCCAACCGCGGCCATGAGGAACATCCTGAAGGTGACCAGGTTCGATGACGGGACCGTCCAGGAGGTGGTCCACAGGGACGGGCTGAGGGTGGAGACCTACTACAAGAGCGAGGAGGGCGAGGCGCGCGCAAACCTGGAACAGCGCCCCCCTGCGGCCGCGGACGAGGCGCGCACGTATCTCTCTCCCTCCTCTTCTTTCTCATCCTCTTCCTCGTCCTCATCCGCGGTGGCGCTGGGGGCGAGACCCGATCTAGCTCAGGGGGGCGGGCGAGGAAGCGAGCGCCGCGAGAGGGGCTGTCGCTGGAACGGCTGCCCTCCTCTGGCGATCGTGTTGCCCGTCCTGGCCAACCTGATCATGTGCGCGATGCTGGCCTGGTACCTCAACCCCCTGTTCTCCCCGTGGGTCTACTTTAACTGCACAAACTCCTCCCTGGGCGTGGGTAACTGCAGCAACTTTTTTGGCTGTTCCCGTGGGAACCTCTCGGTAAATGACTCTTTTTGGCCCCCTGGCAGTGTGGTCTTTGGAAAGGACGGGTGCGCCGTCAGCGCCAGCGTGTTGGGGCTCGTCGGGCCGGGAGTGTTGTGCAACGGTACGGGGTGCGCGTGATATTCAATAAAAGTTGGTAAAATGAATGCCTCCCATGTCCGGTCTCATCATTTTCTCTTTCACTTTCCCACGCTCGCTTCTCTATAAAGTCTGGGGCGCTGAACCCTAAAACTTCATCCTGTTGACAGGTAGAGATCCCGGGAGGTAAAGGTGCATAGGCACACCTGCGCCTGACTCTCCTTTTCTACCTGACCGCAGAGATGACCACCTCACCTACCACCATCTCCACCACTACAGCGGCCACCACCACCACTACCACTCCCGGGAAGGGGACGGACAGTCCCATGGTGTACATAGAGGCCATGCTGTTCTCCATGCTGGTGCTCATCCTGCTGATCATAGTGTGCGCCGGCTACGTGCACGTCAAGAACCTGTACTATAGGAGCAGATACGGGGTGACGGCCATCTACCAACAGGTGGAGGCCGAGTGCAGGGGCGTCTCCCTGGGACGCAGCGTCGATGAGCCGCCGTACCAGTCCATTTACATGCCAGATTGAGGAGGGGGCGAGGAGGAGGGGGGCATTGGAAAAACAAACAAAAAACTCTTAGTTTTTATTGTCAATAAAAATTGCTTTATTTTTCTCATTGGCAAAATCAAATCTGCTTCATGTGGTTCTTGAACACGTGCCTGTCTGAGGTGGCAAAGTAGTGCGCCATGACCACCGCCACCAGGGTGTCGTCCGAGCCGCCCTTGTGCTTGGCGCAGTAGGACACGGTGCCGTCCTTGAGCGGGTAGCACTTGATGGCCCGTATCTGCTCTATCAGGTAGGCCACCGGGTCGAATGACAGCTTGATGGTGTTGGAGACGATGGCCTGGCCGCAGCTCAGGGTGTTGGAGTTGAGCGCGTAGATGAAGGTCTCGAAGGCGCGCGCCTTCTCGGCCCCCAGGATGTACATGGGCCACTGCACCCCCGTGGCCTTGTCGGCGTGGTGCAGGAACTTGACCGGCAGGGGGCTGCGCTCGTGCAGCAGGGTGGCGATGGCCACCGCAGAGTCCTGGCTGCTGTTGCCCTCTATGGCCACGTGCGCCTCCCTCACGAAGGGGTGCAGCGTCGCGAGCGAGCGGATGAGGGCCGCCGCGCAGCTGGCGATCTGCAGCGAGGAGGCCCCCGTGAGCTCCTTCAGGAAAAAGTGCTCCACCCCCACCACCACGCACCTATCGCTGTTTTTCATAGAGACCACCGCCCCCATGCCCGTGCCCGAGGCCTCCGTGTTGTTGGTGTAGGCGGGGTCCACGTACAGGAACAGGGTGGGGTTCAGGCCGCGCTGGGCCTCGGGGGAGCCCGTGTCCACGCGGCACAGGTCAAACTGGACGAGCGCGGGCTCGCCCACCACCTTGTGCATGTTGGTCTGGGTGGTCGCGGCGGCCCCGTCGCCCATGAGCTCGGTGGTGAAGGCCCCCTCCATAAACAGGTTGGTGGTGTCCTTGATGTTCTCATCGATCGCGATGTAGGTGGGGATGTGTAGGCGGTAGCAGGGGCACGAGACCACCGACTCCTGCAGGCTAAAGTCCTCCCTGTGCTGGGGGCACACGTAGTTGACCACGTTGAGCATTTTTTCCTTGGCGTTCTTGAGGTTGTACAGGAAGCTGGTGGTCTGGTCGGAGGAGTTGACCGATGAGATGAAAATGATCTTGGCATCCTTTTGCAGCATAAAGCCCAGGATGGAGGGCAGCGAGTCCTTCTTGATGAAGTTAGCTTCATCCACGTACAGTAGGTTAAAGGTCTGTCCTCTGATGCTCTGAAATAGAAACAAAACCTGGCTGTGGACGCTTGCAGGTGCCGGCTTGCTGGCTTATCTTCTGGCACTCTCTTTTTTTTAAAAACAAGAGTAAAAAGTGGGTAAAGGGGCACGGAACCAAAAAGAGAGAGTGAGCTGTGAAACTTTGAGTCTTGGAAGGGGCGGCTTATGAGCCGCATCGCTGCCGCCTCTGTATAGGCGGGGCCTTTTCTGTAGAGAGAGGGATAGCCATGTCTCTGGTGGAGAGCGACTTTGAGGAATGTCTGGAGTTTTTCTCGAGGCCGCTGCCGGAGCTGCTGGACGGCCTGCTGGCCTCCCTGGGCGAGGCGGGCAACCTGGACTCGCAGGGGCAGAGGGTGGAGAAGGCCGCGCTGGTCCTGGAGCTCACGGGGACGGAGTGCGTCAGGGAGGTGGTCTTCAAACAGGAGGAGCGGGGGCGGCTGCGAGGCACCGAGGGGCCGTCGCGCCCACCAAGCTCAGGTGCGGGGGACCCGAGGGGTGCTACTACGCTAGGGTAGAGTCTCTGATCTGCGCACTGCACGGGGTCTCCTCCCTGTACGTGTGTAGGGCGTGCGAGAACTACCACGTGTGCGACGGGGGCGACGAGTGCATAGTGGTGAACACCGGGGACAACATGGTGTGCTTTCTGACGGGCAACTGCGTGGCAGACAACATCCAGGACTTTTGCGACCTCAATATCGCTGTTAAGAAAAAAGAGATGGAGTGCGCGCCCACCGACGATTACAACACCTTCCTGGGGATAGCCGAGGCCATCAAAAAAGACATCTTCACCTTCTTCAACAGAGAGGACGGCAAGCTGGCCGAGATCAGGGAGGCCATCCTGACAGAGGGGGGGCTCAGGCCAGAGATAGGCAGGCTGATAGAGGTGACCCTGAGGGTCTCCATCCACATCTTCAGCAAGAGCGATCACGGCTATGACGTGATCTGCAGCATGTACGTGCAGATAATCATCTCCATATACTCCACAAAGACGGTCTACAACGGGCTCCTATTTAAGTGCACCAAGAACAAGAGGTACGACTCCGTCCTCAAAAAGATGAGGGAGCTATGGATGTCCACCTCGGCAACTGGAGGCTGTGCGGGCGCCGCTGCGGCAGACTAGCCCACGTGGTGCTGCCCGAGGCGTTCCTGGACCGCCACGGCCTGGCGGAGGACGCGGGCGCAGAGTTTTTTGTGCAGACCCGGTTCACGGGCTCGCTGAGGCCCTCTAGCTACGTGCGCGTGATAGGTGCTTTCTTCGGGGGCGGCAGCGGGGACGAGATCGCGCGCCGCGACCGGCGCTCGGCCCTGAACCTGGTGCTGAGCCTCCCCCTGCTCGCGGACGGGGACGGGAGGTACGACCCCCACAACATAGCCACCCTGAAGGTGCGCAGCGGGGACGGGAGGCGCTTGGTCTTTGTGGACTTTTTTTACCTGTCCCTCCTGGGGGCGCAGATGCCCCGCGGCCCAGAGAGCGAGGGAGAGGGGGGGAAAGATGGCGGAGCCGGGCGAGGAGACGGGGAGGCCTCCCGGGAGAGCCCTCTGGAGAGGATAGCGGCCGAGGCGTCGGGCCCCGGGCCTGGCTCCGGGCGCGGCCGCTCGGCGGGCGGGAGGAGGGCCAGTCCCCTGAGCGTCCTCTCTGGCCTCCTGGATAATAAGTATACCCAGATAGCTAAGCACCATCGGGCGCTGGAGGACCCGGGGGCTGTTAGAGGGGTTAACATCGAACCTGACAGGCGGGACCATGGGAACCTCGCGGGCGTGGGAAAGAGAAAGGTGAGGTGCGCGCTGAACCTGATTGACCTGAAGAGGGATGACATAACCTTCACCTCTTCAACCCACCTGTTGTCGGGCACCAGATTCACACTGTGCCACTACCCGCGCCCCGTCGCGCCCCCGGGCGGCGCCCCGTGGGAATCTACCTTAGATGGATTGTCAGAGCGCCAACTGCGGGGCGTGGACCCTCTGGCTGCCCTGATTTTAGGTTTTGATTTCCTAGAACGGGCTCAGACAGGCCTGGTAAACAGCCTGGCGAGGGAGTGTGAGAACGGGGGCCTGAAAATTTTCCAGAGGCTGCCCGTCTGCGTGGAGAAAAAGCATGACATCAGAGGCGTCCTGGGCGACCATTTTACAGAGGCGTGTCATGTTTTGGCCAGACAGGTGGGAGAGAGCTGCGCCTGGGTCAGGGCCTGCGTCTCGGGCGAGCGCGGGCACGTAGGGCTCTGGGCAGACTTCCTAAACCTGTGGGAAGCGGGCCCATCTACCCTGGGAGTGGATCTGAGTTACCTGTTCTCACCTGGTCCCCCCGATGATGAAAGCGCCTTCTGGGCTCGCCTGCTTGGCAGCGACCGCCTATTGGACGCTATAAAAACCGGCGCGAGGGCAGTCCTGGTAGTGGACTCCCAACTGGCCGCGTGGCTCCTTCTTCCCGGCGGTTTTGCTATTAAAGGGCGCTATTCGCTGTCCCGGGAAGACATCCAGATCACAGTAGGTCGCTATGGCTAGCGGGGGAGTAGGCGGCACCCGAGAGCTGTTTAGGCAATTCCTCAACAAGGAATGCATCTGGAAAAAGAGCCCCAACTCCTCGCCCTACCTCAAGATCTATGTGGCCACGACCGCTATCTCGCCCGTGTTCAAGCCAGATGTGGGAGGGCGAGGGCGGCCGGGCAGCGCACACGCCATCAACGTGACTGCCCTGTTCATGAAGCCCAAGGGACGCAGGACGTGCGCCGCCTTCTACGTGAACGGGCTGCTGCTGGAGGCGTGCGTCCCCGAGGTCATCTTCACAAAGGTCGTCCCCGGGGTCCTGGGTCTGTTTCTGATCTACTTTGGGCCCTTCGCGGAGCCCAGGCGGCCCTTCCCCATCCCCACCGAGCCCGCCATCTCCGCGCCCCAGAACGTGCAGCTGTTGAACAGGATGGAGATGCTGGACACATCCACCCACATTGCGCTCTCGGACCTGGGGGAGGCCGTCGCGGGCAGGGAGTTCACCTCCGTGGGCAAGCTCGTGTGGTGGGACGGGGAGGCCTTTTTCTTTTACTACCTGTCTATGGAGTACATGATGTGCTGCCCCACCATCAGCGAGCACACCACCCTGAGCAGGTTCATCACCCTGCTGACGCAGTGCGATGACCGCGGGTGCGTCCCCTGCCACGGGAGGAAGATCCACGCCAACGTGGCCGGGGGCTACACGGACCCGGGGAGCGACGGCGTCTCCACCACCTGCCTGTGCACCCTTTCCTGCGCGGCCCTGGAGAAGGAGCTGGTGCCGGTGACCAAGAACAAGAGCCTGCTGTCCCTGATGTTCGGACCAATGACCTACCAGCAGGTGACGCACCTCAGGTTCACGCCCTCCACTCGCCCCGCGAGGATCCAGGACATTATCTCTGGCGTCACGGAGACGGGGGACCGAGTGGATGTCAGGGACGGCACCTGGAACCTGCTCAAGATGTCCTCCCTCTACTCCCGCTGCACCCTGTACGAGTGCCAGATCCTGAAGAGACAATGCTTACGTTCTTATTGAAGCACGTGGCGCACATCAGGGTGCTGGGCCGCCTGTTTTCGTTGGTGTACATGATGGTGCCGTTCTCCTTTTTGATGTAGACGTTCTTAGCCGGGAACCACCTGTAGATGGTATTTATGATCTCCGCGAACACGGAGTTGGCCACGTGCTTCTGGTGGGCCACGTAGCCCACGTGGATGTTCTCCACGGAGGTGAGGAGCATGGAGATGATGGCCACCACTATCCAGGTCTTTCCGTGCCTCCTGGGAATGAGGTACACGGTGGACTTTTGCTTGAACGTCTGGAGCGCCTCCCGGCCCATGTCAAAGAGCCCGAAGTACTCCTTGAAGACCTCGAAGAGCGTGTTGGCCGCGTGCGGCGCTTTGATGGATATCAGGAAATAAAAAGTGTGTAAAATTAACTGCTTCTGAAACGGCTCTATCGTGTCTGATTTCACCGAGTAGCAGCGGTTGAGGAAGGAGGCCAGGTTGACCAGGAACTCGCTCAGCTCCCTGAACACGGGGCAGCCGCGCGAGGTCCTCTGCGTCTGCACGGCGGAGGCGAACTCCACCAGGGCCTCGGGGTCGCCCGACGCGAGGTCGCCGCACAGGGCGCGCGCCGCGCGGGCCAGCTCCCCCGTCACGTTCGCGGGCGTCACGGGAACGTCCCTTCCCGTCCCCAGGACGGGCGGGATCCGCTCCTTGTACACCGGATTGAGTGACTTGCAGTACGAGTCCAGCACCGCGCTGTAGATGTTGGTTCTAGGGATGATGCCTATATAGGGGTGCGCCATCCTGTCTGACTTGTCCCTCCTGGTCACTATAGCCGGCCTGTCAAAGACCCAGTCGCGCTCGTCGTCCCCTCCCGGAGCGCGCGCGTTCTTGTAGTTGTCCAGGAGCATCCTCTTCTTCCCGCTCAGGATCATGTTCGCCCTCGCGTCTATGACCACCTCCGGGGACGAGGCCCTGAACGCGCGCTACAAGGAGAGCGTGTCCCTCTCGGTGGGCCTGTGCGAGAGTCTGCCCGAGCAGTTTAAGCTGATAGAGACCCCTATAAACAGCTTTCTGCTGGTGGCCAACGTGATGCCCAACGATGACCGTCCCTGGGACTCGCACCCGGCCTCGGGAGCGGATTTTCATAACATCCGCATGCCCAGGCTGGAGCGTCTCAGAGCTCTGATCCGGTGCGACCGGGGCTATAATAATGGAAAGGGGGGCGAGGCAGGGCAGCGGGCGGGGGAGGACGATGAGAGGATGGACGAGGGGGTCCCGGAGGAGGGAGCCCCCCGCTCGCCCCACCCGCCCCCGTTCGCCCACTACGAGGTCTATGACTCCTGGTCCTGGCAGAGGGCGCTCAGGGTGGACAAGGACGATGTGATCAGGGAGGCGGTGGCCGAGCTGGCCAAGCCCGCCAACTGGCAGGGGACGGCCGTGGAGGACCCCCTGCCCCTCATGTGGCTGCTCTTCTACGGGAGGAGGTCCTTCTGCGACGACCCCGAGTGCCTGTACCGCGCGCGCTTCGGGCACCCGGGCCCCCTGCTGCTGCCCAACTACATGTACCGGCCCGCCGAGGACGCGAGCTCGTTCCTCGCGGGCCTGTGCAGGTGCGTGAGGTCGGTGTACGGGTGCGAGTTTGGGGGCGGGAGCCATGTGAACCCCGCCCAGGTACCCTTTGACCACGGGCGGTTCTCTGAGGCGTTGCGCAAGCTAGGGGCGGTGGATGACGCGGGCGCCTACGTCTCCAGACAGTGCCTGGTCTGCCGCCTGTACAGGCAGAATCTGATGAGTAGGGGTATAATCGGCGGTAGGGGGTCTAGCATCGTACTTGGTGGTTCGGGCAAAAAGTACTTAACCCGCGAGGTGGGGACCAGGAGGTGCCTGGAGCTGGGGGATATAGCCCTGTACCCCTCCTACGATATAAGCCTGATACTGGACGACCTGGAAGCCTCGGATGGCCTCCGCCAGTAGGGACCAGCAGAGGGACCTCATCGCCAGGGGGCTGGAGGCGGAGGTGAACAAGCGGGCCGCGGTCTCCCTGTTTGACAGGTTCGGGCCCTCCAATCCCCTCTTTAAAAAACAGTACGCGGACACGCGGCTCTCCCTGAGGTCCTACCACTCCTGTTCTCAGACAGAGAGGGTCAGGGCGTCCCTGGAGCTCGTGAACCTCACCATAGAGACCAAAAACAAGGAGCGCGCCCTGCTGTCCAAGCTGAACAGGGGGGCGGTCGCGCGCGTCGAGAAGCTCTGCGACGCGGTCGCGGACCTCAGGGAGGAGTTTGACCTGGAGCTGGACAGCCTGACGGCCGCCCAGGATGACCCAGTCGAGGGAGGTCCTGAACCTGCTGACGTTGCAGACACCATCACCGAGTGGCGGGCCGAGGCCCTGCCGTCGGTACCAGCTGAGGACGCCCCGTGAGGGCTGCGGGACAGTGATGGAGATGATGGTGGCCCAGAGGGACCACCTGCGCGTGTCCCACGTGTCCCCCTTTGCGGTCTCCCTGCAGGCGCCCGATAGGTGGGAGAGGTGCAGGCACGGGGCGCCCCGTTTCAGGCTGGCCCTGGGCAAGGGGGAGTACGGGAGGGTGGAGGCGGTCTCCAAACACGAGTGCGTCAAGACCTTTAACGAGGTGGTGGCCTTCTACCACGAGCTGGTGGTCTGCGACCTCATAGAGATCGCGAGGCTGAGGAGCCGCTGCCCCGAGAAGAGCGAGGGGCTGATCTCTTTTGTGGACGCGTGCATGCCCTGCAAGCAGCTGTTCTTTCCCAGATATTCCTGTTCCCTGAATGACTTTTCCCACTGGGGCCCCGAGAACATCCCTCCCCTGGTCGCTGGCTTCGAGAGCCTGCTGGACGCGGTGGTCTTTCTGAACGAGGAGTGCGGGCTGTTTCACTCTGACATCAGCCCCTGCAACATTCTGGTGGAGAGGGCTCAGACCGAAACCGGTTTGGGGAAGTTGGTGCTGACCGACATGGGACTTGCCACTCCCCACACGGGGAACCCGCAGACCGGGGTGAGTTTTGTTTCAAGCGGAGGAACTCAGCTGTATCAGATGTTTGTGGACCGGGGCCCCTTTATGGTGTCCAAGGACGCGTACAAGCCCGCGTGCGTTCTGTTGAGATGCTTTAGAGTTGCGGCCGCGCTGAACTGGGGGGAAGTGAAAACGGATCGTTTTCCGATATGTCAACAGATGTCCCGGGTCATAGACGTCTCTTGCCTGGGTTATTGCTTATTAAATGTTATAGAGAGGATACTGGACGTTACTAAAGCCGAGCCCACAAACAGATTCTACTCCAGATGCTCCTTCACGGAACTACAACCCCAGTACTTCCTAAAATGCCTTGTTCATAAAGTGGTCCTGCTAGAGTTCCTGGCAGATCTGTGGAAGGTGGAGGGCGGAGGCCTGAGCATCGGGGTCTCCAGCGGGGCGGAGTTTGACTCAGAGAGGCTATCCCTCTCGGAGAGGCAGGATTTCAGGAGCTGGTGCAGGCAGCTGGATACCAGATACATCTGCACCCTGTACCCTTACTCTAACCTGTTGGAGGGCTGCGAGGGGCTGAGGGACTGTCTCGTCAACCTGCTGAGCCTGGACTATTTCTCTCCCTTTGGGAGAAAGAGTCTGGAATCTTAGACAAACAGAGGGAAGAGGCATGGATTTCTTCTCCAGGGTCCCCCTGTACGACGAGCTGAGCGGCCTGTCTCAGCCCGAGACAAAGTGCAAGCTGGAGGAGTTCACCTTCTCCAATTTTCTCAAGGCCCGCCGGGTGAGGGAGTTTTTGAGGGCCCACGCGGTGGCCAAGCTGCCCGCCATGCGCTACGTGTACGTGTACTACCTGTTCTCGAGGATAGGGGATTACATAGGGGACGATACGGTGCTGGCCATCTTTGGGGAGTTTATGGGGGTCTCAGACGCCGGTAAGGCTAGGGGCGAGGGAGATGGGGAGAGCGATGTCCACGGCGAAGGTGAGGAGGAGGGCGATGGCGGGGGCGAGGCCGAGCCGGGCGTCGGACCCGACATACCCGAGGTGTACCGCGTGTGCGAGTGCCTGCCCGTCCGCACCAAGTGCAGGATCTCCCTGGCCATTGAGGCCATCACCCGGGGGCAGTACGAGAACAACCTGTGGGAGATATTCAGGGACGGCATCATCTCCTCCTCCAAGTTCTACCACGCCGTCAGGCAGCAGAACTCCAGCAAGAAGCTCTTTCAGCCCTGGCCCATAGTCAACAACTACTACCCCCTCAGCCCCCTGGCCTTCGGCCTCAGGTGCGAGGACGCGGTGAAGACCCTGCTCGCGGAGTTTGTGTGCGGCAGGAAGGAGGTGATGTGCGACGTGGGCTTCCTCCAGAGCCCCAAGGACGGCATCTTCGGAGTCTCCCTGGACATGTGCGCCAACGTGAGCGTGGGGCGGGATAACCTTTTGGAGTTTAGGGCGGACGCTGAGATTTATGAAATAAAGTGCAGGTTCAAGTATAACTATTCCAAAATCGAGTGCGATCCTCTGTATCAAAAGTATGTCTCTCTCTATAACTCCCCCTCCAAGACCACCCTGATCAGGTTTCTGAGCGGCATCAACAGGCCCGCGGTGGAGTACGTGCCCCCGGGCAAGCTGCCCACTAAAAATGACTTCCTGTTGACCTCTGACAGGGACTGGGACCTCTCCCCAAAGAGGAAGAGGAACCTGACCCCGGCCCACAAGTCCCTCTACGACTGCCTGCGGGCCAATGAGCACGCCTCCTCCCAGGTGTTGATACTTTCGGACCCCTCTGAGACGGAGGGTAAAATTGATATTAAAGCTAGATTCGATGTGGACGTGTTCATCAATCCCGAACACAGCTACTTTTATCAGATCTTATTGCAATATAAGGTGGTGAAAAATTACATCCAGTACCACTCTTCACCTGGACTGGGATCCCTGAAAACCTTTATAGTTTCTGGGTTCTTTAGAAAGAGGAACCACTCGGACCCGCTCGAGTGTAGCATCGGGGGCCGCGGCACGCTAGACAGCGCCTGCGAGATACCCGTGCTGCTCATACTCACCCCCGTCTACATCCCCCACTGCGTCGTCACCGAGAGCCTCAAGAAGGCCTCCCAGTACTGGAACCAGTCCGCCGAGGAGGAGTTTAGCCATCCGCCATGGGTATCCTCCTCTCTATTTGCCGACGGAGACATGACCCCCTGACCGACGTCGAGGGCCAGCCCATCAACGTCAGGGAGGAGTTTGAGATGTTTGAGGAGGGCGACGAGGCCACCGAGGCCTGCGTGTTTCTGAACCCGAATATGGGGACCGATGAGTACGATGAAGAGGACGAGGGGGGAGATGGGGGAGAGGGGCGAGAGCCTCAGCCCGAGGTGAAGACCACCCCCTACCCCAAGAGGAAGAAGATAAAACTCAAGGCCGACGTTCTCTAGCGGGAGACCGGGAGAGGGTGATAAATAAAAACCAATTCAAAAAGTATTTCTTTGTTTTGAAATCTTTATTTTATTTTTTTTAATTTTTATTATTTTTATTAAAAAAAATAATAATATTTAGCCCGTAGCGCGTACCTTAGAGTTCTTCTTCCTCCTCGCTGTCTTCGCTCCCCTCGTCGGAGGAGCCCTCCTCCAGGATGCTGGGCCCGCTCGGGGACTGCAGCTTCACCCGCCTGTGCTTGATGTTCTTCAGCTGGATGGGCTCGTAGGAGGGCTTGGTGGGGGAGAACCAGGTCATCCGCAGGAGCCGAACCAGGGCCGACAGGGTGCACAGGAAGAAGATGACCAGGATGTTGATCAGGATCGGGGAGCGCAGGTTGGCGGCCACGAAGATCTGCTCGTAGCGCCACAGGGGCACCAGCAGGAAGATGCACCCGATCAGCCCGCCCAGGTAGAAGCCCATCACGAAGGTCATGTATTTTACCAGGTACAGCTCGGTGAGCAGCACCCAGAACAGCACCAGGGCCAGGTACAGGTTGATGGCCCCGAACACTATGTCCGAGACCAGCACGTAGAAGCTGTTGCCTATGGCCATCATGAAGCTCAGGGAGAAGACCAGCATCTCCAGGCCCAGGCAGAAGAGCTGGCAGTTGGCCAGCAGGGGCTTGATGGTGAAGACCACCGTGTCTAGCAGGGTGTTGGGGGGGATGCCCTGCTCGAGCACCTTGAGCGACCACAGCTGGCTGTTGCGCGAGATGTAGCACTGCGTGTGCAGGAACGAGAGCAGAAAGTGGATGAGGTAGACGAAGGCCGACAGGTAGATGTGCTTGTAGGACAGGGTCTGGATGAAGAGCTGGATGGTCCACATCCGCCACATCCCTATCAGGATGAGGGTGGGGGTTCCCACCATGGCTATCCACTGGGACAGGGTGGTGAGGCTGACCACGAAATGCCTCTTGGCCAGCATTATGGCCAGCGCGCCCAGAAAGTAGTAGACGGCCGCGAAGCAGTCCACCAGAAAGGTGAAGGTCATGTAGGCGAACATCTCGGGCTCCTCCAGGTACAGGGTGGGCGTCAGGTGTTTGGCCACGTTTCTCTCGGTCAGGTTGATGGCGCTGTAGTTGACCAGCGCGTTATAGTAGCAGGGAAAGCCCAGGCCCGGAAAGGAGGCCGCGATGGGCACCGTGGCCGAGAGCACAAACATCACAAAGTACAGGACCAGCAGCTTGAACCAGGTCTTGTAGATAAAGAGGTCGCTCTTGGAGGACTTCATGATGGCCGCCCTCGCCCGTCTCCCTCCTCTCTCGCTCTAATCTCTATCCTCCTTCCCCTTTTTTCACTCCTCCCACCGGCAACTTCCCCTACTGCTGTTTTCCCGAGAGAGATGGTGTGTGGGTGAGTGATGGCAGAGAGCCAGCACCCGATCCAATGACTACCGCCCGACCGGTAAAACCACAATGTGAAACCCAGCCCGGCGGCTGTGGCTGTTTAAATAGCTGGTCGGGGCGAGACCTGATATCAGTCTTCCCCCTCTTTCCTCTTCGAGGCGCCGCGAATGGCTTTTTAAATATTAGGTTGGGCGGGCCCCCTCCCCCTTTTTTAAGCAGTTGCCCGGATGGCTCTCTCGCCGGTCAGGGTGACTGAGGGCAAGCCTCTGGGGGTTTATTTTTATAATGTTTGGAGAGAGGCCAGGCTGGTCATATGGTATGTTTCTTATACCCCGAGCGGCCAAACCGAAGCCCTCGATTTCGTTTTCGTCGTCCAGGAGGTTTGTGATGAGAAGTGGTCCGCCTTGCCCGCCTCGGCCGGCGAGGCCTCCGCGTTCGAGAGCGGAATTCATACGATCCTGTGGGAGCGGGAGCTCCGGGGCCACAACGAGTGGATCGCGGCCCTGGAGGGGCGCGGCGGGGAGGTGTTCGTGTTCGAGGCGGACGCGGGCAGGGTCCTGACGGGCCTGCGCGTCAAGGGGGAGGAGGAGGGAGTAGGAGGAGGGGGTGGTGGCGGCGGGGAGGGGGAGTACTCACCCGAGACCCTCAGGAACGCCTACTTCTTCTCCCAGAGCAGGCAGGAGTTCTCCTCCGGGCGGGGCGGGGACGCCGGGCGGGAGGAAGCGGGGGCGCCGGTCTCTGGAAAAGAGAAACTGTGGTTCAGAGGCATGGTGGAGGACGTGTGCGTCTCGGACGTGGACATAGTGATCAGGACGGCCAGGGGGGTCTACTCCTGCCCCGGCGGCGACGGGGGAGAGGAGGGTGACGGGGCAGAGGGAGGGGATGGAGGAGTAGGCGGCGCGGGCGATGGAGCGGGGGCGGGAGGGGGCTCCTCGGGGAAGCCCCCGGCCGGCAAGCGGGGCAGGCCGACGCGCCTGCGCATCACGGACCTCTTCAGGCCCGTGGACTGCGAGCTGGCGTGGCGCGGGCGCGCGGTGAAACTGAGGCCGGTGCTGGCCGACTTTGACGTCATGTGGGCCAACCCCGAGTCCGCCTGGAACTGCTGCCTGCCCGAGTTCTTCAGGGCCCTGCTGGCCAGGACCACGCGCGACTTCGAGGGCCTCCCGCCGGCCCTCCTCTACGTCTTTCCCGCGGCCTGCCGCGAGGGGTCGCGCTTCCCGCCCCACTTTGCCGGGTTCCCCTTCTTCAGGGTCCTCTTCGAGCCCATGAGGCGGGTGACCGCGGACTGGCTCGTCGCGGGGGACGACCGCCCACCGGGGGGCATCCTGCTACACCACCCGCCCTTCTATAGGTCCCGCCTGGCGGACAGGGTCCTGTGCCCGGGGCTCCGGGGCGACGAGATCGTGAGGCGGGCCAGGGCGGGCGGCGGCAACTGCTGGCCCCTCTTCGCCACCGAACTGAACGAGGGCCTGTGCCCAGAGGGCAGGCACGACCTCCTGAGGGTGGAGAGGGCGCACGCCCTGCTGACCCTGGACCTGGCCCGGGCCGCGTGCTCCATGTTGGGCGCGCGCGTCGAGAACCCCGGGGAGTTTCTCGCGCGGGTGGTGGAGACGGGGTCCCGGGACCTTTTGAACGCCGCCACGTCCGCCTACAACCTCCTGCTGACCGGGGTCCTGCGCTGGGCCGCCGAGGCGGGGTTCGCGTGGGCCGCCATCGACAAGAGCCGGGTGTTCCTGGTCTCGGAGGCAGAGCCCCCCTCGGAGGTAGACAATAAAGCCATCTTCTATCTTCCAAACAAGCAAAAAATGTCTCTTTTCCTCTTGTTGATATAAATGAATGTGCGTGACCTTGGCCCTGACGCGATCCTCTGTGTTTTTTTTCCTTTTTTTCTCCATTTAGGACGCCGAGGAGATAGAGGAGAGTCTGTGGGCGAGCCTGGGAGACCACCCCCCGCCTTGCGTGGGGCTGGTGTCTGGGTACGGCCGAGAGAACGCGTCCGTCTTCTTGCTGTGGAAGAGCGACCGGGTGCTGGTGGGTAAGAGCTCCGACCTCTCGTGCCCGGAGAGGCGGTGCGGGTCGTGGCGAGAGTCCCTGGACGCGGCCCTGAGCCTCACCCTGACCGAGGCCCCAGACCCCGCGGGTATCCTGCGGGAGTTAATGCCCTCCTATCACGCGCACCGGCACGAGACTAAGTTCTGGCTGGTGGACCGCGCGTTCGCCGCCGGTCGGCCGGAGCGCGCGCCCCCGATGCCCGTTGACTGCCTGAGGCCCGCCCCGTATCTACTGATCGGGGAAGGCGCCGTGTGCTGGCACGAGGCGCTTGACCTGCCTCTCGATGTGGACTTTGCGGCCTACCTGTCCGAGACGCTCAGCTGCGTCTCGGCGGCGCTGGCGCCCCCTGGCGGCGGTGGGGAAGCGGGAGAGGGAAGGAACAACACTGACCACTGTTTAGAGGAGTTTAAATCCGTCCTGAGTTTATTATGAGAGGATCTGGTGCCTGGGGAAGCCCTCCAGGCACCTCTCCTTGAACACCTTTGCCACCGCCTCGGCGCGGAGGTGCTTTGTAAAGATGGTCTCGCAATAAAACACGTTGAAAGTGACACCCGCCTCCCCCGTCTCTTCTTCCTCGTCGAAGCTCGCGTCCGGGTCCGAGCACAGCTTGAAGGACTCGTGGTAGATGGGCCTCAGCAGACCCTTGCTCTCGAAGCTGCCACCCTCTATGGCCCCATGGAGCTTGTACATCATGAGCCCGGGGTAGCGGGGCTGCGTGCCCTCGAGGTCCAGCTTGAAGTAGTCGATGATGGTGGAGGCCATCATCTCTATGCTGTGCAGCAGAAAGCAGGCGTCTATGCAGGGGCTCTTTGAGTAAATGAACCGCGCCCTGCTCACCAGGCTCTCCACGAAGCGCCTGGTGTAGGTCTCGCAGTTCTCCAGCATGGAGGAGAGCACGCACATCTCCAGCAGGTACGAGTTGGGGGGTCTGAACACAAAGACCCTCTGCGCGAACACGTGGGGGGCTAGGTTGATGCTGTCCACCAGGTCCTCGCAGTCCAGGAGGCAGGCCATGGTGAAGCCCATAAAGGTGTCGGACACCAGCTTCTGTTTCACGTAGTCCAGGGTCTGGCTCACGCACAGCGCCCCGTCCCTAACCAGCACCGGGGAGTTGCAGGCCACGCACAGGTTCTCGCACCGGTTCACCTCCAGCACCATCCTGCACACCATGGGGTTGGGGTACAGGGGGGTGACCGTCTTGGGGGCGGTGGGGTACTCCTTCTTGGGCACGCCCGTAAAGAGCTTAAGGGGGTCCATGCTGGGCCTGCTGAGAGAAGGCGCTCGGAGACTGGGTCCTCCCGGCCGCGGGGGCTGCTGCGGATGCTGCGGAGGCCGCGTCAAAGTACTCCTGAGACTCTAGGTTGTACTTTGCCCCCACGTCCTGCATGTATACATATAGCCTGCTGCTCTTATATAACCCATCCGCTATCTCATTCAAACTCAGAGAGGAGTACACGTCCGTGATGAGCTCCATCTCATACATCTTGGTTATGACGTAGGTGAATGGGCCCAAGAGCACAGAGACCGTGTCCTGGGAGTACTTCACGTACAGCCTCTGTCCCTGGTTGTCTATGACCGGGGTCAGCTTGAATGTCTCGAAGACCTCGCTCTCCCACAGCGAGGTGAGGTCCTGACTCACCTCCCTAAAGGGCGGGACGTACTGGCTGAAGAAGCTGTTGTGCACGTTGTCTCCTTTGTTTACGGAGGCGGCGTGCAGGCTGAGGCTGGAGTCGTGGATGTTCAGCAGGGATTTCAGGGTGTCTGTGGTGAGCAGGCTGGAGGTGATGCTGACCTCGCCCAGCCTCTTGTCCTCGGCCCTACACTGGCTGAGGTGGGTCTCCAGGGTGTGCACCTTCCTGAGCATCATGTCCCTCTCCTTCTCCAGCTTGTGGATGGTGTCAAACTGCTCGTTAATCTGGTTGGTCAGGCACTTGAAGACCGTGCCGGAGACCTGCTTCTTGAGCCCCTGGGCCGTGGACTCGGCCGAGGGACCCCCACCCCCGCCCCCAAACAGCTTGTTCCTGTCTACTATGTTCTGGGACACGTCCGTGACAAAGTCCTCCACCACGTCCGTGATCCCGCTGACCGTCTTGTTCTCTGCCAGCTTTATCAGCAGCTGGAGCATCTCCCTCTTGGGGTCGCTCTTGTGGGAGGACTGCTCTAGGTGGTTCAGGATGTCTTTGTACAAGTTATTGGAGGTGCTGCCCACCACCGCCTTCATGGGGGAGGTGTTGAGCAGCTGGCACAGCTTGGCGTGCTCGGCCGTCCGGTGACAGGACATGACAGTGTTAAACAGCCTCTGCACGGGGCTGTCAAAGGTCACCTCCCCGTTGAAGATGATGGGCCTGTTGACCACCTCCACGGTTATCCTTTGCCCGCGATAGACCCCGAAGTAGGCGGTGGTCGAGCCGTCAAAGTACAGCTGCACCTCGGAAAAGTCCGGGATGTAGATGGACGTGACGGTCTCGAGCACGCTGGTGAGCTCCCGCTTAAAGGTCATGAGCACGGTTTTCATGGTTTTGTACTTGTCAGAGCTGAAACCCACAGAGTCAGCACTAAACTTAGATGTGATGCTTTTCACCAGAGCCCGGTCGGGCTTGGAGACGAAAAGAGGAACCAGCCCCACAGCCACCACCCAATCCACATACCTCTCGTAGGACAGATTAGTCCTGGTGTGGAGTATGTGGTAGATGTTGTTCAGCAGGAGCTGATCCAGGGTCATCTTCACGGTGTCCACCCAGGACTGGAAGGTGGAGGCCTTGAAGGCCCCGCTCTCGTACCGGGAGCCCCTCCACCTGGCCCTTATCCCCGCCTCGAACAGCTGCCAGTCAGAGAGGACCTCGTCGTAGGTGCAGCGGGACAGCGCCCTCTTGTAGAGGTGCACGAAGAGCTGCCTCGAGAACACGCCCGGGTTCCTGAGGCTCGAGTGGAGGGTCTGCCCCTTCACGTAGGAGTACTTGCCCTGCAGGATCTCAAAGAGGGGCACCGAGAACCTGCTCGGGTGTATCATAATTATGGAGGAGCCGGGGGCGGGGTTCATCCTGAATATGACCTCAGACTCTAAGGTGCGGGCGATAGTGGGCAGGATCCGGGGGCTGGCGGCAAAGACCGTCCCCCCGCCCGAGATGAGCTGGTTCGACTCTCAGTTCGACCCTGAGGACGCGGAGGGCCCCTTCCTCCCCTTCTCCACCTTCCTGATAACGGGCACGGCGGGGGCGGGTAAGAGCACTAGTATCTCGGCGCTGTATCAGAGCCTCAACTGCCTCATCACCGGGGCCACGGCCGTGGCGGCTCAGAACCTGTCCAACGGCCTCAAGACCTACTGCCCCACCATCTACAGCGCGTTCGGGTTTAAGAGCAGGCACATTAATATATTGCCGCGCCACGGCCGAAACGCGCCCGCGCGCGACATGGAGGGGATCCAAAGGAATGAGCTGTGCAAATACTGGCCCGTGATCTCAGATATACTCGGGGAGTTTACCAAAAAGAAGCAGCGGGGCCAGTACGAGCACCTGACGGGGGCGGCCTTTGGGGCGCTGGCCAAGATGGGCACCCCCACCCTGTGGACCACCAACATCATTGTGATAGACGAGGCGGGTACCCTGTCCTCGCACATCCTGACGGCGGTTGTATTCCTGTACTGGTTTTACAACAGCTGGCTGCAGACCCCCCTGTACAAGAGCGGCGCGGTGCCCTGCGTGGTCTGCGTGGGGTCGCCCACGCAGACGGACGCCATACAGTCCACCTACAACCACTCCATGCAGAAGCACCACATACAGGAGTGCGACAACATCCTCACCTTTCTCATGAAGCACGAGGCGGTGTCCAGGTACGTGGACCTCAACCACAACTGGGCGCTGTTCATCAACAACAAGCGGTGCACGGACCCAGAGTTCGGGCACCTGCTCAAGACCCTCGAGTACAACCTTGACATCTCCCCCCGTATGGTAGACTACATCGACCGCTTCGTGGTGCCCAAGAGCAAGATCCTGTCCCCCCTCGAGTACGTGGGCTGGACCAGGCTCTTCGTGTCCCACAGGGAGGTCAAGGCCTACCTGACGGCCCTGCACGAGACCCTGTCCCTGAACCAGGGTGGCGCGACCGCCGAGGCCGACGCCAGGCTCTTCACCTGCCCCGTGGTGTGCGAGGTGTTCACCGATACCTTCAACGAGTACAGGGAGGCGGTGAACCTGCCGGGGCTCACGGTCACCGAGTGGCTGCAGAAGAACCTCTGCAGGCTCAGCAACTACTCCCAGTTCATAGACCAGGACCTGTCCGCCGTGCACATAGAGACAGGCGAGGAGTCCACCAAGGTCACCTACCTGGTCAAGTACGTGAAGAACAGCTACGTGTCCCTGAACGGCAAGACCAAAAAGTGCATCTGCGGGTTCATGGGCACCTTTGAAAAGTTTAAGACCATCCTAGACAACGAGACCTTCATAGACGCCCACTCCCACGACCAGCCCGAGTACGTGTACAGCTTCCTCAACACCCTGCTGTACAACGGCATGTACGCCTTCCACAAGCACGGGCTGGACGCGGGGGACGAGGGCTACCTGGACGCGCTGAGGCGGCTGCCCATACCACCCAACATCACCCACCTCAGCACGTTCCAGGACGCCCTCGACCAGACCGAGGCGGCGCTCCTCAACCCCGAGAGCGACATCTTCTATCACATGACCTGCGCGCCCCCCTCCGCCTCCTCGGCCTCCCTGTCCACCCTCATCTCCTTTTACATGTCGCTCAAGTCCGTGTTCCTGCAAAGGCTCGCCCTGGCGGTCTCTCGCTTCGGGCGGGACTTTGCCGAGCGCACCTTTCAGACCTTCACAATAAACATGATGATACAAAACGGCGTGGACTTCACCTCCGCCTCCGAGCGGCTCTTTGGGCTCCTGGGGTACGCGTCCAACGTGGACACCTACAAGCTCAAGGGCTACACCTTCATACCCGTGGGCTTCGGCCGGTTCAACCAGGCCGAGCTCAGCAGGGACCTGCGCGACAAGATGCCCGTGGTGGTGGTCGAGGACCCCCACGGGTTCATAGCCTGCCTGGAGAACAACGTCAACAAGATGACGGAGGTCATGGAAAACGGCGACCTGATACACATCTGCACGGCGGGGGACTACGGGATAAGCTCCAAGCTGGCCATGACCATAGCCAAGGCCCAGGGCATGTCCCTGAGCCGGGTGGCCGTCTGCTTTGGCAACAGCAAGTTTGTGAGAAAGAGCCACGTGTACGTGGCCATCTCCAGGGCCACAGACCCAAGACACATGGTCATAGACTGTAACCCCCTCAAGAACCTGGAAGAGGACCGCGAGGACAACAAGACATCCAAGTACATAGTTCAAGCGCTCAACAACCCAGACACTATCCTTGTTTACTGAATGGAGATACCACTACAAAAAACTTTACAGATTATCTGTTATTGTTTGCCAAATAAAAAACATAAACTCAAAAATCTCGTTTAATTTTTTTTTATTTTTTATTAATAATCAAATGGGGAGAGGAGATAGAGAAAGAAAAAAAGCCCTTAGAGTTTTACAGCCAAGGCCAGTTGTAGGGTGGGTTCCCGGCCACAGGGGGCGTCGTCGCCATATAGTGTTCGCATGACTCCTGGGACATGACCACCAGGACCTGATCCTCGGGCCCAAGAGGCTCCCCCTCCCCGGCGCCCGCACCCTCTCCCTCGTCCTCGGACTCACCGGAGGAGATATAGATCACCTTGGTGTGTTTGGGGTCATTGTCCGAGCTGCTGGAGGTGTGCTTTCTCTTTTGAGAAGCGGCGGCGGCAGCGGCGCGCAAAGGGGAAGGCTCGCCCTCGCTGTCTGACTCCTCCGAGGAGAGCAGGCTGATGACAGGGACTTCCCCTTTGGCCGGAGGGGGTTTGGCCCGGGGCGGGGAAACTCCCCGCGCCAGCGAGCTGGTGACCTGCCTCAGGATATCTGGCTCGGGAGTGCTGCGATCGCCATCGCTCTCGCTGTCGCTGCTGCTGCTGCTTTCGCTATCCGAAGAAGAGGAGGAAGAGGAGGAGCTGTCCGAGATCCTGGACATGTAGCCGGGCATCTTTATCCCCCCGGTGGCCGTAAAGGGAAGTTTTTGGTCATCGTCATCGCTGTCGCTGCTAGAGCCCCCCGGGGGAGTGTCCTGGGAGTGCAGCGTCTCCTCATCGTCCTCCCCCCCGTCCTCGGAGGACTCGCTGTCGCTGTCATCGGCAGCGCCCCCGGCACGCGTCCGCGGTTTGGGCTTACTAAAAACTGGAACGTGGGAAGGGGGGTTGCACTGGGTGCAGTCCTCAAAAAAGACATCATCCAGGTCCCCCGCGTCTTTAGTCTTCCTCATAGTTTCCTTAATCCCATCTTTGGGAAACTGAAAGTAGGTGGCCCGCTTTAGCCTGGGCGCCCCCGGGTCGCTGGTCATCCTGGGTGGCGACCCGGTCCGGCCCCGCCGCTTCTCCTCCGAGGACCCCCCCTTAGTCTTTTTCTGCTTTTTCAGAAACATAGACATGTCTGCAGAAGCCCCCAGTCAGTCCAGGTTCCAGTCCACCGGACACTTGCCGTGCAGCTCCAGGTACTCGTTGGCCTGTTTAAAGTGACCGCAGCCCAAAAACTTTGGCCACAGGGAAGGTCTGTTGCTCCTGGCAGCCAGAGGGGACGGGTGCTGGCTCTTCAACACCAGATGCTTGTTAGTATTTATAAGACTGGCCTTTTCTATGGCCTTTGACCCCCAAAGCATAAACACACAATGGTCAAGCTGATTTGAGAGGCAGCTGATAATATAGTTGGTGAACCAGATCCACCCCAAGTCACTGTGGGAGCCCGGCTTCCCCTTTTCGACCGTCAGTATAGTGTTTAATAATAAAACTCCCTGTCTGGCCCAGTTGTTTAGGCAACCGTGAAGAGGAACTGCAAACTGTGAGTCACAGGCAGAGACTTCCAAGAAAATGTTCCTCAGACTGGGAGGGACCGGGTCAGTCTTTGACACACTAAAGGCCAGTCCCGTGGCCTGTCCCCCGTGATAGGGGTCCTGCCCCAAGATTATGACCTTAACCTGGGTGGGCTCGCACAGCCAGGACCAAGAAAAGACCCTCTCCTCCCCCGGGTAGACCACCGTAGAGGTCCTCAGTTTGGCCACAGTCTCCAGCAGAGTCACCAGCTTCCTCTTTAGAAAAGGTGACATCTGCAGAAAGTCCATCCAGGCTCTGTTAATTGGAATCTTTTCATCCAGGAGGTGCTCCTGATCCTGATCTTGCTGATCTTTTGACCACACGTGTAGTTGTAACCACCTTTCCATTTCTTCCAACCGGTACCACGTTAAACCTTGAGCTTTCAGAGTTAACAGCAGTAAAGTTTAAGGCATAGTCAGTCCTAATTTTGTTTATGTTCTCAGCCAGCAAGCCCATGTTATGTGGCTTTTCAAAAACCCGTTGCAGTACAGCCAATATGAATGACATCAGGTTAAACCCATTAGCACAGACAACAGTTGAAACATTTGCCCCCTGTGGCACATAGGTAAACTGAGCCACATTTGTATAGTTACAAGTCTGAGGATAATTAAAAAAAATCTCCTTCACTTCAAAAACCGAGGGAAGCCCGCTAACGTCCTTTTTAGAATCTATGGGGCAGCAGGGCATGGGTACAGATGACAAACATGGCCGCCAGAGTAGCCCACAGGCCAAGAGGATAAAAATAGCATACCTGTCTAAGGAGCGCATGGCCTCAATGCGCTCAGGTGAGGGTGCTACAGGTATGGAAAATTCTTTAAATCATCTTTATATATTTCAAGGGTTTTTCTCTTGATCCCGTTATCACACACTTTCCCTGTAATAGCCAGATCTGTCCAGCACCTTGGATTTTTTGGACTTGGATTTCTTTCTTCGCCCCCGATCTGGCCGGTCGCCCTGCAGCAGCTCCTCAAACTCTTTCAAATCATAGAATGGGTCCTCGCCCTTGGGGTCGTAACCGCCCACGGCCCCTTCGTGACCCTCGTCCCCAGAAGCATCGCCCTCGCCCGGGTCACGGCCACCAGCTGCCCCCTCGCGCCCCATAAACTTTACTTGTTGTGCCAAACCCCCCTCCTCCTCGTCATCCGAGTCAGAGATCTCCAGGCGGACCTCTTCCTCCTCCGAGTCGGACCCGGGGTCTCTTTCCTCATTCCCATCTCCCCCGTCATCACCCTCGTCCGACGCACCCTCGCCCCCCTCCCCGTCCGAGTCAGAGTCTCTGAACTCGATACCCTGGTCATCCTCATCCTCCCCCTCCTCTGTCCCTCCCTCGCCGCAACCACACCCCCCGTCGCCCCCCGCCTCATCATCCCCGTCCCCGTCCTCCTCCCCTTCCTCGTCTGAATCAGAAATCTCTAACTTAAACTCCTCCTCATCCTCCTCACCCTTGGAAGCCTCGTCCTCTTGCCCGTCCCCGTCCCCGTCCCCATCCTCCTCGTCCTCGCTCTCGGAGTCTGATATCTCCAAGTGAAATTCCTCTTTCTCGGGGGAGCCCGAGGGATCTTCCGCACCGCCGGCCGCACCCAACAGACTCAGATCGCTCAAAAGGTCACAAACTGGGCCAACTTCCCCAGAGACGGACAGTTGACGCTGCAGGGGCGGGGGACGGGGAGGAGGGTGTGAGGGGGGCGGAGGGTGTGGACGACGACCCAGCCTCAGGCGCCTCGCGATGTGCTCCTTTTGAAACTGGCTCAGTTTTCTGGGAACCAAGGAGGAAATCTTGGCCAGAGTTTGCGGGGTCAGGGTGTACTTCCTGGACATGTGGCTGTGGACTTCGGACAGCGGGTCATAGTGCACTGTGTTGTGGGGCACCTCGTGTAGATGGCTCTTTCGGCGCAACAAGCTAGAAGAGAGAGACCCCAGCAGGGTCTGGACCTGGCCCAGCGAGTTCACTGGAGGTACGCCCAGCTTCTCGCAAGTGTTTGCTATGTGCTCCTGGATCACGTCCAGCTCCAGGTGCACATAGTGCTTGAGGATAAAGTGGAGCCAGCAAAAGTGCAGGCAGGAGGTCAGCAGGGACAGCTCGTCCCGCATGTCGGGGGCAAAGTCAAAAAACTCATCTGGCTTGATAAACAGCACCTCTATCTGGTCCTCCAGAACTGCCACGTTCAGGTTGAGCACCGCCTGGTTGTAGATCCAGGTCAGGAAGGTGGCAGCCTGGGAGTGCTTCTGGTGGGGGTTCAGGTTTGGGGGTCTCATGACGCCCCTGTCCCTCTGCAGCACGGATGCCAGCCTCTGGCAGTCCACGCAGCCACACTCATTCTCTAGCAGCAGGGCGAGTCTCTGTTTACAGTCCCAGAACACCTGCTCAATCCCGGTTTCGTGTTTATGGTCTTTGAGCTTTCTATACAAAGTAACAGCAGTCTTGTCAGAGAACTGAATCACCTCCATGACAGACAGCTTGTGTCTAAACTTGGAAGAGTGCCCAAAGGCAGACTGCATAATCACCAGGGATGCCAAGAGCCCATAGTGCCCGTCCCCCTTAAAGAGCCTAGACAGTTTCCTGATGGTGTCAGCGGTCTTGCCGTGAACCAGGAAACTGTCCAGGGCGCGCCTCCACTGCTCCACATCATCATCTGCCAAGCCCACCACCGGGACCACCGAGGTGCGAGGGGACCCCTTACCGGCAGCAGCCATGGTTGTTGCTGTCAGTGGTTAAAGTGCCCCAACCCTGTCTGAACACATTTAAATACAGAGTTCTTCCTCCTTCCCCATCCCTCCCCCCTCCCCCAGCCTCCAGACTGGGTTGAACTAAAAATACCCAGTCTGCCTGAAGCAATGCAAGTCACACTGCCTGTTTGGCCAGTTTGGGGAAATAAGAGTCATGACTCTCTTTCAACACATTTCACTAGACTAGCAGAACTTTGCATCTCAAAAGCACTCCAGAAAGCTCTCCAGACCATTTTACTGTTTATACACAAACAGTATACAAGTCATTTTATGAATCTGGACACAGAATAACCGAAGCCATGGAGCCAAAGGACTTTCAGGTATGAGAAATCTTTTATTGTTCTTTTTCTCTGAGATAAGCCTGTATTGTCTGTCCTCCCAACAAAAATTTACAATTTCTATAAAAGGGTCCCCCCCTCCCCGGCCCGGGTCACAATTTTAAACCAGGTGGTTCCCCCTCAGAATCTGCAGCACAGAGATTATCTCGGATGCATGTGAGTCATTGGAGTCGACTCCAAAGTCCCTCAGTTTCCACCTCAGCCAGTCCACCAGCTCCAAAGTGACCCCCGAGGCGCGCCTCTCCCCGCACCTGCGGACGGCCTCGCACGCCGCCGCGATATCGTACTTGGCCACTGTGGTGTAGCAGGTCAGGTGGTCGTCCACCAGCTTTTTTGCCAAGACAGACTCAAACTTTTTCATGACCCCCACCCAGAACACAGCCAGGTTGTAGGGACGGATGAACTCGGGGTCCGGGAGGCGGTGCCAGAGGGAGTCTTCGTAGAAGAGCTCAGAGGCGAGCGAGCAGAACTTGGACAGGGAGTAGACCGTCCCAGATCTCTCCACAAAACACTCCAGGACCCGCTCCTCGTCGCGGAGCTGGGTCATGTGGTGGCTGCACCACACGGGGATGGAATCCTCCATCAGACCCTCCCAGGGGCCCCCGGACGGCGCGTACCCGGGGTACCTGACCCTCAGGACGGCGAGCAGGCGCTCGCCTATCCGCGGGGATATGTGCGGGGAGTAGCGCGCGGTCTCGCGGATGAGATCGCGCAGGGCCTCGTCGCACCCGCCGGCCGCGTCCCTCACCCGCCCCAGAAAGTAACGGACGTTGTCCGTTACCGCCTGCAGGATGTCCATCTCCCTCTGTCTGTTCGCAAACAGAGCCACGCATATCTTTAGCATGTATATGGACCTATCCAGACAGGTCTTGGCCTTGGAGAGGGAGGGGTGGTGCCGGGGGTCCGTCACGGAGATGCCCTTGTACTCCCTCAAGACGGCCGCCTCGTCCGGGATGTGATAGTCGCCCAGGACGGCGCACACAGACCTCTCTTGGGAAGTAACTTCCATCCTTTTCTCTCTAACCCCACACAGCCCGAGATAAAGCCCCCGAAGCCCTTCTGCATAGAGCAGTTTGTGGGCTGCTCCAAGGAATTCAAGGAGAAGACCCTGCGACTGATCACCCTCTACCACGAGTGCCTCATCAACGCCAGAGGGGGGGATGATTTCATGCGGTATATGTACGATGTGTGCCTGTCCCTGGAACAGGAAATGAGGCAATACAATGCACTGGCAGGCTTCCTGTTAGAGTGTAACCTGTTCAATCTATGGAACCTCTTCAGGAACTACAAGAACAAGCAGTCTGCTGAGTCAGCAAACACAAACCCGTGCGCGCTCATGGCCCAGCAGTTTCTAAAGTTCCACACCGAGCGCCTGCTCGTGTGCACGGACAGGTTCTTCTCCACGGGCTGCTGCTCCCAGATAAACATGCCCTACGATCTCTGCCAGCACGTGTTCAAGTTTCAACAGGACCTCAGAAAGCGCTGCATAGCGTCATGGAAGACCCTGTCGGGGGGCAGGCGCGCTTTCATGACGGTGGTCCAGGACATATTCACCTGCTTCACCACCCTCAGGGCCAACGAGCTCATCACCCCCAGGCAGCAGGCCTTCTTCAAGCTGAGCTACCCGCCGTGCCGGGTCCAGAACGTGATAAACATCCTGAATGTGGTGCACACCCAGGGAATCAAGGACCTCAAGTCCCTGAACATGCAAAAGATCAAAAAGAGGACCCCGCACGCGGGTATCTTCTCCGCCAGCGGGCAGCCCCTCTTCCCCATCCCCGAGGCGCTCCTGGTGGACTTTAACGGGGAGGGGATCATCAGGTCCGACATTGCGGACGTGAGCCCCTTCCTGCAGAACCCCGAGGAGTTCCTGGCCACGGACTTCTTCACCTACATCAAGAGGTTCCAGGGGGTGGGGGTCCAGATCAGGGACCCCGAGCCCAGGTACCAGCCCGCCTCTCAGCAGCCGCAGCAGGCGCTAAGGCCGCAGCAGCAGGTGCTCCAGCAGGCGACCGCCTATCCAGCCTCCGTGCAGGCGGGCGGCTTCGCCATCCAGACGGAGAGTCCCATGGAGGGCACCAGCGCCCAGTACTTTCTGGCCGCCCAGCAGCACGGGGTGGTTGGGTTATTTCCATCTACGGCCACGCTCGTTCCCATCGCGGGAAGTACCGGGGTAACCGAGGTGGTCTCTTACGGACACAACTCAACCTCCCCCGTCTCTACATTCTCCGCCCCCTCGACCTCAGTAACCGAGGCGGACCATCAAACCCAGCCCCGTAGGAGCAGGAAGGCCACCGCCAAGAGGAAGCACCAACAGGTCCAGGACGGGAACGAGGACGAGGGGCCCCAGAGACACCCCCAGGCGCACTCCAGGCAGTTCTTTCAGGGAGCCGCCTCCCACCAGACGGCGCAGCCGGCGCAGGTGCTGCAGCAGAGCGTGATCCATGGAACGCAGGGCGCTCTGTACTTTATGGGACCCGCCCAGCAGATCCCGGGGGACCACTCCCAGATACCGGTCATCTCCAACGCCATGCTGCAGTCCGTGCTGCAGCAGCAGGGGGGGAGCGGGGCCGCCATCTACGACCTGTCCCAGCTGCAGCCGTGCGTCGTGCCCGTCCAGCAGCAGGCCGCCCAGGAGGTGGCGGTACCCACCGCGGTCATACACTACCAGCCCGCGATGCAGCCGCAGCCCCAGCCCTACCAGCAACAGCAGTTTCTCCAGCCGCAGCAGCAGGCGCAGACGCCCTCGCCCCAGATGCAGCAGCGACAGCTCACCCCCCAGTCCAGCCCAGAGCCTGCAGACGAAGAGGAGGAGGGGCCCCTCAACCTGACCACCCGGACCGAAGACCACGAGATACTGGAGGAGATCCTGAGCAACCTGTACCCCGAGGAGAGGCGGCAGCAGGAGCAGCAACATCAGCAGGGGGAGGAGGCGGCGCCGGCCTCTCCCTCCCAGCATGAGGAACAGGCGGGCCCTAGCAACCAGTCCGGCGAGACCTCGCAGGAACTGGATATCTTTTCCCTGCACAACCTGCACCTCAGGAAGTCTCTCTTTGAGTGAGTACACGAGGAGAGAGGTTTGTAACCTGTTTTTTTAATAGATTTTTTTCAATAAAGAACTGTCTTGGAAAATCTACCTGAGGCTGCCGGGTCTTGTGTGACTGCTCTAAGGAATGCTTTGGTGGTGGGCGCGCCAGACCCCATGGACGAGACACACATTTTTATAGAATAATTTTATTTATTTAAAGGGTGTGGTCAAAATTAAAACTTTTTCGGGCGGAGGGGTAGATTTTAGGCAGCTATGGCAAAAAGAATAAACTTCACCTCTTGCTTAATCTTTACTTCGTGCTTCACGGCCTTTATCGTCTCCCTGTGCCTGCTAGTCTCTAGCTGCGTCAACCTAGTCAATGATGTGATAATACCATCCGTCCACATGTCCAGGCGAGCTGATATAACCCCCTTTATAGATAACTACACTATAAATTTCACAGACTTGCATTTTTTCACGGACGGGGCCAACGCGTCCGTGCCCCAGCCTGAGGCTATATTCATAAACAGCAATAATTTTTCCCTCTACGCGCACAACTGCAGCGCGAGGGATAACTGCTCCGTCCACAGTGCCAGCATCACGCAGGAGGGCAGGTGCTATCACTACTCCAGGGCAAAGTATAGTTTCGCGGGCTGCCTGGAATTCTGTAGAAGTTACAGCCCATGCTACTATCTGATAAACCCACAAAAGCACATGACCGCTGTGAGGCAGAATATAAATGAATCAGATACATATTGGGTGGGTATATTTAAATCGCCCAAAAATACTTGGGTAGACCTGGATAATTCAAGCGTGACGGGTGTCCACGACCTGTACGAGGACTCGTACTGCGCCTATATAGGCCTCTACACGGAGGTTCCCTGGCCATCCTTCTACTGCGACACCCCGAGGCGTTGCCTGTGTGGTGGCAGTAAGGGAATTTGACAAGATGAGGGGGATTTTACTGTATGGCTTTGTATGGTTTTTGTTCATGAAGTGCACTTCTATGCAATCTACTTCTACTGAAACAGCCACATCAAGTATTACATCCCCAGTTTCTAACACACAATCTTCTACAGAAAAATCTACATCAGATGCCACATCTGTAACAAGTTCATAAGTTCCCACTGCCACATCATCTCCAACCACCACAACCACTACTACCACTACTACCACTACTACTCCCGCTCCCACTACCACTACAACTACAACTACCACATCATCTCCAACCACAACAACTACAACCACTACCACTCCCGCTCCCACTACTACATCATCTACAACCACTAACGCCTCATCTCCAACCGCCACTACAACCACCACAACATCCAAAGCTCCAACCACCACTACAAAAATATCCACTCCCAGTCAAACACCCACATCACATAATCAAACAACACAAATCGCCACCACATACAATATAACAACTAGTACTACGGATGGAAATGAAACAACAAACTATACATCAAACTATACAATCACTCTAAATACAACGCAAAGTGAAGAAACTGCAACCCAAACAACAAGCGCAACCACTACCAAAAAACTTACAACGCCTGGTGACTTAATCCATTTAATCACTGGAGATCAGGAAACGCCTGACTTGTCTAATGACTTCATTGACCTTATTCCTGACAAAATATCAACGTTTTTTAATGGGGGGTTGCTACTAGTGGCGGCATTTGTGCTCATCATGCTTCTCATTGTGATATGGAACATCTGCTTGTGTATCTCTACCCACAATCAGTTAAAAAATCACATGTACCAAACAGTTCCTTAATAAAATCTTTTATTGAAATTTGAAAAAGGTTTGTATGGTTTTATTGCTTCTCGGCCCGGTGCTTGGATCTTCCCCTGGGTTTACTTGCTTTAGAGGAGTCAGAGGACGCCCTCCCCCCTAGATCGGCGTAGGAGAGTGAGACCCTAAAGGACAAGGTCTTTATAACTTCTTCAAACTCGTTTTTTGTAGTGGCCTTCAAGGTTTCCTTTCTAATCCTCTCCTCAATCTGCTTAGCAGCAGACCGTGTAAGACCAGAAACCACTGAACCCACCATAGCCTCCTTTGCGGCCTGGGTCAGCACCACATCGTCGTCCCCCACATGCTCCTTAAGTTTGCTCTTCAGGGCCTTGTTTTCCATCCTGAGCTTGACAAGCTCTTCAGCCAGTTCTTCTGGAGTGGGTTGCTTCTTGGGACACCGCTTGGAACCGCCACCACCCCCAGATGCCATTGCAGCAACTAAAAAAAAGCCTCAAGGTCTCCCTCTCTTAAATATTGCCAAACTCACGGGCTGAAAACCACAGCCTTAAGTGTTGGTCATGGTGGCTACAAACTTGTTGAAGCACATGTAGATGAGATAGATCACACATGCAATGGTCATCACCAAAACATTCAGCAGGGTCCAGATGGTGGAGAAACTGGTTAGTTGGGGTGCATAAGTGTCAGCGTTGCAGTCGTAGCTGTAAAATGTTGGAAATTTGGATGGGGTTGTTGAATTCTGCGAACAAACTACCTGGCTGACATTGTCCATCAGGCAGAGGCAGATAAGTAGAAGTACCCCTCTTCCAGGTGCCATCACAACTAAAGGTGTGCAAGGCGCGCGAGAGCTAGCCCGACGGTGAGGGTTACAGGTGTGGGACACAGGCTACGCGCACCTGTCTGGGTGAACCCCTAGAGCCCCCCTACTCTTATATATCTGGCAGGGCTTCCCCCGCGGATATGACTCTCAGAAAACAGAGACAAGAGATCTACTACGAGTTTACATCAAGCTCCTTCGAGATCACGTCCCCCCCGGAGAGCTCCAAGATCACGCTCACCAACCTGTACCCTATCCTGGTGCGGCCCTACGTGCCTGCAGTGATTCCCCTGGGGATCAGGATAATCTATGGCAACAAGGGACAGGGGTTTATATTGGCGGGCAGCAGCCAGAAAAAGGTGTTCTGCCACACAGGCCTGATAGATCCGGGCTACAGGGGTGAGATAAAGCTGATCGTGCTCAACACAACCAAGTACAACGTCACCCTGTTCGCGGGTGAGCTGAGGGTCTCGCTCTTCTCCTTCTTCTTCTCCACCCCCATCATCTACGACTACGACCTGCTCAACCGGCCCCAGTACTCGGACGACGCCGGGTACGACCTGTACCTGCAGGAGGACCTCATGCTCTTTCCCCAGGCGAGCACCACGGTCACCATAGACTCGCGGGTGCCCACCACCACCAAGTTCTTTAAGCCCGTGGTCTTTGGGCGCTCGGGCCTGGCCACAAGGGGGGTGGTGGTGGACGTGGTCAAGTGGACCCACAGCCCCCTGACCCTGAAGATCTACAACTTCACAGACAACACCCTGAGGTACTCTGCGGGCACCAGGATATGCCAGGTGGTCTTCGTGCACAGGAGACACTTCCCCAGCAAGCTGAAGCACTTCTTCACCTACATCAACCTCAACAGCAAGACCTCCTTCTACTGGGCCAACGTGTCCTTCGTGGACTGTCAGAATGACGCATACAGGTCCCTCGTGACCCTGCCGTGCCAAGAGGACACTGACAGAGGATACAGGGGAGACAGCGGTTTTGGGTCATCCGGGATGCGGTAAAGAGCCTTGGCACGAAGGGGGACAGAAAGGAAGAGAAGGAGGCGGGTGTGGGGAGTGTTAGAGAGGAGAGGCTAGGAAAAAAATAGCTAAAGTGTCAAGGTTTTTCTCTGAACCAAAAAAAGAGGAACTTGCGGTTTGGTATTCTCGGTCGTCTCCCGGGAGACGAGCTAGGGGTTTTTTGGGTCAGAGTTTGTGCAGCGGCGCGAGCCCTTTTCTCTGTTTTACCAATAAAGAAAACTTTGAGAGAAACTCATCGCGTTTGTCTGGTTTTTTACTTTTATTGAAACACTTGCCCCGAAAAAGTAGTACACGTACACACCCCCACATTCCCCCCTCCCCTCCTCCCCGCACCTTAAGACGCCGGGACGGCCACCCGCTCCATGGACGGTGCAGGGGTGGGCGCTGGGGTCGGGCCCGGGGTGGATGACAGGTCTATCATCTCCATGCCGCCCTCGGGGTCGTCGTAGATGGGCTCCCTGAAGGCCATCTGTTCCCTGGCGGCCCTGGGGGGCGCGGTCACCACGGAGGCGATGTTCTGAGCCCAGTCCGTGGACCCGTCCATCTTGAGGGCGGCGGCCAGCTTCTCCATCTCCATGAGTGCCATAGACTCCCCTGCCTGCTTATTCAACAGCACCTTCAGGGTGGAGTCATCGATGGTCACGTTACCCACTGCCATAGAGATCATTGTGTTCCAGATGATGTGTTGCACGGACCTCAGTTTTGCAATCTGAGCGCTGACAATAGATTGGCAGCTCTCGGGCACCCTGACCGAGTCAAATCTCTGAAGGTAGTCCGTGATAGCGTTAGACTGCAGGGCCAGCATATGCGCCTGCCTGATAGCCTCCTCGCCCTGCCTGTTCTGCAGCAGGTCCCCCACGGAGACCCCCGGGGGCAGCCCCATATCTATCTCTGCCCTCACGCGCTCAGAGTCGTCCTCATAGACGTTTATGATCTGGCGGTACTGGCGGCTGGACTTTCCAAATGGCCACAGGCCGCAGCACGTCCACTGAATCCAGCGAGAAGACATGTCAGCAGCGGGACCCCCTCCCAGAGTACAGGGCGCTGTGCGGCACGGACGGCGACGCGGCTGAGATACTCACTGACGTGCTGACCAACACTGACAGCGACGGGGTGGTATTCTGCCTGGCCCACAACTGCTACTCTTATAATATTGGTGGTGGGGAGGCTCTGCTGACTCTATGCCTGCCGGCCAAGAGGCCCTGGGGCGCGGAGAAGTGCCTGCCTGTTATTCAGTTTAGGTGCGACGCCTCCAGGGCCCAGGAATTCCTGTTCCAGGGCAGGCCCATTCCTGTGAGGTACATACAAACCAACCTGAACCACAGGGCGGTGAAAAAATTCTTCAAGCCCATCCTGAGCGTGCTCACCTGCTCTGACAAAAAGGGGGGCGGGGGCGAGGGGGCGCACGCCGACCTCAAGAGCACCATTTTCTGGTTCAGGGCCAAATTCGTGGCCGCGGTCAGAAAGACCTTTAAGATCACGGCCTCGCCCTTTTGGATGATCTCCACCTTCGGGTGCACCGAGGCCCAGTTCGTGCTGGTCAGCTCCTGTTACTTCTTTGAGCGTCACGAGTGCACCATAGACACCCTGAGTCACCTGTCCAGGCTGTTTGACGGGTCGCGGGGGCGGCAGCTGACCACGGTCAACACCTTCTCTGACCTCGCGGGCATGTTTGGCACTTCCGCGTGGCTGGGGCGGGTCCCCGAGTTCTCTGCCTACGTGGGCAAGAAGCTGGCGCGTGACGACCTCGAGTCCGCGGCCGTGGACGAGGCGGTCAACGCCTTCAGGGGTCAGCTGATGCTGTCCAACGCGGACCTCATACACTACATCTACCTCTCTTTCTTTCAATGTCTAAACAAGGAAAAGTTCCTCGAGTACAGCCTGCGCACGAACCCCCACAACATCGACGGGGTCCCCCCCGAGGAGCCCATCATCACGGGGTTCATAGACGAGGGGTTCAAGAGCAAGATGGCCACCTACTACACCAAGTCCTCCTACCTCAAGAACCACGTGCGCGTGGGGTCCCTCTACCTGGACGGGGTGGAGGGGTACTCCCCAGAGGCAATAGAGGCGGGGCCTCCCGCCGCGGCTGGGGGAGGAGGGGGAGCGGACAGGTACTGGGCGGGCCAGTCCAGGGACGTGCAGGGCCTGCTCTCTGACATCCTGGCCGACCACCCGGCCTCGCGCCTGTCCCCCGACCTGCACGGCCTGCTGGACCTGGCCGCGCTGGGCGACTCCTCGGGGGTCGCGGGGGGCGTCAAAGACAGCCTCTTCCCCGAGCCCCTCAGGTGCCCCGTGTACAGGTGCCAGTACCTCAACAAGACCTTCTTCGCGGTGGTCACTCGGGACAACCTGGCCCGCGCGTGGGAGCGGGCCGTGCAGCTGCCCACCCAGGTCACCGGGTGGGAGGGCATGGAGGACGCGCGCCTCACCGCCTGCGTCCACTACGCGGAGCTGGCCTTCTCCCTGGGCCACCTCAGGGAGCAGCTGTCCGTGTCCAGGCACGAGTACTTTAACCCGCGCCTGCCCGTCTTCAACCTGGTGCTGGACTTTGACCTCCCCCTGAAAAAGCCCGGCCTGAGCCTGGAGCGCGTCTACTCCATCTGCCGCTCCGTGCGGAGCGACGTGCTGAGCGTCCTGGGCGTCCTGGGGGAGGTGGACGAGGCGGCGCACCCGGTCTACTTCTTCAAGTCGGCCTGCCCCCGGCCCGAGTGGGACGAGCCGTACGCGGGGCGGCCCTTCTGCACGTGCGACGCCAAGCTGGGGCTGAGAATCATAACCCCCCTTCCCCGCGGGGTGGCGATAGTGGGGGGCGCCCCGCTCGTCGCCCTGGCCAAGATCCTGAACAGGATGATCAAGATGAACAGGGAGGACCTGCTGGAGATCTGCCCGGGCCTCCCGGACGCGGACGGGCCCCTGGACACCGGCATCTACCACCGGGGCCGGTGCGTGCGGCTCCCCCACACCTACAAGGTGAACGAGGCCTGCGGCCTGGAGAGGCTGCTCAGGCTCTTCGTGTGCCACCCGGGGTCGCCGGACAAGGCCGCCTACATCAGGGACGCCATGACGCTGAGGAACCTCCTCCACCACTCCAAGTCCGCCTACTGGGAGGGGAACGCCCGGGAGGGGGTCTCCGAGGAAGCCCCCCAAAAGACTAAGGTGGTTTACAGTGTTACTGACGTCAGCGAAAACTTCCTGGTCTGCCAGACCCAGCAGCAGCTGCCCAGGTCCTACGAGAGGCCAGACTCCAGAATAGAAACGATGACTGGGAGGGACCTGGTCACGTGGGTGACCGAGGTGGCCTGGCCCAAGGTTTTTCACAACATCAAGGCTTACATACCAGATGATAAAACCACACAGTTTCACTTTGTGAAATTCATCCACACCAGCCACAACATCATTCAAGTGAAACCTCAAAGAGGAAACAATTTTGTCTGTATCAGCTCAAATCACAGAAACAAGACTCAGAGCGTCAGAATTTTTATTGTATTGTATACCAACAAGAAAGATGAAGTGACAATCACCCTGATGAGCCAGTGCTTCGCCCACAAGTGTAACAGCAATAAACCCCGAGCCCATTTTTCTATACCCCTGCAGTTAAGGGGGAGGGATTTTTAAAATAAAGCTATTTAAACCCTACTCTCTCAGAGCGCCTCACTCCTTCATTCGAGCTCGACTCTCTTAGCCAGAGAAAAAATATATCTTTGGTGCCAGAAAGCCCAGAGGAACCCACAGCCTAATAAAGATGGCGCAGAAAATGCTAGAGGACCAGGATATGCTGGATCAGCTGCTGAGTGGTGAGTACCATCCATCTATCAATAAACAAAGTAATTAGCTACGCCCTAAACTGTTTATCAGCCTAGGGCTATACTCAGCAAACACTCAATGCATGTTTTTTTGTAATTTTTAGGAGTGCATGACTCAGACTTGGACTTCTCCGAATCTGAGGAGGAGGAAGAGGAGGAGGAATCATCCTCCGAGTCAGAGTCCGATGAGGATTCTGACATGGAGGTGGAGCCGGCCAGGCAAGAGGCCGGACCCCCCGAGCAATGTCAGCAGCAGCCTCAGCAGCGGGCGCGCGAGCAACAGCCGCCCCCGCAACAACAGCAGCCTCAGCAACGCGAACAGGGGCCGCCCCAGCAGCAACAGCAGCAGCGGACCCCCAAGAGAGGAGAAGAGTCCGGGGACGCGCGTCCCCGCGCACGCGCCCCCTCGGGCGATGCCGGACCGGGACCCAGCGGGCAGGCCAGGCTGCCGCAGCAGCAACAGCCTCAGCAGCCCCAGCAGCCGCCCCCGAAGCCCCCGAGACAAGAAGTTACAGTACGGGCCCCGGGCGATCGCCAGCAGCCTCAGAGCCAGGCTGCCCAGCCCATTCCCGTCATAGGGGGAGGGTGCGCCCCTTTTCAGCTACGGGCCCCTATCGCCGCCGCCGCGGCGACTGGATGGGGGGGCGAGCAGGCCCCGGCACAGCCGCTCTTTCAACATGTGTCTCCCCTCAATAGGAGGGGAGACGAGGACAGGAGGTCAGGCAGAGACAGGCGTCGGCGCGAGGGTCGCGAGAGGGACAGGGAGTCCAGGTCCAAGGGTCGCAACTGGTACAGGCCCTACCCCAGGGGCTCCAGCGGCGCCAGGCGCGAGGGCGGCGGTCGCGACGCGGGGCAGGGTCAGGGGACGCGCAACCCCGGGCCCTCTCAGGGAGGGTGTGAGGCGGGTCCCAGTCAGGCCCAGGCGGCTCAGGCGGCCCGCGCCCCCAGGCAGGAGCAGGGAGAGAGGAGGCAGATGCTGCCCCAGGGCCAGAATCTGGGGCCTCGCCCGCAGCAGTGCCCGCCCCAACAGTGCCCGCCGCAGCCTTGCCCACCCTTTCCCCTGGAGGCCCTGCCCATCCTGAGGGCCAAGTTTGAGCCCAGTTGCGCCGTGTCCTACACCAACCTGGTCAAGTCTATTCAGAAGATAGCCATGCCCCCTTTCCTGATGAGGCGGCGCGAGGCCAGCCCGCCCTGCCACTTTAGCAAGATACCCCAGGCCACCCCCGGGCTGGTGATCCCCGCCGCCGCGCGCACGGGGGAGGCCAAGTTTGAGAAGTTTACAGACGCCTTCGTTCAGAAGGTGATAGACAGGGGCATGTCCCCCCAGGACTGCATCAACAAGACTGTGAGCTTGAGAAAGCTAGATGCCAAGTTTGACCCGCTGAAGACTTTCACCGCCAAGACAGTTAACTTTGGGCAGTGGCTGGACGTGAGGAAGGACTCTATCATAAACTCTGGTATGAGCACCCAGGTGGTGTTTCTAGAGGAGCTGTGCGCCTGGGCCAAGCTCAACCTGCAGCACGGCTGCAACCTGGAGGAGAGGGATCTCATCCTGCACACCGCAGAGACAGTGTGCAGCCAGCTCATGTACAAGCTCAAACCCATCATGTCATGCCTGGAGCCCAACAAGCCCTACGCGTCCATGGCCAAGCAGATGGCTTATCTGGTGTGCGGCGCGGGGCGCATCCAGGACGCGGGCATGCTCCTGAGGGAGGTTAAGGTGGGCAGCCCCCTGACTATGTTAGTGGCGTTCTCACTGTGCGTGCCTGTCATGATCACGTGCAGAAACAGAAACCCATCTCTGTTTAACTATTGTAAGAGCTTCCTGGACATGTACCAGCCAGGGCTCCTCTGCGCGCTCTTCAACACCATGACCTCCAAGCTGAACACCACCTGCACAGAAGAGGAGTGCTACGCCAGCGTGAGGGCCGCTATTGGGTCTGTTGTCAACACCAGAGGCCTGCTGTTTGTTCCTGGAATTTAAAGCCCCCGGCTCAGTAACCACTGATTTTCCTTTCTGTACCACTGACCATTATAAAAAAAACAAGTATGCCCTGTGTGTAAACTTTTAAAACTTCAATAAAGATTTAAAAATTTATTTTTTTGTTGTGCTGCCATTTCATAAAACACTGGGGTGGTTGGGGGTGAGAGGGGAGTGGGTTGTTGGGGGGTCATGGGTGGTCAGGTGGGGCAATCAGAGAGGGTGGTCTCTATTCATAAACCCTCGCTCACCATCTATCAAAAAACAAGCAAAAGTTTCAGCTCACTTTAACTTGTTGCCTCAGCTAAAGGTTTTGTGGAAGTAACCTTTGCCACAGCTCCCATTTTCTCAAACTTCCCCATAACTCCAGTTCTCCTTTTCAAAGAGCTAACATTTTTTAGCAAGCCGCAAGCCCCCATCTGCTCAGAATTTTTACAACATTCCTACAGCCCACCATAAACTCACATTTACTCATCCAGAGCTTTCCAACATCCAGTTTTACTTTCAAATATCACTCTGCAAAACAGTCCCAAGAAATCCTAAAAAAATAGTCCAGAGTTATCCCCTAACAATTTCCCAAGCTTTGGGGTTTATGTGCTTCCTCAAACTCCCCAGCTATCACAAAGGTCACAGCATAACTTTCTAAAAAATTCCACTCTGGCCCACCACTCTGTCCCACCACTCTGTCCCACCACTCTGTCCCACCACTCTGTCCCACCACTCTGTCCCACCACTCTGTCCCACCACTCTGTCCCACCACTCTGTCCCACCACTCTGTTACCCCTTTTTAACTCTCTAACATTTTTCTTTGTTTTATAAGATATAGGCCCAGGAAGATATTCATTTGGAGGGGTGAACTGAATGCGCGCAAAAGACCCCTAGGGAGAGGAGGTAAGCTAGGTGTGTGTTTAATAACCATCACCTGTTTATAGTCTCTAACCAGGATATATTCATTTTTAAGCAAGACAGAGACAAAAAATTAAATTTTTAATTTTTTTATTTTTTATTTTTTCAAGGTTTCAATGTATACTTTGTACAGGACGTTCAGCGAGAGGGTTATGCATATGTTGACCAGGAGACACACAGAGAGGACAATCTTGGGCCCGTTGATTCCTTTCTTCAGCTTAGCCAGCATGATTGTAGTTTCGCAGGTCACCCCATTTATGAAAAGGAAAAATATGGCCAGAAACAGGACAGACTTTATGGTCAGGTCCTGCAGCACAAAGACCAGGGGCATGAGTATGCAGGCAGTCATGCAGTAGACGAAGGTAGCCTTACGGGAGGGGTACCCCATCCCGCCCACGCAGAAGGTGCCAAACTGAAACATCAGCAGGTATGTCTTCAGGACCTTGACCACGTCCGTGTACACGCCCGCCGCGGTCATAAAGACCGCAAACCCCACCGTCATGACGGCCACCACGCACAGCTCCATGCCTATGAAGGAGGGGATCACCGAGAAATTTATGGTCACGTACAGGTTATCTCTGGTGATGAAAATGGCCCTCCTGTCCAGGATGGCGCTTTTAAATTCTTCCTGCTTTTTCAACACCCTGAGAGAGTAGAGGCCCGCTATGAGGAAGCAGGCAAAGGGGATGAAGAGAAAAGAGGTGGTGACGCTGCCAAAAGACAGCAGCAGGTAGTGCACCGTGGTGGCCGTGAAAAAGCCCAGCTGGAAGTAGGCGTTGGCGTACGGGGGGCACAGGTAGACAGCCTCGAAGGTGACGGGCAGCCACACAGAGAGCCAGATCAGGTTCAGGGAGAAGAGGATGGGGAGGTAGGTCCTGAAGCCCATCTTGTACTGCAGACAGATAAGACAGCCAAAGAGGGCGACTATATTCACCGCGCATATGAGGTCCAGGTACCTGCTGAGGGTCTTTGAGTACTTTCTAAAGCAGAAGAAGAGCATCATCACCTGGACGCACAGAGACCCCCAAAAGAAAAGCTCGTCCACCGCCCGCTCCAGGACGCAGGAGGCAAACAGAGACCTAAACAGAAAGCACCACACAAAGGAGGCCGCCCCCAGCATCCCGGTCCCGAAGGCCGCCATCGTCAGGACGGCCCTATCCATGACGGAGGGCGTCATATGAGCGGGTTAAAGGTCAGCTTGAGGCTCTTGGCCTTAGGCCCCTTTTTACCACCCTCCCTCTTCCTCTTTTCCGAGCGCTTGGGCGCGGCGGCGGGCTTTGCCTTGGCGGGCTTCTGCTTGGGGGTTTCCTCCTCAGAGTCGCTGCAGGACAGGTCTCTCTCGAGGTGCACGCTTCCGGAGCGCCCCGGGATTTCCTTAAATGTATCTGGGGACCCCGGAAGTTCGGGGGTCCGCGGCGGGTCCAGGCTGCAGCTCTCGGACAGGTGACGGCAGGTGCTGGCCACCGAGGACACCTCTTGGGTTTGGACATCCCCCTCGGGGACCCCATTAAAATCCACCTGGGGATTAGCTCTCAAGAGGAAAACGGACAATTCACCCGAGGCCGGCTTACTACTTTTAAATTGCAGCCCAACCACCTCCAAGACTCCGTTCGAATGAAAATTAAAGCAGGGGAGACAGAGGGCGGGGATCCTGCACACGCCCAGGGCGGCCAGTAGGCTGTCCAGGCTGACGTCGTGGGCCTCGTCATCAGAGATGATGCACACGTCCCCCTGCTTGTCAGCAAAGAGGAGGGAGGTGGCCGGGTTGCCCTCCACCGGCTTGAGGTGGACGGTCTTGCTGGCCTCGCCCACCGAGAGAACCAGCACCGACAGGATCTCGTTCAGGCAGAGCCTGACGCACCTGGGCTCCCCCTTGGACTTTTGGTCCTTGAGCCACTTCTGGAGCATGGTGCAGGTCTTGATGGACAGCACCACCTTGGACATGACCGTCCCGGCGCGGATGTCGTGCGCGGGCGGGGACCAGGAGGTGAGGGAGGTGCAGTGGGAGCTGGTGGTCACGTCGTCGTCCATGAGGACGTCGGACCTCACAAAGTCAGGCCTGCACAGGCCCGGCCGCTGCAGAAAGGTCAGCGAGGCCCCCTTGACCGCCTCCCCAAAGAGATCCTTGCTGTAGAGGTACGTGTTCCCGTGGGGCTGATTTTTGAAAGAGAGAGACAGGGTCTCCATCCTGCTGTAGGAGACGTTAAAGGACTCGAAGGGGTTAAGGACCTTAAAGACCAGGATCCCCCCGTCGCAGGCCGTGGCCATTATCTGAAAGACCGGCTCGGTCTCAAAACCCACAATCTGCACCAGCCCCTTCTTGAGATAGTTTTTCACATGGTTGTGAATCTTGGCACAGGCCTTAAAGTTTTCCACGTTCAGAGCCATACAGTGGGTTTCCTCCATCTCCTCGGCCATCGCAGCGACCCCTAGGCAGAGGCACGAGCTGTGTAAGCTGTGGAAAGGGGTGAACCCGTAAATAGTCAGAGTAAGAGTTAGAGACGAGCCGGGAGAGCCACCAGTCGCCGCTGTGAAAGCAGAGACAGTCAGCTCTCTTTTACATGTAAGGGTAGAGTGACTTGAGGGCGTTATCCCACAGATCACCGGGTTCAGTTACAAATCATTGTCCACAGCTGTTGTGTAATCTGAACTCTCTCTTTCAAAAAAATTCACATTCTTTAGACATCCTGTGTACACCAGAGGGCAGTTGGGCGGTGGCTGAGTGCCGTACACCGGGCCCACGTTTATGCTCTTGAGGATCCTGTCAGCAGTGGCCTCCAGGAACCTGTTTATGTCAGCCACGTTCACGTGCGAGACCCCCCGCCCCTTTGCCAGAATAAAATTGTACTCCACCTCCACGGCCTCCCTAAAGAGGGCCCCTATCCACTCGGGGGAGGGCTTCTCCTCGTCCGGCACCAGGGTGTTAAACAGCAGCGCGGCCGCCCTCGTGTGCACCCACTCGTCCCTGGATATGTAGTCATTGGCCATGCAGACCCCGTTCATGAGCCCCCTGACCCTGAGCGTGGCTATGGAGTAAAAAGAGCTGATGAAGAAGATGCCCTCTATCAGTAAAAACACCAACACCTTCTCCGCCCTGGTCTTGGCCTCGGACACCCGCCCGTGCAGCCAGTGCAGCTTGGCGGCCAGCGCCTCGTCCCCCACAATCTCGCGCGCGTACTTTTGCATCTCCCCCACGTTGTTCTTAAAGAACATGTTCAGGATGTTGGCGTACACCTTCCCGTGAATGTTCTCCATGGCCTCCTGCTCCGTGTAGTAGTGCTCCAGGTCGTGGCTGTGAAAGTCGGCCACCAGGGCCTGGATGTTAAAGTTCACCAGCTTCTCGGCCATGGCCAGAAAGGAGAACAGAAACTTGTAAAACTCTAGGTCCCGGGGGTTCAGGCTCTGCAGGCAGGCTACATCGGAGGTCAGGGAGATCTGACTGGGGAACCACCTGTTCTGCCAGGTCTCCTGAGTCAGAGCCAGAAAGCCCATGTGGTCGCAAGAGTAGAGAAACTGCTTTACAAAATCCATTGTAGCAACAAGCAAAGTTAATGGGCGACCGCGAGCCACAGAGGCGGGTTAATACACTCACTGGCAGGACAGACAGCGGTCGGGGGACTCGCACTGAGCATGCTCTGGAGACCGGGGCTCCTCATCGCCACCCTTATAGCCACCCACGCCGTCCCCAGAGTCAGGTGATTCGGTGCATTGCAAACATTCTAAGGCGGTCAGGCTGGTCTGTTTTTGGATCCTGCAGTAGTACATGATGGTTTTGAGCCCCAGCCCGTGGCCCAGGAGTATCAGGTTCTTTACATAACTGGCGCTCTTGACGTTGGCCTCTTTTAAGAAAAATGAAAAGGACTGGCTCTGGTCCACAAACGGGGACCTGGCCGCCGCCCTGCGGATCTGATCCTCGGGGCTGTAGTCAAAGGCCGTGAGGAAGTTCCTGTACTTCGCGGCCAGGGGCGGGGGCAGCTTGGAGACGTCGCCCCCGTGGTACTTTAGGAGGGGCACGTCAGAGGGGGAGACCCTCTCCAGAAAAGTGATGTTGGGTTTCATGACCTCCTCCTTGTTGGACACCTTGGAGGAGACGTTCGCGTAGAAGGGGTAGAAGGACTCCGAGAGCCCCGTGAGCTGGGAGGTGCCCGCGGTGGGCATGAGGGCGATAAACTGGGAGTTGAAGGTGCCGTGCTTGGTGACGCTCTCCCTCAGCTCCTCCCACAGCTGCCTCTCGATAAACAGGGAGTCATACTGCACCCCCCACGACTCCCAGTGAAACTCCCCCCGGGACAGCTTGCTGTTCTTCCAGTTGGCGTGCGGCGGAGCGCCCCCCACCGTCACCAGCTGGTTACTGGCCCTGACCGCCTGGTAGTACATGACCTCAAAGATGCGCGCGTCCAGCAGGGCGCTCTCGGCGTCCATGTAGCCCCTCCCCAGCTTGGCGAACACGTCCGCCAGCCCCTGGACGCCTATGCCCGCCGACCGCTCGGCCTGCATGACCCTGACCCCGGGCGTGGGGCACACCCCGCCCAGGATGGAGGCGTTTATCATGTAGACGGCCGCCCGCACCGCCGCGCGCAGCGTGTCAAAGCAGAACTCCAGGTCGGGTGTCAGGGGCGACAGCCGGTCGGCGCCCTCCCCCTCTCCCGCTGCCCCGGCACCCTCCCCCTCGCCCCTCGCCCTCAGGCACGCGGGCAGGCACACGTTGGCCAGGTTGCAGGTGGAGGTGAACTCGTGGGGCTGCTGCACCACCTCGGCGCAGAGGTTGGCGTAGCTGATGGCGTTGCCCTGGGTCTCGAACCAGTGGTGCCTGTTGATGGCGTCCTTGGACAGGATGTAGGGGGAGCCTGTCTTGATGATGGCGCTTATGAGCGCGAACATCAGGGACTTGGCGGGCAGGCTGGACGAGTACAGCCCGTGGCGCACCAGCCGCGCGTACTCCTCGTCAAACTTGTCCCCGTACAGCCCCGCCAGGTGCCCGCCCACCTTGGGACTGAACAGGTGCCACTGGGAGTCTGGGTTCTGCTCGTAGAGCCTAAAGAACAGGCCGGGGACGCACACGCCCTGAAAGATGCTCTGGCAGCGCTCGGGGTTCTCGGGCAGCTTGGCCGCCAGGAACTCCTCTATCTGCTCGTGCCAGAGCTCCATGTAGGCCGCCACGCTGACGGGCCTGAGGTTCTTGTCGTTACAGAACTCCACCTGGGAGTTGATGAGCCTCAGGCAGCTCTGCACGTTCTTGCCCCCCGAGCTAAAGTTGGTCAGGTTCATGCCCACCCCGGACTTGCTGCACAGCAGCGGGGAGAGGTCCCTGAACACCGCGGACAGGGTCTTGTCCTCGGTGGACATGTCAGGGTTCATGATGAAGCAGCTGGCCAGGTAGCTCTGCCTGAGCCCTGCCGAGCGCATGACCGGGGTGGCGCAGCTCACCAGCTGCGAGGCCAGGATCTTAAAGAAATAGGCAAAAAAGTCCAGCCCGCTCTCCATCCGCCCCGAGCCGCCCTCCACCTCGGATACGGTCTTGCGCAGGGAGGGGTAGGCGAAGCACTGGCAGGTGAAGAAGGCCGCCATGCGCGCGTACATCTGCAGCGCGCTCTCGTACACCGCCCCCTCGCCGCCCCCCTCCTCGGTGCGCAGCACGTAGGTGTCATACATGCGCTTGGCCGAGAGCATGCCCCGCGAGATCAGGCGCTCGTACTCGGGCCCGTTCTGAAAGTCCTTGCACAGGTCATCTATGTCCCGCGCGTTGTCCCACAGGAACCTGTGCACCCCCTTCTCCAGCTTGTCCCCGAACGTGGTGACGTAGGCCCTGGTGTCTACGGGCGCGCGCCTGCCCATCACAAAGTGGTAGAGCCTCCCGGCCATCCTGTTGGCCTCCAGGTCCCACCCCGCCGAGATCTTGAGGGTGTCTATGAGCTTACGCAGCGCCAGGTCCTCCTCCCTCTCGGCCATGTAGACGGGGACGGGCATGCCCAGATGCGCGGCCGCCATTTTTCACTCACCTCCTGCTACCCCTCTCTGAAACCCCACCTACCCAGAGGGAAAAAAATTAAATAATCAAATCAGGGTCCAAGACCCGGGCTGGGCCACAAAATCTGAAACCTCGACGGTGGGCAGAGAGTAGCTGCGAAAGTGCAAGTTGCCCCTGCCCGGAGTAGACTGGCTGGAGGAGTAGCCCAGCATGCAGACCGCTCCCAGGGTCAGGTTATTTATATCCAGATTGTCACCCAAAACGGTGATTTTGTTAGCAATCGCGTCAGAGTAGTACCGCCTCAGAAAAAAAACCACATCGCTGGCACCCTTCCCGGTCCTGAAGAACTGCAGGCTCGCGGAAGGGATGTTGTTCACCATAACATAGAGAATGCAGACATAGTAACACACCCGGGGTTTCACCGGGTCGCCCGAGGGGGGGTAGGGGCAGGTCTCGTCCATGTCAAAAAACAAGTCAGAGGGCAGCACCAGCTTGATGTTCTCGGGAGGAGATCTGTTAGACAACACCTCCCCCTTGACCACCGTGGTGATCTTGTTGAGAAAAGTGCTCTGGATGTTCTGAACCAGGGGCCCCACGGGGCTCAGGAACTTGTGCAGACTGCAGTTTTCAATGAGTTCCCTTACGTTCGCGGCCACATTGAGGAAGTCTGACTCTGACTCATACCAGATGTGACTAATCCTGTGGGTGTGGGGCGCGGCGTCCGCGCCCAGCCCGCAGACCCTGAACAGGGAGACCGGGCTGAAGATGGTGTCCACCGAGGTGCACTCGGGGCCGTCGCCCACGCTGAAGGCGAACACGAAGGTGCCCCGGGGCTCCTGCGGGTGGAAGGTCTTTGCGTGCACCAGAAACTCCCCGTACAGGGGCTGCCTGTAGGGGGGCGCTATGAAGTCATCTCTAAATATTTGAATGTGCCCAGAGATGGTCTTGGGGGCATAGTTGGCCACTATAGCCCTGAGGTCCCTGCCCAGCTCCGACGCCCTGAAGGTGCCCAGCTTGTGGGTCTGCGGGGGCACCAGCCTCAGCAGGTCCCTGGCGAGCTTCTCGCCAGAGTCGCCCCTGGGCGTCACCTCCTTGGTCTTCATACCCTAGCCCCCGGCCCAGTAAAACACCAAGGGAAAGTAGAGCAGCAGCACAAGCACAAAGATGAACCCGCAGGCGTCCCTGGACAGGCTCGCCCAGCGGCTCTCCGACGCAGAGAACCTCTTCAAGAAAGTCAGGGTGCTGGTGGACCTGGAGTCCGCCCCGCTGTCTCTGAGAAGTCTGAGCGACCCGGTGCGGATCGCCAGTTTTTTAAATACTCTGAGCGACCGGGGCAACGAGTACCTGGCCTTTATCAGGCACCGGCCCGCCTTCTACCTCCTGAGGGTGGCCTCCTTCGGGGAGCAGGTGCCTCTGGGCGCCGGCGACCTGCAGGGCGCGGTGGGGCTTCTGACCTCGGCCGTGAGAGCCTTCAAGGATTTAAAGCCGCCGCCCGAGGGCACCCCCGCCCCCGCCAACAATCTATTGGAAAACAGCAATATCCTCACGCGCCTCTCTCAGTTTATCGCGCACCTGCGCTCCCTGGACCTCAGCCAACCTGTCACCTTCACGCCCCCCGCCTCCCTGGTGACCCTCAGGTGCATAGAGGAGATCACCTTCTCCTTCTGGCACGCCCACTGGACCGCGCCCCCCGAGGTCTCCCTGCCCAAGCCCAACCCCCAGAGCAAACTGGAGCGCTGGCTGGCGCTCTCCTACGCGGCGGCGCTGGGGGCGGCGCGCGACAACGCCCCCAAGCACCGCCGCGAGCTGCGCGCGCTGGCCAAGAGCCTGCTGACCACCGAAAGGGACCTGTTCGCGCCCGTCTCCGTGGTCACGGAGACCTCCCTCACCCTGCCCCTGGCCAAAGAGCGCGCCCGGGAAATCTTCTCCATGGTGGACGACGCCCTGCCCGGGGACGCCGCGGCGCGGGGGGCGCCCGTCCTGGGGTTCCGGGACGCGGACCTCAACGCCGCGAGCCCCGAGTACGTGTTCCTGTACGAGCACGTGTTCGAGGCCCTGCTCCACGACCAGACCTACGGGTGCGCCCGGCGGACGGTGGAGGCCTTCCTGGAGCGGTGCCTCAAGTTCCTGGTGAACCTGGGCAGCTACGTGCAGACGGCCTGCTCCAACAAGAGCCACCTGTCCCCGCCCGAGATAGAGGGCGTGCGCGCCGCCTTCCACGCGTGCGGCCTCACCCGCGAGGCCTGCCACACCTTCTCCACCATGCTGGCCATCGCCCCGGCCGGGGGCGCCGCCTCGCGCCTCAAGCACCTGCACGCGACGGTGCAGCACCTCGAGCAGATCACCGTCTTCGGGCGCCACTTTTACGAGTGCCTGCGCCGCTGCAGCCCCACCAGCATCTCCCACCGGCTGGTCAGGGAGGTCCTGCGGACCGCCCAAGTGGAGCAGAACTCCGCGACCCCCTGGACCGCGGGGGCGGCGGAGGGCAGCGCCCTCGGGTGGCCCGTCCACTCCTACCTCAGGATCTTCCTGCCCAGGCCCCCCGAGGACGACCTGGCGGCCACCTTCAAGGCGGCCTCAGAGTCCAACTTCATGAAGTCCCTCATCGGGGTCTCCGTGAAGAGGGACTGGGACCTGAATAAGTTCTACGTCCTCAGCAAGAAGGCGCCCGGCGGCGGGGGTAACGGGGAAGGGGGGAGCGGCGGGGGCAACGGGGGCGCGGGAACCGTCTCGCGCAAGCAGGTGCGAAAGTTCTGCGAGGGGCTCAACCCCGGCGACGCGGACTACGCGCTGGAGGTGGTGCAGAGCAAGTACTTTGCGCCCGAGTTCGCGCGGGCCGTGCTGCTCCCCGAGCTGGAGGCCATGCTGCGGGGGCGGGTCAGGCGGCACGTGATGCTGTTCAGGCTCAGGTGGCTGGTCCTGTTCGCCTTCGAGGACGCGGCGGGGCTGGCCCACATCAGGCGCCCCCTGACCCTGGCCTACTTCCAGCTCACAGAGATCTTTGGCCAGGGCGGGGTCGGCTCGGGGGCGGGGGCGGCGGGAGGGGGAGACGGCGGCGCCCTGGGCAACCTGCTGGACCACTTCCACGAGGCCTGGACCGCGGCGAGGGAGCTGGTGCCCGAGGCCGGGGGCGAGGTGCCCCACGAGCTCCTCACCAACATCTACAGGTCCCTGCACGCCCCCGCGGCGCGCGAGCAGCTGGCCGCCGCGGCCGCCTTCCTCAAGGAGATCAAGCCCCTCGTGGAGGGCACCTGGAACATGATGAGGATAGCGTCCGTGCTGTGCCACGCGCGCTACAACTACCTGTCCGCCTCCGGGCACCTGCGCGTCCCCTTTGGCGAGAAGCCCGGGTACGTGGACGTGCCCGTGCCCGTCTTCAAGGAGACGGTGAAGATCATGGAGAGCAGCCTGCACGAGACCCTGGTCATCCTGTCCCAGGCCTGCCAGGACCTGCAGAGGTTCTATGCGGCGTGCCTGGGCATCCTGGACCAGAACCAGTTCCTCGCGACCCACCCCGTCCAGCTGGACCTGTCAGAGCCAGACTTCCAGGCGGTCAAGGAGACCCTCCTGGGCTGCCTGAGGCGGTACAGGGAGGTGGCCTCCCTGGCCGCGGGAAGCTGCTGCTTCTCCCTGACCAGGCACTTCGGGGCCCTCTTCGATCCCCCCCTCATCACCGAGGCGGTGGTGCGCAAGGTGCTGGAGTTCTCCGAGGAGAGGGACACCACGGACGCCTTCATAGAGAGCCTGCAGCAGCCCATCGCCAAGGTGGAGGAAGAGGACTGGGACGACGCGCCACCCAAGCACGCGCTGAACGACTACGACCTGACCGCCCTGAGAGAGATCAACGAGAGCTTTCCATTGCCCAAACAGCATGGGAATAATCCCCCCGAGACCACCCCCTCTATTAAACTTTCCTACACGGACTCTGTGAACGTATCCCAGATCACCCTGGATTGGGAAAAGTTCCTGCGCACCTCCTACATCCCCCAGGATGCCATAACCTCAGAATTTTCCCACATCACCGTCAAAAAGCTGGAACAGAGCATCACGGGGTCATTTTGAGAGGCTCTTAATCGCTGCCATTTTATTATTTATTTATTTATTTGTTAATTTATTATCTTTGTTGTGACAATCCCATCTCCACCTCTGTGGCACGGTAAAAGGGGGTGTGGACGGGGGACCTTTAAGGAGCGCGCGCACGCGAGTGGGGAGGGGGAAAAAACATGGAGGGAATAAAGATCGATGAACTCGACCTCAAGACTCAGGCTATCTTTCTTCACTATCAGAAATTCACCCTCGAGGGCCTCGCCAGCAACCACCAGGGCGTGGCATGCAAGTTCGGCCGCTACGCGGGCATGCAGTGCCTGAGCAACTGCACTGCCTACCTCCTGTACACCTACTACAACGGAGGGGTGCCCCTCAAGGACAGGACGGAGCTGGACCACGTGCTCAACGTGGGCTCCAAGATAGACTTTGTGCTGCGCCAGGGGGGCTCCATAGCGCCCGACCAGTACGTGCAGATAGCCGAGATCCCCGGGACCGTGATCACCTCCCAGGTCAACTGCCACATCTACCAGTCCAATGAGATCTTTGGGCTGCTGGGGGTGGACGCCCCCGTCATCCACGACGACGTGAGGTCCCTGAAGCACGTCCTGACCAGAAACTACAACCGGGTCACCCAGTACATGATCTGCATCTGCAACGCCATGGCCCTGGCCGTGGTGATCAAGGACAAGAGGTACTACCTCTTCAACCCCCACTGCGTGCCCGGGATCGCCAACAGCGTCGCCCACGTGATAAGCACCCCCGACGCGGACGACCTCGTCTCCTACGTGGGGCCCACGGGGGTGGAGTACACGGGGGCGTTCCTGTACTTTGTGCCCGCCGAGGTGGACATCGGGAACCACGCGGCGTTCATCGCCAACCACTACAAGGTCCTGAGGTTCAACAGGCCCAACGCGATCCAGGTGGACGTGTCAGAGGCCGACGGGGGCGGAGCGTGCATCCGAGAGCTCCCCAAAGACTCTAGCGACGGAGCGCCTGCCGATGGGAACAGCGCCCCACCACTAGAGTCTAAAAGGACACGCTCAGCGGAGTCCGCCAAAGAGGTGGGCCAGAAGCTGGTGAAGAGGAGGCAGAAGAAGGGCTTCGCGCCCTACACCAAGTCCAAACCCCCCAATGGCAGGGACGAGGCCGCGGCGGACGAGGTGGCGCGAGTCCTCCCCAACACGGGCGCGACCCCCGAAAGAACAGTATCGCCGGGGGTCGCGCCCATGAGCGAGGACCGCCCGGCCTCCGAAGACTTCTATCCCGACTCGGAACACCCGGACTCTGATTTCTCGGACACAGATCCGGACCTGGCCCAGAGCCAGCTGGATGAATCATTACTGGCACGGGACCAGAGCCTAGAGCCGAATGCCGATGTCGAGTTCGGCGCCGAGGGAGCGCCGCGCACAGCACCGGAGACTCCCGTGGTTGGCGATGGAAACTCCTCTTTTGACAGTTTCCACCTTCCGACCACAAGAGACCCCGGTGAGAGATGCGGGAGAGTGACTGCAGCGGACGAACATGCGGTTGGGGGTGCAAGCCTCGGTGTAGAAAGTTTACAACCTCCAACCACATTGGCGCCCGATGAGAGGAGCCGGGGGAGAAGCGGGGACGGGCGCGGGGGGCCGTCTGCAGCGGACGATCGTGTGGTTGGCGTTGTAAACTCGTCTGACAACAGTTTTCAAACTCCGACCACACCGGCACCCGATGAGAGCCGCCGCCTTTCGAGGCTCGAGGGAGAGGGGGGAGACGCGGGCACCGCCTCCGAAGATGTGGCTGTGCCGGGCGGTGACTCTAGACGCGCAGGAGAAAAAGTCACACACCCACACACAGGACCATCTGCGAGAGGCTCTCGATCGCCAGAGGGGGTCCCGGGGGCGGAGGACGCCGGGCGGGGCGCCTCGCCCGGCCATCGGGTACCCGTGAGCGCCCGCTCGTCTCAAGCACAGCAGGCGGTCAGCGGCCCGAACAGCCAGGCAGAGGGCGATGAGGGTCTTCCGCCCCGGGACACAGACGGACGCGGGAAGGCGGCCAGAAGATCCCGCCCCGGAGGCGACGGGGCCCCGGCTTTCAATCTCTGGCACGGCGATGTGAACTCCCACAAAGAGTCTCCGCCGCCGCGCCCGAGTGAGAAAACCGGGGAGGATCCATCTATGGTCAAAACAGCCAAGGGTGATATGTCCCCCCTCTATGGCGACCCTTCAACCGGCACTCTCATGCACAAATGTAGCGACCGTCCTACGCCAGAGTCGATACACGCGTGCACAAGGGAACTGGATGAAAACATGGTCCTGGACGAAGATGGCGGTTCGGGGTGCGGGGACGGGCGAGGCGATGTCAGGTCGGGGGGCGAAAGTGCGCCAAGCGATAGGAACTCTCTTTCGGAGTCCGCGTCCCTCGGCGCACGGCCGCCGCCCGAAAGACGTCTCCCCGAAACCCGGGAGGATTGGGAAGGGGAGGGGGATGCGATGATGGCGATCGAGGCGGGCCCCGAGGGCGATTCTGCCAAACGGCCGGTGTATGGAAAAGTCAGCGCTGACGGAGGCTCATCTTTCCCAGACGCCGGCGCCTCGGCCAGAAAAACCGGGCCGCGCGCCGCAAAAAAGAAGGGAGGGGAAAAGAAGAGGAAGGGGCGCGGCGTCGAAGGCGGATCAATCCCAGCGAGCTCTCCTGGGTCCGAAGTTGGTTGCGAAGGCGGTGCACGCTCGCCAACAGCGCACCCAGCACAGCTCGCACAAAGGGAGGAGGGGGTGAGCGATGGGGGCGATGGGTATTCCTCGGCGGATTCACTCGTAACGGGGTATGAAGGTAACTACAGAGAACGATCACATCCGGTTACAAGTCTTCCAACCGAGGACGAGGACATGGCCTTCGAGGAAGAGGGAGAGCGAGAGGGGGGCGCGGCCGCCGAAGAGACGTCTGATGCGAGAGGTGCACAAGGGACGGGAGATTTTAACAGTCTCAAACAGCCAAAAACTCCCCTCTCGTGTTTACCCCTCGATCAAAAACCGGGGTCTCGGGTGCGTGGAAAAAAAGGGAGGAACCGCGGCGGGGCGGCGGGCGAGGAGCGAGTCGTCGCGGGAGGTAAACTGGATGCTGGATACACCGACCCTGGAGATGTCACAGTGTTCCCCGCGTCCAGTTTCGGCCCCTGCGAGACCGTCTCTTTGGGCGCGTCCGGTTCCGCTCACGCGAGACAAGAGGGGGGTGGAAATGAGGAACTGCCCTCGGACGAGAGCATAGGATCGGAGTGTCTGAGCCGTTCAGAATCGCTAAAACACTCAGGATCCTATCGGCCGTCCGAGCGCGCGCGTGGGGGACGGGGGTCCGTCGAGGACGGGGAGGGGTCTTATGATGGCAATTTCCCAGGAGAAGGACCACGTCGACCGGGCACTACAGATCTCTCTGAAGGGTATCTAGTGCCCCGTCGACAATTTCTATCTCGGGATAGACGCAGGGGGGGCGAAGAGGGCGGTGGCGAGGACGATGGGATGTCCGCCGAGGACGGGCTCCCACCGGACGAAAAGTGGCTGCCCATGACTGCCGAGTTGTCGGGCGACTCAGCAGTCAGAGACAATCACTTTTCGGACGGGGACGAGCGGCGAGGGGCCCGGGGGAATGGGGGGGAGGGATGGGGCGACGACACTCTCCGAACAGATAGTTGGCGAAACCTGAAAACTACCGATCTGGGTGAAGACTCTGTAGTTTCCGGGTCACGCTATCCATCTATGGAGCAACAAAGTGTGGGCGAGGGGGGGCGAGACGGTCTTCCTGCGGACGGGAAGCGCGAACCTAAGGCTGCTGACCGGGGGTCAGGGTCAACAGCTCCCGGTTCACGAGTCCCATCCGCGGGTCGGGAGCCCGGGGGGCAGTGCGAGGGCGAAGATCACGTCGCGATGGACGAGGGGGCGCCGGGCCCGGGGTCTCCACTAGTGAAAAAGAAGCAGGATAATGACACCCTTTTCCCACACAGGGGAGACCACCGGGCCCCGGAGCCTGCGAACCCCGTCTCTTTGCTTGTTTTGGCCAACCCCCCATCGGCCCCGGTCTCCCGGGCGGCGGAGGACATGCTGACCGACATGGCCTCGCTCAAGAGAAAGAGGAGCCGCGCCGGGACCGCATCTGACTCAGAAGACGATGCAGGTCCGAACGACTACCACGCCCACCAGAGCAAATCCGCCAACTGGGGGGACGCCCTTGACGATGACATCTGGATAGACGACGTCCCCGAGCCCGCCAGGAGCCCCGAGAGCCCGGACCTGGGCAGCGAGAGGCTGTTCTCGTCCTCCTCGGAGGAGAGCCTGCACACGGCTGACGAGGGCGGGGACGATGGGGCCGGGGAGGGGGGCGCCGGGGACGAAGAGGGGTCCGGGCTGGAGGAGGACGACGAGTTCGAGGGGGAAGGGGCGAGGGGGGCGACCGCCCAGGGCCAGGGGGTGGACTTTAGCGAGGTGGACACCTTCATAGGCAACATGAGGCAGTTCTCGCACAGGGAGAGCCTGCCCCTGATCGTGGACGCCTCCATCTCGAGGGGCTTCAGGGAGGCCAACGCCCTGCACACCATAGACAAGCTCATCACCAACATCATCATCGAGAGCGGGGTGGTCACGGGCCCGGCCCACCCCTCCAAGGCCAAGAACCTGCTGCGGTTCATCGTGCTGTGGGGCAGGAAGCTGGGCATCCCCACCCGGGAGCTGGAGATTTTTATGGAGACCGAGCTGGAGATCTCGCGCCTGTGCTCGGCCATCGACGACGGGGCCTTCCCCGAGGGCCTGTTCCTGTCCCACGTGCTCACCAAGGTGAACAGGTGCCTGCCCGCCATCTACACCCAGACCCGCGGGATAGTGAAAAAGATAGCGTCCATCCTCACCGCCGAGACCCAGAAGGTGGAGGGCAGGGAGACGGTGGCGGACCCGAGGGGCTACGCGGGGATCCTGACGGAGGCCTTCGACAAGGACGCGTACATCATCTGCACCAAGGGCGAGAGCGTGGAGATAGTGAAGAAGATCGCCGCGCTGAGGGAGGCGGTGGCCGCGAGGAACGCGGAGATCGCCCGGGAGAGCAACTCCTTCGAGGCGCTGATGGGCGCCCTGCGCGCCTACGGGCCCGTGCCCGAGGGGGTGGGGCCCATGGAGAGCCAGCCGGGGGTCAAGGACAGGGCCTTCGCGGAGGCGGTGGGCGAGGTGATGGGGGACCTGACGGAGAGGGTGAGGAACGTGACGTCCGAGTTCACGGACTCCCTGGCCGCGGGGCACATGGACACCACCTATCTGCCCGACCTGGAGACCCTCATCCAGAACATAGACTCCACCATCAGGCTGCTGGGCTTCGCGGCGCGCGAGCTGCGCATGGAGAAGAAGCCCCTGATGGCGGCCGCGCAGCAGCTCACGTACATGGGGGGCGAGCTGGCGGCCATCGCCAACGCGGACTGGGCCCACCGCCCCGCCGAGCCCGTGACCCAGGTGAAGGAGATCAACGATCTCAGGAGCCGGCTGGCGCAGCTGCAGAAGGAGGACGAGAACGCGCAGGCCACCGAGCGCATCCTGGCCGACGTGGAGGGCATGCTGGATGACATCACGTCCCAGCGAGGGGAGGGGGGCGCCGTGTCCAGGACCCTGACCGTGCCCATGCTGGAGAACTACCTCAAGAACGCCGGGGCCCTCATCGGGGAGAGCCACAACGAGAAGTACCTGCGTCTCAAGGAGAGGCTCAGGGAGCTGGCCTCCTCCGAGGACTTTCTGGTCAACCTGATCAACACCACCACCCTGTTCTCCGTGACCCAGACCCTGGCCAAGATCGAGCAGATCCTCGGGGGGAGTCCCCACCTGGCCACCGGCGAAAAGGTGAGGCAGGCCTTCGAGGGCGCGGGCGAGCAGATCATAGCGGACGCCATGGAGGCGGTGGCCGCGCGCGACCCCGCCAGGCTGGACGTGGCCGCGACGGGCTCGCTCCCGCGCTTCCTGAGACACTCCCCCGCGCCCGGGGCCGAGGACACGGGGGCGGCCCTCTTCGCCCTCTCGGAGGCGGTCAAGCTGGAGAAGGGGTCTAAGGGGAGGATCAGGTGGAGGGGGGTCGAGGGGAAGCTGTCCGACGCCCACTCCCTGGTGGCCCGCTCCGCCGCCAAGGGCGCCCAGAAGAGGAAGCTGTTCGCGCTCATCCAGGGCCTGAGGAAGGACTACGCGGCCCAGGAGCAGAGGGAGATCATGGAGGACTGGAAGGCCTTCGTGACGGAGGCCCCCATCAACAGCATGGAGGACGTGAACGACATCCTGAGGGCCGCCCCCAACGAGGAGGCCAGGGAGTTCGCGGCCAAGAAGCTGGAGGAGCGGGTCAGGGAGATGAGGGAGGCGGAGGCCAAGCTGGAGAAGGAGGCCGAGGAGATGCTGACTCAGGCCGTCAAGCGGCGGGGGCTGCAGTGCTGGGGCAGGATCCAGAACGCCTTCGACAACATGGCGTTCGGGGGCATCACGGGCGAGGACTGGGCGGCGGTGGCGGCCGAGTTCCAGAGGGAGGGCTCCACCCTGTCCTCGACCCTCCCGGGGCAGCTGTCCAAGCTCACGGACAAAGTGGAGGCCGAGGTGGAGGCTCTATTGCTCAACAAAGTGGTGTCCATGCTTCCCAACGGCCCCGCCTTCAAACCGCCCGCCTTCGACTGGCTCACACCCTACAGGGCCCACATGAACTTCTACCTCAAGAGCTTCCCCCTGCCCAAGCTCAACCGGCAGGCCGAGGCCGTGGAGGCTAAAATGAGCCAGATAGAGCAGGCCATAGAGGGGGCGGACGTGTACGAGGCTGTGGCGGGCACGCCCCTGGAGGCGCCCGTGGCGCGGGCCCTGAGGCTGCTGAGGGCGGCGCGGGACGAGGCCGCGGGCCTCAAGGGCCAGATCGACGAGGGGGAGCGGGCCTACGTGCAGGGGGTGGAGAGGGCCGGGGAGGGGGGAGAGCCGCCCGCCAAGCCCAAGGCGGAGATCCCCAAAAAGCTGCTGACCTACGAGCAGACCCTGTCCCTGGCGAACCTGCCAGAGGACTTCCAGAAGAACGTGCTGCAGAACGAGACCCTCATGCTGAACCAGCTCAGGGAGTACCTGGGCAGGGTCACCGAGAACATAAACTCCCTGGAGTCGAGGGCCAAGACCTCGCGGGGGGAGGCCAACGCCAGGCTGGCCGCGGTCATCGAGGAGAACCTGCCCCAGGCCAACGTGAGCATCTCCTCCAGGAGGCTGGACAAAAGTGACCCGGTGGGCTTCCTGGAGGGCATCGTCAGGGACAAGCAGATAGTGGAGTCCGACCCCTACTCGGCCACGCGCGAGAGTCTGGTCTGGCTGCACAGGACCTTCAAGGCCCTGCTGCCCCTGTGCCCCGCCTCCCTCAAGAGGAGGATGGAGCTGCTGGGCGAGGAGATCCTCAGGGAGAAGGGCAGGGCCGTGGAGCTCCACGAGTTGGAGCTGCGCGCCCACGAGACGGACGACGTGGGGGTCCTCACCGAGGCCATAGAGACCCTGGAGGCCAGGAGGGTCACCGGGGGCAAGGCCGCCGTGGAGGGGTGGGTCAAAAAAAGGGACGCCTACAGGAAGATGGTGGAGGACCTGGCCCTGAGGTCCGAGGTGGAGAAGAGGCTGGGGCCCCTGGTGGAGAAGTCCAGGGAGGCGCTGGACGCCCCGGACCTGGCGGTCCTCCAGGAGGAGGCGGCCGCCCTGCTGCTCGAGGCCAAGACCGGGGGGCTGGACAAGAGCGCCCCCGAGACCCACGAGCGGGTCCTGGAGCTTCAAATGTACCTGAGGTTCAAGCTGGACTTTCTCAAGCACTACCTGGACTCCCAGAGGCCCGTCTTCGAGGCGGCGCCCCTGTCGCGGGCCCTCTATTGGTCCAACAGCCAAGGGGAGAGGGAGTCTCGAGAAAATAGTGGGGAAGGGGAGGGGGTAGAGGGCGGTGAGCGAAGGGGAGAGGGGGGAGGCGAGGGGAGTCCCTCCGGGGCGCCCCTGAGACTGGCGCCCAGGCTGTCCATCTACAGGTCCCTGGCTAGGCAAGCGACCAAGTTCCCCGCCCGGTGGCTGGAGACCAGGCCCTCCGTGGACCCGGTCCCCGAGACCCTGGTGCCCAACGCGCAGGAGCCCCCCATCCACCTGCAGCCCGTCTTCTCCAACTTCCTGGAGCTGCTGCTCTTCCTCCCCGAGACGCACCCGCGGGTGGGGCCCGGCCGGGGGCCCCTGTACGGGACTCTGGCCAAGAGGCTGGGGGTGGAGCTGCGGGACATGCTGGACAACCAGTGGGGGGACATAGCGGCCCACGTGCAGGGCGTCCTGGACGCCTACCGCGCCAGCAGGATCGGGTCCGCGCGGGACAACCCCTTCTTCGCCATGACCCTCTTCGCCCACGCGGTCAACGTGGCCGCCCGGGGGCTGGACGCGGGGCGGAGAAACCCCGAGGCCGAGGTCCTGCCCGTGACCCACCGCCAGTGGGCGCAGCTGCTGCTGGCCACCCGGCCCGAGCTGGCGGCCGCCTGCCTGCGCGCCCCCTCCCTGAGGGGGGCGGTGGAGGTGCTCAGGACCGTGGCCCCCTCCCTGCGGCTGCTGACGCCCACCCTCTTTTTGGAGGACATGTACTTCCCCCGGAGCAGGCCCGAGGTGGACCACTTGAAGGCGCTGCCTCCCCCCAGGGCCTTCCTGTTCAGGCCGGGGCGGTGGCCGGCCGCCGACGTCACCCAAGCCCTGTGGGGGTCAGACGGGTTCGCGCCCCTCTTCCCTCCCAAGGAGGACGGGCGGGCCAGGGCGGGCTTCCTGCTGTGGGCCCTGCTCACGGTGGACCACGTGGTCCTGGGCCAGCTGTGGAGCACGCTGCCCCCGCTGGACATGGGCCTCAAGAGCCCCCTGCACCTGCTCTACGCGCTGGCCGCGGCCGAGTACCCCAACACCGTCCCCGACGCGGAAAGGGAGTCAGGAGGGGAGCCGGGGACCCCCTACCCCTACGGGCCGCCCACCGGCAGCTACTACACCCTGGGCCCCACCGAGGCCGGCGGGGCGGAGAAGGTGCCCGTGACCGGGTTCGAGGTGGCCGTGGGGTGCCTGCTGCGCGGCGTCTCCGCCCACATCTTTATAGACTCAGAGCGCCCCTGGGCCCCAAAAACTAACTCAGGGGGCGAGATAGACCTGGTGGCGCCGGTGCTGGACTGCACGGGCGCGGTGGACCCCTTCAAGTCCCTCAAGGCGGTGCCCAGAAAGACCCTGTCGCCCTCGGCCGAGCTCTTTGACGGCCTGGCCGGGCGCGAGGAGGTGGAGGTCTTCGGGAGGCAGGCCGCCTGGCTGGGGGAGAGGAAGAGGGGCGGGCGAAAGAGGGACAGGTTCATCGTGGTGCTGGACCCAAACAACTACCTGAAGGGGTCTTACCTGGGCAACGCGCGCCCCCCGGGCGACGCGCCCCCGGTGGAGCTGGCGATCGAGGAGAACAAGAACTGGCCCGCGGAGGCGCTGGCCCCCAACCTGCAGGCGGCCTCCCCCATCCCCAAGTCCAGAGTGGCGGCGGAGTACAAGAAGCTCACAGAGAAATACATGGACCTGGCCCTGAAGCAGGTGTTCGCCGAGTTCCCCGGCTCGGTGCACGACCCCCCGGACTCCAGAGAGGAGGAGGAGGGGGAAGGGGAAGCGGGTCAAGGGGCGGAGGAGTGGCAGGAGGAAGAGTGGGAGGAGCGGGAGGAGCCGCGGCCGCCGCGGCGACTGGGGGAAAGGGGAAGGCGCGAGCGGGAGGTGGTGGAGGCGGTGGCGCCCGCTCCGCGAGACTACAGCCGCCCGAGGGTCCCCCCGCGGCGCGAGCCCTCCGGTGGTCCGCGCTCGCCCGCGCGGGATAGAGACACGCTGGGAGGGGGCGCGGGCTCAAGAGAAAAAGTCTCTGAGGGGAGAGGGCGGCCCAGAGTACAGCTATCTAGATCTCCCAAGCCGCGGCCGGCGGCGAGCCAGGTGCAGGGCCCAAGGGAGGAAGTTGGTTTCTCGCCTGGCCGAGCGCGGCGAGGGGGAAGTACCGCCCACGCTCCGCCGGAGACAGATACAGCAGATTACATAGAGCCTCCAAAAAGCGGCGTGGGGGCTGGGAGCGGGCCGCCCGAGAAAAAACAACAGGGGGCCGCAGAGGCCGAAGCCCCCGCGCCGAGAGAAGGGGAGGGGGCTGCCCAGGAGGCGCCGGGCGAGGGGACGCCCGAGCCAGCATCTATTGGAAAAACAAGCAAGGGTAAAAAGAAACCTCTCTTTACCAAGCTTCCTCCCAGCAGCGTGGATCTCAAGGACCTCTTTAAAAAACCAGGGTTGGGGATTTACGGGGGCCTCACCTCGCCCCGCTTCTCGGACGAGAGCGAAAGCGAGGGCGAGGGCAAAGGCGAGAGCGAGTCCGAGCCAGAGTCTCCAAACACAACAGCTCTGCCCGCGAGCGGCGAAAGCGAGCCGCAGCCTCTCGAGGAGGCAGGTGTTGCTAAGCAAAACACAAACACGGCTCCATTTTTAGACGGCCCCGTTTCACAACAGAGCCAGGCCCCTCCTCCTCCCGGGCGAGCGAGGCCCGCACCTGCGGCTGCCTCTGAAAACTGGGAGCGGGGGGCGCCAGACACCCCAAACACAACACCGAGCTCTAAGGGGGGCAGGGTGAAGGTGAAGCTTCCATCTAAGGGCGAAACCCAGCCTGCTGAACTAAAACCCAAGCCCGAGCCGGCGGCTCCAGACCACAGGTCACCCTCTGCTTGGCAGCGGTCGCCTCTAGAGGCCGCCCCTGGGACCGCGGCGCCCAGAGTACAGCTGGGGGCGCCCCCCAGACCCCGGCAGGCGGCCGCAGTGCCCGCGGAGCATAAAAGTGAAAATAAAAAACCCACCTTGAGTTTTGACGCCCCGCCGAGCGCGAAACCACAATCACAACAAATCTCAGCTAGCACACATACCCCACAACCACAACCATCACCACCACCGCCACCTCTTTATGCCCCCAAGCCTCCCAAGATCAATCTCAACCTGAGACCCGACCAGACCAAGGGGGCGACCGCGGGCGGCCCTCCCCACGCGATCACAACACCACCACCACCACACACGCCTCCCCCGCGGGCAGAGAGCCCCCTGGAGGAAACAACCTACGAGTTCTGGGACTCCGAGGAGGACGATTCCCCGCCCGCCAGGCCCCCCAGGGCCAGACTACCCGTCTTCCCCCCCGGCGCCCCCCGCGGGCCCTCCGTGTCCCACACGCCCATCGAGCTCGAACACATCCTCAACGGGGACTACCCCCAGAGCCCGACCACCGATGTGGAGGAGGCCCTGGACGAGGAGCCCGTCCGAGAACTCTACCTGCACGAGGAACCCGTCACCGAGGGCAAGCACGCCCTCCTAGAGCTCATCTCCAACATACGCGCGCGAGTGGTGCAGACGACGAGACTGATACTGGACAAGATCAATCAGATACAATTTCTTTATTTGTGAAAAAAATAAAATAAAATAAAAAGTAAATTTTATTTATTGTTTCTTGCCTTTTGTTCCCGGCGCCTGTTGGCTTCGCGACCTAGAGCTCACGTCGCTCTGAGAGGCTGACCCCCCGGATGCCCCAGAGGCGGCTGCAGAGGCGGACCCCCCAGATGCTGCTGTGGAGGCGGCGCCCCCTGATGCCCCAGAGGCAGACCTCACGGACGAGGACGTCCCCCCGGTATCAAATTCACCCGTCTCCGGGGGCAGGGGGATCATACTGGAGAGCGCCTCAAAAGATCTCAGACCCGCCCCCCGAGAGGCGGTCAGGTCGCCCAGGTGCTTCTTCCTCCTCACCCCCAGTCTGATCCTGGCCTGGTCATCATAGATCTCGTGCACCCTTAGATAGATCACGTACAGCATCTTCACCTTTTCATAATCGGCGTCCGACCTGTCCCTTCTCTCCAGGGCGGCCACCTCAGCGGCCACTATGGGATTTATCTCCTCCAGCTTTCCCTGGACCCTGGGTAGCCTCAGTGGCTGGTATCCCTCGCCATCCCCCAGCTCACAGGCCTCCATCTCGTCCCGGGGCATCTCTCTCCTCCCTCTTCCCCACCCCCCTTTCTCAACTATCTCTCTCAAGAGGTGGGCTTCAGACACCTGGAGCAGTACAGGCCCGGGCCCAGCTCAGTCAGGTAGAACAGGTCACACACCGCCACCCTCCTCAGCAGAACCTGGGTGCAGTCGTCCCCGAGACAGGGCAGCACCAGGTCCAGCTCGGTCGCGGAGTCGCTCACCACTATGGAGCAGTTGCTGGCACCCACCGCCCTTATATACTGGCGGTTTCCCACAGTGAATTTGAGGGGGTAGGTCCTGATGCGGCAGCTCCCGCAAAAGGAGCAGTAAATCCTGCCCGTGGAGGCGCAGGTGGTGAGATACTTCTCCTTCTGGTCCCTGCAGTAGAAGATGTGGGTGGGGTTGAAGGAGACCTTGCTGAACTTGCCCTTGCCCAGGTTCAGGCAGTAGCCGCACTCGGCGCACACCACAGCTAGCCTGGCGCCCGCGCCGTCCCCACCGCGGTACCCACGGTGCACGGGCACGCTCAGGAACGGGCACAGGATGTTGTACCCGATGATCTTAGAGTAGAGGTCGTGCGCCGTGAAGCTTTTAATATCTGTGGTGTTTGGCAGGACCACGTACCTGGAGGCCGCCATGCTCTGAAAGGCCAGGGCCCCCACCATGGCGTTGAAGGGGTTGCCGCAGGGCACCGTCCTCCCCCCGTCCCTCAGGGCCTTGAGAAAGCTCAGGTCGTGGTCGGAGAGGGGGGCCTCTGCCCGCCCCTCCCTGAGAAACATGCACCTGGGCTCCAGCCTGAGGTGGGGGGCAGGCACGGACAGAGGGGTGTCGTTCTGAAAATGGTTCCTGCTCTTTCTCTTCATCCCAACAAGCACATTCAGCATGTTGTTGTTGCACCGCACGAGGGGCAGAGAGTACTCCCCCAGCCCCGCGGCCGCCATGAAGGCGGGGGCGGCCTTGTCCAGCCCCAGGGTCAGCAGGAGGTTCCAGTGCACGTCCCTGGCCATGCGCCTGAAGGCGCCCCCCGCGGCCTCGACCCCGACCCGCATGGACTTAAAGATGACCAGGGTGAAGGCCAGAAACAGGCTCTGCAGGACCTCCACGGACTCCCTGAGAGAGGGCAGCCTGTCTCGGGCAACCCTCCCCCCGGTGAATTCACAGCCCCCCGACCTGTGGCACGTGAGGAGGTAGGTGGCGAAGCAGGACAGGTCCGCGCAGCGGGTGATGTGGGCCACCCACTCTGGGCACCTCCCCCCCTGCCAATAGGCTACCCCATAGAGCACGAAGCGGGCGCAGTCCTCCTCGCCCACGCGCAGGCCCTCGCACAGGGCCCGCATCAGCCCGTCAGCTTCGCCCCCGCCAAGAAGGTCGCCGCCGCCACCGCCCCCACCGCCAAGACGGTGAAATATCTCTGGAAAGCGCACCGGGTCCATCGCCGCACCAGCCCCAGGCCCGAAGACAAACCCAGCCCACCGCCCGGGGGCGTCGGGGCGCCCTGAGGCTCCGCGGGCAGAGTGCCAGGCGAGCCGCCGGAGTCGCCCGCTCTGTGGGCCCGTATGGGTCTTCTGACCATATCATCCTCGCCCCTCTCTGAGTTCTTCCCCCCCTCACCGGATCGGGTGTCAGGGGTCAGGCCCAAGGTCTGCGCTATGGTGCCCAAGATGGCGGTGACCCTCTTGGGGTTCTTGGCCTTGACCACCAGGAACTGCAGGGCCTGTCTAAAATCGGTGAGGTAGGTCCTGCAGACCACCATGGAGTTGAACACGTTCAGGTCCTTGGAGAACACCAGGTTGGTCTTGAACTTGGTAAAGTCGTCCTGGCTCAGGACCACGGAGGTGTTTTTGGGAAGGTACACGTCCGTGTCCATGGAGAGGCACCTCCCAAACTGGGAGTGCAGGTCCATGGGCTCGCAGAGAAAGCATTTCAGGGTGATGGCCAGCCCGTTGTTGGAGATGATGAACACGGGCGAGTAGGGGAACTTCTCAGACTGCAGGATGTGGCACCAGTACTTGTACACAAACTCCAGGTTGTAGATCTGCCCGTGCACCAGCTTGACTATGCATATGGGCTGGGTGGACCCCTTGGCGAACACGTGAGGCCCCGCGGCGCACTGCCACAGGTCCACCGCCGTCCCGGGCTGGCAGATGAAGGACCTGACCACCTGACACAGCTGGGCCACGAGCCTCTTGCTCCCGTTCATGACTGCAACCCACCCCCTCTCCCCTCTAGTCTCCGCTATTTATAATGGCTGCGACGCGAGGAAAAACACCCACAGCCGGCGCCAGGGCCTAGTTCTTTTTTACCCCATTAAATACTGTATCGGTTTCCACTATCTTGGAGATGACCTGCCTGACGGCCCTGATCTTGGACTCCAGGATCTCCCCGTGCTCGCACCTGCACCCGCTGGCCCTCAGCTGCATAAACAGCTCGAGGAACTGGCAGTAGTTGAGCAGGTTCAGCCTGGTGTAGGTGGTGGGGGCGATGATCTTTATATCTGGGGGCAGCATGGACTGAAAATCAATTAAACTGTCTCTGTCCTCAACTCTGCGCGTGTGAAAAGAAGTCATGATTTTTTTTAACCTGGCCTCTTTATTTTTTTTGTCTAATTTTAATAACAGATTTCCCCCTCAGTTTTTCATCTTTGTGGTCATGTAGGCCTCTATGTAGTTAATGAAGATGTCAAACTCGCTCATGGCCTTGTAGACCCCTTTTTCCTGGAGCTTGCTGAAGGCGCTCTTCACCTGCTCCACGGCCTTGCTCTTATTCTCGCAGGGCAGGAATCTGTGGCAGCGCCTCAGCCTCACCCTGAGGGTTTTGAGCTTTTCCCCCAGGGAGTTCACTTTATCCTTTTCCTGGTCGGTGCTGTGGTTCTCGGCCTGGGGCATCACCTCCTCCAGGTAAAACTGGATCATCTCAGACAGGGCCTGGCAGCCCAGGTAACCCTTAAAGTCTTCCAGCAGGGACCCGTCCAGCAACATGTTGTCCAGCTGGTCCTTCATCTGAAAGAAGGTCTTTACCCTGCTGAAGGCGGCCCTGAGCTCGTGGAGCATGTGGGGCAGGCTGGTGGGCAATGTAGGGCAGTCGTCCCCAGACTCACTGTCATATTTGTTGTCGGCCCACACCCCGGCCAGGAGAACCAGGCAACACAGCAGCGATGCCCTGAACATGGCTAATCTGCCCAACACCTCAGGCCCTGAGTTTTCAGACACCAATCTATTGGTTCAACAGCAAAGGTTATAAAGTTTTCTCGCCTCCTGCCCAACACAGCGTAAAAAATAACATGCCTCCCCATCTATATACCCAACAGCCAGAGATAGGAAACAACCATTTGCCAGTATCACAAGCAAAACCATCCTGTCCAACCATTGACACATCAGCGATCGAAAGCTAGCCTGAGCCTCTATCCTCACAACAGCAAAGGTGGCATGATTCTCCAAAGCTATTGGTTAAACAGCAAAAGTAGCTAGCGCCTCACATTGCATAGCAGCCAAACATTGTGTAACCAAAATCCCCTGTCTGCCAGCATGGCCCCTGTCTGCCAGCATGGCCCCTGTCTGCCAGCATGGCCCCTGTCTGCCAGCATGGCCCCTGTCTGCCAGCATGGCCCCTGTCTGCCAGCATGGCCCCTGTCTGCCAGCATGGCCCCTGTCTCACTCCCAGTGGACTCATTTGGTCCCCCTCTCGGTTGCGCGGGTCAACTCCCATCCCCAGAAGACCATGTTTGCCCCAGCTCGCCAAGCCACAGTTATACCTCTGTGGTTAGCATTTAGTGTTTAAAAAAAAGAGGATAGTGAGAGTGAAGTGTAATGACCACGTGAAACAGAAATAAGTTTAACTTTTTTATTATTTTTTTAAGGTTTGTTTTTTTTGTATGTATGGTTAGTCTTCACCTGCGAGGCACCACAATTTCAGTAATGCAGAGGTTGGTTAGCGAGGAAACAAAACACTAGCCATAAATTAAGGTTGGGGGTTAGTGGGGGTATGTAGTGTACCCAGCTTGTAGTGCTGTATTGCTGTAGTGCTTTTGCCACTCAAAAAAAAACCTTAGGGTGCGGCTGGAGGAAAAAGTGAGCTTGTAAACTTTTATAAAAATCCCAGTTCCCAGCGGCCTTAATTTTTAAAGGTTTGGGTTACTCCAAAAAGTAACTTTTTTGGTTTTCTTAATTTTCAAGGTTTTGGTAAAATTACATTTTTTGACAACCTAGGGCCTACCAGCGAGGCGGCCCTGATTTAAATCCCGGGTTTCCAAAAGCAAGGTATAAAATCTAGTGGTCCGGTAAAGAGGAAGCTAGGCCAGAGGGTTTAGGAAGTAGGAAGCAGGAAGCTAGGCCAGAGGGTTTAGGAAGTAGGAAGCAGGAAGCTAAGCCAGGGGGTTTAGGAAGTAGGAAGCAGGAAGCGGGAAGCGGGAAGCAAGGCTAGGGGTGCAGGAAGCAAAAAAGCTAGGCCAGGGGTTTAGGAAGCTAGGCCAGAGGTCCGTGCCGGGTCCAGACGCGAGGTGCAAAATCCAGGGGTCCGGCAAGCCAGTATGGGGTTTCAGTGCCTGGTCCAAAAAGCTAGGTGCAAAATCCAGCGGTCCAGGAAGCTAGGCCAGGGGGTCCAGGAAGCAGGAAGCTAGGCCAGGGGGTCCAGGAAGCAGGAAGCTAGGCCAGGGGGTCCAGGAAGCAGGAAGCTAGGCCAGGGGGTCCAAAAAGCTAGGCCAGTGGGTCCGTGCTGGGTTCAGGAAGCAATCCAGGGGTCCAGGAAGCAGGAAGCCAGGCTAGGGTCCAGGAAGCAATCCAGGGGTCCAGGAAGCAGGAAGCAATCCAGGGGTCCAGGAAGCAGGAAGCAATCCAGGGGTCCAGGAAGCAGGAAGCTAGGCCAGGGGTCCAGGAAGCAGGAAGCAAACCAGGGGTCCAGGAAGCAGGAAGCAAACCAGGGGTCCAGGAAGCAGGAAGCAATCCAGGGGTCCAGGAAGCAGGAAGCAATCCAGGGGTCCAGGAAGCAGGAAGCTCACGCCGGGTCCAAAAGCGAGGTGCAAAATCCAGGGCCCCAAAAATTTCAGCGCCCCAAAACCCGAAAGCCGCTTCCCCCAGCCGTATGCACCCCTAAAGCCGCCGGGAGCATGTAACCCTGGGCTCAGCCCGGCCCGGGAGCTCCACCGGCGGATTGAATCCTCGATTCTGGCCCCCTTTTATACAGTTTATCCAGGGTTGGTGGGATGGCTGGCATCCCAATAACTGGGCGTTCCCAATAAAGTGTTTCTCACTATACTAACTGAGCCTTCTATTCTGGAATTTCCCTATAGGGTGTGTCCATATCTGGAGTACTATACCGGATATACTATACCGGAGGCACCGGTATAGAATCTCTATTGGATAACAAGGAAGGATATGCGAGATTTAAGGATATAGTGAGATACATACCAGATATGACTAATCTAGATATGTTAATTAGATATGACTAATCTAGATATGTTAATTAGATTAGTCATACAGATATGACTCATACTGTAGTATACTACAGTATATATATATATACTATATATATATATATATAGATAAAGCGCGACCCAAAAACGCCCACCACACAAATCCCACAATCTGATTGGTCCAGAGCCCTCTCAGCCGCGCTCTGATTGGTCGAGAGCTAGCTGGCCCTCTCGACCAACCAGAGGCCAGGGATTTTGATTGACAGCTCCGCCGGCCAATGAGAACGCAGGGATTTTGATTGACAGATCGGAGAGCCAATCAGAGGCGACCTGTCGCTTGATTGACGGGCGCGAGAGCCAATCAGCGTCGAGCAGCAGAATGTCAGAAATCAGACTATCTTTTTTCTGGCAGGCCGCCCAACCGGGATGAGATATGGAACAAATAAAAATCTCGGAAAGTGACGTAGGCAGAAGAGCTACACGCCCCCCTCTGACCGCCGGTTGACCCCGAGACCCTGGAAATCCCCCCGTGACTCACGGAGACCCCGTATCCATGGCGACGGGCGGATGGGATGAGAAGCCCCCCGTGCGCAGCGGAGCGAGAACCCTGAACTTTCGACCCCTGGCGCGAACTCTGGGTGACCCCGGCCCGCCGGACCCTGGAAGGGATGAGATCGGGCGCATCGGGAGCCCGGGGTCCCCCGGTTCGCCCTCGGCCCCGCGGCGGCGAGCGGGCGCGCGGGGTATTAAAGATCAAAAAGGGATTAGCCCGCGGTCCTTTTTTCCCCTTAATACCTCGCCCCTCGCTTCCTCTACGCGGAAGTAGCGCGAGGGTCACCCGGAAATAAGGACTTTAACTTTAAAACCGGGCAGTCTTACTTCCTGGTTATTTCCGGGTGGCGGGCCAGCCAGAGGGAGCGAGAGGGACCAAAGGCCAGGCCTCTCGCCTCTCGCCTCTCCTCTTTTTTTGGGGAGAAAACTGCAGATTTGCAGAGTGTGCTGGTTTTGGGGAGAAAACTGCAGATTTGGAGAGTCTGTCATTTTTGGGGAGAAATCCTGCAAAATGGCACAGCTCTGAAACCTTCGGCCTCGGGGGCCCCCGCGCGAAGCGAAAACACCCCCAGGCCCCGAGGCCCTCCGTGCGGCGGTCCTCCTCACCCCCCCAACACCCCTCACACGCAAAGCCTCGCAGCTAAAAGTCTCAAAGTTACCTTCGCTGTTTAGCAGATAGAGATGGTGCCATGGTGGATCGGCGCGAGTCCCCCCGGGCTGTGAGATTTTCCCACGGTCCCCGCAAAGTTCCCACGGTCCCCACAAATTTTCCCACGCTCGCTCCACACGGTGACTTCGGGCGCGCTCTCCCCCTAGGCTATTTGAGGGAGCCTTCCTCGCGGCAGGGGGGCAAACCCCCTCGGCCGCGTCTGCCCTCGACCCTATCTTTTACCTCTATATCTCTCTCCTCTCAAAAGCCAAAACTGTGTGTTTGAGTGTGAGTTAAAAAAAAAGAAAATGGCAACCTCAGAGAGGTTCCTACCTTGGTCCAGGGCGACCGTCTTCAAACACTCACCCGCCCTCGCGCGGCTCCTGGAGCACTCCTTCCAGCCGGGGAGCCCCGAGACGGCCCTCAACTGTCCCACGCTGACGGCCACCCACGCGGCGCTGCTCGAGTGCGCCCCCTGCAAGATATGCCAGTTAGTGTACTCGCTGGCCTCGGACCCCGCGTGCGAGGTGGCCTTCTTCGAGGACTACGCCTGCCTCTGCTTCTACGCCCTGTACGCCCCGCTGTGCTGGACCTCCACCTTCATGGCGGCCGCGGACTTCCTGGAGCTGGTCTCCAGATACTTCCCCGGGGCGGTGGGAGAGGGGGGTCTCTACGGGCCCGAGGGCATCATGGCCGTGGACCTGCAGCTGCACTTTCTCATAAAGAGGTGCTTCAGGCCCGTGGCGGCCTCCGAGCTGCTGGACGTGTGCAACCTCCATTTTCTGAAGAGCGAGTTCCTCAAGGGAGCGCTCACGGGGTCCGTGTCCAACCTGTTCTGCTTCAAGTCCATCTGGGGGTCCATGCACGCGCCCGCCGTCAAGCAGCAGGCCGGCGGAGGGGGCTGCGGCTGCTGCGGCCTCTCCTCCTCCCTCTCCGCCGCCGCGCCGGCCGATAAGCGGCGAGCGGGCGGCGGCGGCGGCGCGGCCGAGACCAGGCGCCCGGAGTTTGCGGAGGCGGTCTCCAGGGCGTTTCCCCAGGGCGGCGGCCGGGCCCAGACGGGGGTCAAGCCGGAGCTGCTGTCTGTATTTTTAGACGTCTGGGGGGAGTCTGACCTCCTGAGCGAGGCCAACAGGGAAATGGCCGCCGCCGCCCCGGCCCGTGCAGCCGGCGCGCTCGGGCGATTTGAGTTTACATACCCCGAAACCGCAGACCGGTGCCAGGGGCCATGCATGCTCTCTCAAGCGCTGCAGCTAAAAAAGAGCAACAGGACCGCCTCCATCTGCGTGCTGTGCGAGTGTATCGCGGGCCACGCGGAGGGCGCCGAGGCGCTCCGCCTGCTCAAGAGGGACATCTTGACCTTCGTGGAGAACAACGTCAAGATCCCGGACAGGATCTCCTTCATAGTCAGGCAGCGGGACTCGCTCGTGTACGTGCGAGACCCTCTGCTGCGGGGGGTCATCAGGGGCTGCTCGGAGCAGGAGATACACAAGCACCTCTTCTGCGACCCCCTGTGCGCCCTCAACTCGGCCTCGGCGTGCCCTGACATCCTGTTCGGGGAGCCCGGGGAGGAGGAGCTCAGGATATTAAAATCCTCCCTGGCGATCGGCAACCACCTGGCAGAAAACATTTTTTTAGACTGCGAGGTGCTGCACACCCTGGTCATCATATTTAAAAGTATTCAGCTCTGCAAGGTGGGCAAGACAACTTTCTTAGAAATCATAAAAGAGCTGAACCACCAGTTGAAAAATCACAACCTCCAGACCCTGCACACCTTTCACACGGCCACCATCTACTGCTGAGGGTCCGAGAGACACGCTGTGGTAGGGGGCGAGGGTGAGGGCGAGGGCTGGGTAGGGAGGGAGCTAGGAGCTCGCTATAGAGAGTATGGACCGCGAGAGGCCCCGCAAGACGCGCGAGCCCGCGTCCCCCGGCTCGGTCCTCTCCAAGAGGTCCAAGCTGTCGCGCAAGAGCCTGGCCCTGAGGTCCCTGAACAAGTTCCACCCCTACAAGGCCCCCTCCTCGGTGAGGAGCCTCAAGAAGGCCCACACCCTGGTGTCCAACGGGGACTTCTTTAACGGCATCTCCCTCAACTGTGAGTTTGGGAAGGACTTCCTGAGGGAGATGGACACCCCCATATGCACCTCTAAGGTCATCTGCCTGCCCCTGGACGTCCACGAGATCGCCCCGGGCAGGTGCCTGGTGCTGTCCCCTCTGGGGCACGCTTGCAACATGGGCTTCTACTGCGAGAAGTGCACCCAGTCCGGTCAGAACTCCTACTCCCAGTTTCAGGGGAGGGGGGGCAACGCCAAGATGGCGGCCCAGAACTCCAAGGACGACCTCCACTCGGTCACCCTGACTTTTTACAATCAGGTCAGCAAGGTGGTGCAGAATAAGAACTTTTATCTGTCCCTCCTCAGCCACTCCCTGACCACCATCAAGAAGAGCTTCGTGCAGCCCAGCCTGCTGTACAGCTACACGGTGCTGAGGGCCCTCTGCGATGACGTGTTCCCCATTTTCAAGGACACCGAGAACGGCCTCTGCATGTTCGCCCTCTTTAAGACGGACGACCTGCACGTCAGCGAGACGTGCCTGAGGCACCTGGTAGACAACCTCATCCACTACAGGGTCACCCTGGACTGCGTCAAGCATACCTACATGCTCAAGTTCTCACCGATCCGCGCGGAAGCTAACGGAATGACTATTCAGGAGGTGGAGATCTGCGAGGCCATTACGGGGCTGGATTTCACTGATGAGATAAAACAAGAGATCATTAGCGGGCAGGAACTGGTTTCAGAACTCTAAGGCCCTTTCCCTTTTAACCCATGATTGCAAATAAAGAAAAAAACCAAAACCAGATCATTTGTTTATGTTTTTATTTGTTTTTTTTTCAAACCCTTACTGTCCCGGGGCCAGGCCACGGTTTTCAGTTTTAGAAGCCTCGGGTAAAGAGGCCCCGGCCACCCACCAATAGAGACTGCTCTATTGGAGCAACAGCCAAGTGTGTAGTGTGTATTCATTTCTCTGTTCCCCTCTCCCTCCATTTCTCAAAACAAATCACAGCCAAATGTGTGGTCATCTCTCTTTCCTTCCCCTCCATATCTCAAGACAAATCACAGCAGAGAAGGGTATCCATCTCTCCCCTCCCCCAGACCTCCAAATGAGCCACCATCCCTGGAGTTTTAGGGAGAGTTTTTTGTTTGAATGGGAATTTTCATCTCCCCGCTCTCCCCTCTCTTGAGGGTCAGCAGTTTTAAATTTCTAGGGAGAGTTTGAGGGTTTCTCAACTTCCCCATTTCCCCCTCCAGACAGATCATGGGATGTTTTTTTCCAGGGGAGAAGTCATGTACAACTTCCCCTTTTCCCTTCCAGACAGATCATGGGTTATTTTCCAAGGGAAAGAGCCCCCGGGGTAACTCCCTTTCCCCTCCTGCAACCCCCGTCCCCGCGCAGTAAAGAAAGGCACCGGGAGGGCTTTTAGGGAGAGTTTTTGTAGCAGACATGTTTGCTGAGAAATAAAAGAGGTGCTTGCATGGAGCCATCTCTATTGGATAAACAGCAAAGGTGAATTGGCATTTTCCCCTCTTTTTATCAAAAGATGGAGAGGCCTGTAAAGTCCTTCCCCTCTCCCCCCAATTAGACCGCCATCTCCATGGGGATGGCCGCGTGGGGGTGGTAGCCCTCCAGCGCAAAGTCCTCCGCCCTGAAGTCATCTATGTCCTCCACCCGCCTCAGGATCCTGAGCCTGGGAAAGGGCCGGGGGCTCCTGGTCAGCTGGAGCTTCAGGGGCTCCACGTGGTTGAGGTAGACGTGCGCGTCCCCCAGGACGTGGATGAAGTCCCCGGGCTCGAGGCCCGTGAGGTGGGCGACCATGTAGGTCAGCAGGGAGTAGCTGGCTATGTTGAAGGGCACCCCCAGCCCCATGTCCCCCGAGCGCTGGTACAGCTGGCAGGAGAGCTCCCCGCCCGCCACGTAGAACTGGCACAGGAGGTGGCAGGGCGGCAGGGCCATGGCGGGCAGGTCCGCCGGGTTCCAGGCGGTGAGGACGAGCCTCCTGCTCTCGGGGTTCCTCTTGATCTCCCCTATCAGGTCCCTGAGCTGGTCCACGCCCTGCCCCCGGTAATCTGTCTTGGAGTCCACGTACGCGGCCCCGAAGTGCCTCCACTGGAACCCGTAGACGGGCCCCAGGTCCCCGGGCTCCCTGTGCCCCAGCCCGGCCCGGGCGAGGAAGTCCCGGGACCCGTTGGCGTCCCAGATCTTGACGCCCCTCGCGGAGAGCTCATTGGAGTCCGTGGACCCCCTGATGAACCAGAGCAGCTCTTCGAGGACCCCCCTCCAGAAGACCCTCTTGGTGGTCAGCAGGGGGAACTGGCCCCGCAGGGAGTACTTGGCCTGGTCCCCGAAGACGGACAGGGTGCCCACGCCCGTCCTGTCCCCCCTGCGCACCCCGTTCGCCAGGATCTCCCTGACGGTGTTGAGGTACTGGTGCTCGCAGTGGGTGACCATGGCCGCTCGCGGGGGAGAGAAGTTTTGGAAAAAAAAAGAGGAGATAATCTGTCTATCCCAAAGCCTGTTTGGATCGGGGGCCTTATCCCAGATTATATCCCGAGTGGAGTTTTAACAGGCTAGAGAGACATGTATTTTTTTTTGTGGGACTCCGGGGCCGTTCGGTCCCTTAAGGTGAAAAGTTAATCCCACTTAATCCCTTTTGCTCCTCTAATAGACCCGCGGCCCTAGGCGGCCCGGGCGCCGCGAGCCCAGAAACCCAGTCATCTCTGACAATCTGCCACCGAGAACCGAAACCGGGATGACCCGCGGTGGAGTTTCGGGGACGGGCAAACCAGGTGAGAGGCGCGCTATGAATTACCGGCGACCGCATCTGGTGCCCCGCGGCCGATGCGCCGCATCCCCACACTTCGGGGATTAACCCGGGCGACGGGCCCGGCGCGGTGACTTCGGCAGCAACGGGAGAGGTCGCGGGGAGTTCACCTCGGGGTCAGCCCCCGGTCGCCTACGTCACTTTACAGGATTTTTATTTGTTCCATATCTCATGCCAGGTGGGCAAGGAGCCAGGAAAAAACTCAGTCTGATTTCTGACATTTTGCTGCCGGGCGGTGATTGGCCGCTCGAGCCGTCACTCAAACTCTGCTCCCCTCTCATTGGCCCCGGGATCTGTCCATCAAATTCCCTGCTCTCTCATTGGCCCCGGCCGCTGTCAATCAGTGATTCTCGCCCTTGATTGGCCCGGGGCTCTGGACCAATCAGAGGGCGCGCGAGAGGCATTCTGGCCAATCAAGTGGCGGCGTTGGTGTGGTGGGCGTTTTTGGGTCGCGCTTTATCTATATATATATTATATATATAGTATATACCTGTAGTACAGGTACAGTATGACTAATACTGTATGACTAATCCTGTATTACTATAATAGATTAGTCATATCTGGTATGATTTTTGCTGTATCCCCAAATCCCGCAGGACCTTATCTGTACATGCTATACTGGTATGGTCTAATCAGGAAGTGTATATCTGTAAATTAAATAAAAATCACCCTTTCTTGTTTATCCAATAGAGATTCAGTACCGGTATCCCAGTATCTGATTATCAGATAAGGAAGTACAGTAAAGGGGAATTCCAGAATAGAGAGCCCCACAGTAAGGGGGGGTGGAGTTAGAGGGTGTCCTGTATGATTCACCAGATCTGTAAATTCTATAGAGAAACATCCAATATAGAAGGTCAGTACTGTATAAATAGGCGCCAAGCCCAGTGGCCCGTCGCCGTGGCGGCACGCTGCGGCTGCACACCCTAGGGGGAAACTGTACGGGGTTGGGATTGGGAACTGAGCTCCGGGGGCGAGCTGCTACAGGGGGGTGGACAACCGCTACAGGGGAACCGCTTTTGGGTCGCTGGCTCGGGGGTGAGCCGGTGGGAAGCGCGGCCGGGAGCCGCTCTGGGGGGTACCTGCTCCGGGGTGAGTTTCGGGGCACCGCTACTGGGAACCGCTTTTGGTGGGGGGTGCCTGGTTTTGGGGGACCCGTGGAGGGCGACCGGGGAACACGCTCCTGGAGAGCCTGCCGCGACGCCCGGGCCCCCTAGCCCACTACCCCACCCGTGAGGAAAAAAGCAGGATCTAAAATCCTGCCTAAAAATCTGGGATTTAAAATCCCGGCTTGGGATTTGGAATTTTTAAAATCCAAAAACCCCAGTGTAACCCTACATACAGCGCCTCGAGCCCTGTACGCGCGACGCACCTGCGCTCGGTCGCCCGCCCCCTGAGGGGTCCCGTGGGACCATTTGAAAAAGGGCGCGGTGGAGCGGCGCGTCTAGCGCCAACGTGACTTCCAGTAAGCACCAAGCACGCTCACACACTACATACCCCCTCCTCCAGCCTGACATTTTGCAATAAAAATTAAAAATCAAGCTTTGAGAGGTTTGAGGATTTTTAATTTTTAGGATGGCGAGGTGCATACACACAGCTCGTAAGCTGCCCCTTCACATGCGCAGCGTGTTCCTGCTGCGTAAGCGCAAGCCTAAGAAGCTAAAGCGCCTCTTTAAAGTACCCCCCGATGCCCAAAAGCCAAAAAATTCTTGGTTCAAGAAGGACTGTAAGAAGTACCAGCCAAAGAAAAAGGCACAGGGACGGCTACTGAGACCCTAAGGGGGCCCATCTTTGAGGGAGAAAGTGAAGGGGTTGAAACTGAAACCACATTGAACCCACGTGGGCAATGTGGTCTGGGGTTTAGGAGAGGGTCTTGGGGGGCTCGGACAGAGACCAAACACTACATTCTTTTTATAAAACTCAGAGTTTACCTCTTTAATTTATCAATAAAAAAATTAAACCATATATATCTTGTCTGTCGCGTACTTACCCTCTGCACCCCCCACCACCCTCCCCCAGGCGCTCGCACGCGCCGGACCCCGCATAGTGGTCAGTACTCACGGTTACCGCCCCCATAGCGATGGTTCTTGCCAAAGACTGTGACGGCTGGAACCAAGTTGACTCTCGCTCACACCATTGGTCCCATCCTTCACAGGATTTGAACAAGAGAATGTTCGGCCACTGGAGCCGGCGTCCCTCCTGCTCTTCGGTCACTGCTCAGACTGAAAAGCGGAACCCTAGAGACACAAAAGCGAAAGCTGCAGCTCAGTGTTGCGATTGGCCAGCGGCCCACCAATCCCCTTTGGTGGGGTGACACTGGAGCCCGTCTCCCGGGCAACCGAGCAGATCTGGTCTCGGAATGACGGCCCAGGAGTTTCCCAGAACAGTCCTCTGTGTCACCAGTCTCACTTAAGATGTCTGAAAACTCTATCCTCCATTTTGTTTCACTTGCCAACCCTCTTCTAAGAAAGGTACTTGACGCAGCAGTTTGAGATTTGTGTCAGCATACAACAACAAAAACAAAAATAAAAACACACCCCCTAATGAAAAAAATGTTTTTTTTTGGGAACAATATCCATAGTGGATTTCAAACCTATCCCAGTTTTTTCATGAGTTGCGAGTGGGGAACAAACTCTTGTTAATCTTTAACAGGGAAAGCACCCTCAGCTTATTGGCTTATAATGTCAGTATTTTCACACATGTCTCTAAAAACCCCTAACAGCGTGTTCTGGAAAACTCTCTCACCAGTTTGTCTTTAGCTGCCATTTTGAAAGAGCTAATTCACAGTTTGATTAAAAAAGACTTTTCATCAGTAGCTTATTCTTAGTGTTGCTTGAGACTGTTACATTCTAGCTTATGGAGTTGAAAACACTCTTGCTTGTTTGTTGAATAGAGAGTCAGGAAAAAGCACCTTCCTTGGCTATCTGGTTTAGGCTCATAACTTGTAGCTGTGCTTAAAATGTCTGTAAAATGGTAGTTGTTTGTGGTTAATCGCTATCGTCAGACAAAACTATTACTGGATCTCCACCATTGCCCTCATCAGGGTTTGTTGGATCTCTGCCATCGTCCTCTCCGGTGTTCCTTGGGTCTCCCGGGCCGCTCTCTGGAGATGATTCAGGGGTAGCGCCTAGCTGGCTTTCCTCCCCTGGGCCTGGGGGATAAGCATCCGGGCGGTAGTTTGACTCTCCCAAATCCACTGGAGGCCATAACGATCCAATGGAAGCTTGTAAGAGAGGTGGATATATTGTTGTGTAGGCAGTTATGCATCCCTGAAGGCCAAGGGCTTGGTCTCTAGACTGACACCAGACTTGAACATTCCAAACGTCATGAGTTGTCAATGGTGTTTTTGGACTTGCCTGTACACCAGTGGGACAGTATCCATCTTGGCAGCAGTACTTACTGATTCTGTATAATTTTTCTGGATCAGTTCCTGAGATCATAACCATAAATCTCCAACCGCATCCAGGAATCCAATGACATAAACCATTTAGATAATCATTAAAAAACTTCCAGCCTGCCAAGTACTTTTTAGGTGGTGGTGGAGTTGGATCTGGGTGTGGCGCGCTGTGTTGATATCTTGGATACTTTCTCGTTCCACCGTCACCAGTGCTTGTGGTGGGTCTACAGTATGGATCCGGGCCAGGGTCAGATTTTGATCCAACATGTACTCCGTGTGAGGGGTCTCCAAATTTTTCACATATTACTGGTAAAGGCCATTTTCCCACTTCTGGGCCAGGTTTTGGCTTAGGCTGAGGTTGAGGCGGAGGCTTGGGCTTAGGCTGAGGTTGAGGCGGAGGCTTGGGCTTTGGCTCAGGTGGAGGCGGAGGCCTGGGTTTAGGCTCAGGTGGAGGCGGAGGCTTGGGCTTTGGCTCAGGTGGAGGCGGAGGCCTGGGTTTAGGCTCAGGTGGAGGCGGAGGCTTGGGCTTTGGCTCAGGTTGAGGCGGAGGCTTGGGCTTTGGCTCAGGTTGAGGCGGAGGCTTGGGCTTTGGCTCAGGTTGAGGCGGAGGCTTGGGCTTTGGCTCAGGTTGAGGCGGAGGCTTGGGTTTAGGTTCAGGTTCAGGTGGAGGCTTGGGCTTTGGCTCAGGTGGAGGCGGAGGCTTGGGTTTAGGTTCAGGTTCAGGTGGAGGCTTGGGCTTTGGCTCAGGTGGAGGCGGAGGCTTGGGTTTAGGTTCAGGTTCAGGTGGAGGCTTGGGTTTAGGTTCAGGTTCAGGTGGAGGCTTGGGCTTTGGCTCAGGTGGAGGCGGAGGCTTGGGTTTAGGTTCAGGTTCAGGTGGAGGCTTGGGTTTAGGTTCAGGTTCAGGTGGAGGCTTGGGCTTTGGCTCAGGTGGAGGCGGAGGCTTGGGTTTAGGTTCAGGTTCGGGGGGTGGCGGTGGCGGCGGTGGTGGCGGCGGAGGTGGAGGAGGAGGTGGAGGAGGAGGTGGAGGTGGAGGTGGAGGTGGAGGTGGAGGTAGCGGTGCTAAAAAAAGTTGTTGAGAATGTAGAGGAGGAAGTGGAGGGCCGTCACCGCCAAAATTATAAGGAAAACCACACCAAAATGGGTATATCCAAGGCCAGGGTGAAGGAAACCTACCCGGTGGCGCAAAAAATGGAAACCTAGAAGAGGGAAAGGGATGTGAAAGAGGTTGGTGTTGAAAAGGAATCCTGGGCAGAGGCCAATCCGGAGGAAGCCTGGGAAGAGGAGGAGGAAACCTAGGTTGAGGCTGAGGAGGAGGTGGAGGTCGAGGCAAAGGAGGAGGAGGTGGTGGAGGAGGATCTTTATTGTCTTCAGGCTCTGGTTCAGGCTCCGGTTCAGGCTCTGGTTCAGGTTCAAGCTCTGGTTCAGGCTCCGGTTCAGGCTCTGGCTCAGGTTCAAGCTCTGGTTCAGGCTCCGGTTCAGGCTCTGGCTCAGGTTCAAGCTCTGGTTCAGGCTCCGGTTCAGGCTCTGGCTCAGGTTCAAGCTCTGGTTCAGGCTCCGGTTCAGGTTCAGGCTCAGGTTCAAGCTCTGGTTCAGGTTCAGGCTCTGGTTCAGGTTTTGGTTTAGGTTTTGGGTCTGGATCTGGGTCAGAAGGAGGTGGGGGTCCATCGGTGGAGTCATGTGTAGGTGAAGGATAAGGTGGAAACTCAAACCAGAAGTCCAAAAAATCAATTGGAGGGTCGGGCTCGGGTCCTGGTCCTGGATCTGGTCCTGGTCCTGGATCTGGTCCTGGTCCTGGTCCTGGATCTGGTCCTGGTCCTGGATCTGGTCCTGGTCCTGGATCTGGTCCTGGTCCTGGATCTGGTCCTGGTCCTGGATCTGGTCCTGGTCCTGGATCTGGTCCTGGTCCTGGATCTGGTCCTGGTCCTGGATCTGGTCCTGGTCCTGGATCTGGTCCTGGTCCTGGATCTGGTCCTGGTCCTGGATCTGGTCCTGGTCCTGGTCCTGGATCTGGTCCTGGTCCTGGATCTGGTCCTGGTCCTGGATCTGGTCCTGGTCCTGGATCTGGTCCTGGTTTGGGGTCTTCCTTGGGTTTATGTTTTGGACGGTGCTTCTTTTTCTTCTTCGCCCCCTGAGTCCACGGCTTGTAACCCATTCCTGGTGATTTGGGTGGCCATCTTACTTGGGGTGGTCCTTGGCTTCTAGTGCGTGTACCGTCTTTACCTCCCCTGCGCCTTTTCTTGGTTGTTTGTCCGTCGTCATGCTTGGGTTTCTTGGAAGGCCCTGGTCTCTCTTTATCTCCTCCCTTACCATCCCTGGGTCTTTTGCGTGGTGGCTTTCTCACTCCATCACCTTTCGTTGGTTTCTTGGAAGGCCCTGGTCTCTCCCCGTCTCCTCCATCATCATCCCTGGGTCTTTTGTGTGGTGGCTTTTTTACTCCATCACCTTTCGGTTGTTTCTTGGAAGGCCCTGGTCTCTCCCCGTCTCCTCCATCACCATCCCTGGGTTTTTTGGGTGGCCTGCCAGGTCCCCTCTTTTCAGAGTCAGCCATGGTTACTGAAAGGGTAAAAATGTAGCACAACACAGCAGTCATAAACACACCCCTAAACACCTACCCTTCCTGGGCGAGCAGGCCCTTTAAACCAAAAATGTAAATCCAATTTAAAACCCTCACTGGGTTACCAAGGATACCCAGCACATGTTTCCTGGGTGTGTGAGAGGGCAGGCTGACCATCTTCTGCAAAAGGGGAAGAAGCTTTCTAGAGCCAGAGAAAAGACCTTCTAGGCGTGCCAAGGTATGCTGTAAACCGGGGGCTTAGTTGTATTATTTCTTTGTTTTTTTTGTATAAAAAGAGTGCAAAAATGGAGTCTGGAAGTGGTAGTGGTGCTGCTCTAAACTCTACTCCTTTTCCTACTTACTCAACGCCTAATTTTACTGATGATTATGATTGGAACAGTTCAGATTGGTATGGTTTAACAAATCAGTGTCAAGCTGTGTCTTTTTCAAAGTTAATTGTTGTACCATGCCTAGTAATTTTATTAGTGTTTTGTCTAATTGGTAATTTGTGGCTGTTGTTTAAGCTGTTGGAAAAAACTGTTAAAAAAGTTTCAACCTTTATCTTAATTCTCATGTGTTTAAACTCCTTCTGGGGCTGCCTATGTATGATCTTTAGCATAGTGGAAAATTTTGCTGAGTTTTCTACATCTGTGTGTAAACTGAGAATGGTTGTGTTTTGGGTTTATGTATTTTTTGATATGTTCTTAATATGCTGGCTTTGCTTTGACACATGGTGTGCTGTTTGGTTTTCTGTGAGAAGAACAGAAGCAAACCAGAAATGTTGGGTTTTCTGCACAGTAGCACTCATTATACTTGCATTTATATTGTCCATGCAAAAAGCTTTGCATGTTGAGGCTATTAAGGAATATGGTCAGGTTAGATCTAGCTGCCAGTTTCATAAAGAGACACATAGCACTTTGAAGGTTTTCAATGTAGCAGTCAGTGTTAATGTACTTGGTTTCCTCCTACCACTGTTATTTTTGTGTATATTTTATGGCATGTGCCTGTGGAAGTTGTACAAGGCTGTGTTTAAAACCAAAACAAAAGTTATTAAGACTATGCTATTGTTTGTCTTCATGTTTTTGTTAACATGGGGACCCTACTACATACTCAGTTTTATTGATGGTTTGTTATCTGCTGGTTACATCAGTGAATCTTGCTCTCTCAAAAAAACCCTGGGACTGATGCTCCCACTGCTTGGCTTATGGGGCATGGCCCACGGTGGTCTTCAAGTATTCATCTATATCCTCTGTAACTCTCACTTTAACAAATCTTTGTTTTCCTGTTTTAAGAAATGAGCTTCCTCAAAAACCTGTAACTGTAAAAAATGTGTGAATGATGTAAAATGTGTAACTTACCTTGTTTTTTTTTTCTGTAACATGTACCAAGGGATTGTAAAAATTGTATATATTTACCATGTTTTTTCTTTACTGCACTACCCCAAAAACTCCAGAGATGTAAAAAGCCAATGCCACTCTATCTTTTTTTTCTATCATATTCTTGATACCAAATGCCCAGTGCTCCTATGAGACCCCAAAGCCCACCATGATTCTCATGTATGTGTTTTGTAACCTGACATTAAAAAGTCTGTTTATAAAATACCTGCATGTTGCAATCTCTTTTTTTATTACTCAAAAATACCAACAAAAACAACCAAAAAAAATATGAATTTTTTCAGGCAAGAGTGGTCTTTATTGTCTTGGTCAAACCTGTAGATTTTTTACCAGGTCGGCCCGTCCGATGGTGGTCAAGAGGTGCCTTAAAAATGTTAGCTTATCGCCCCCCAGCAGCTCCAGGTCTTCCAGCAGACTGGCCAGTCTGAGGAAAGACTTTTTGGAGCCCGGCTCTAAGTGACTCTCCAGGCGCGGGGCGCACAGAAAGTACATCTCCTCCACCTCCTTGTCCGAGAGGAAGTCATTGACCAGGGCCATCAGGCACCTGAAGGGGGAGCAGATGGGCATGTAGTACCTGGGGCACGAGTCTGGCGTCCAGGTCTGGCCAAAGATTCTCCTTATCAAGTCCAGCCTCCCCACCCTAAACAATAGCTCCATCTGGTTGGCGGCCGAGAGGCACGCATAGTCTGACAGAAATTTAAAGGCGTCCCTGGTGCACTGGAACTCTCCCTTATTTTTCAGGAGGTCCCTGCAGAGGTACAGATAGGTCTCGGTCTCATCCTCGTCCAGGGAGAAGTAAGTGTCAATCATACTGTAGTGACTCATCTTGAGTTACCCAAATCTGTCTCGCCCTCATCCTGCAAGCGCTTCCCCCGCGGGGCTTTATATATAGCCTCGGCCCACAGGCCTTCCTGCGAAACCCCAGTTCTCTCTTTGTGAAAAAATCAGTGTGAAAACTAGAGGATTTCAGACCTACTCTAACTCATACTTTTTAGTGTGTCCAGAAACAGTGTGTGAAAGAGCACAGCCCACGGGGAGGTCCTGAGCCCGGCCACCCTTCGGGGCACGTGCTGCCACTGCCAGGGGTGGTAGGCGGCCGAGGGGTCGCAGAGCAGGCCCAGGTGCCTGCCGTCCCTGGAGCACAGCCCCGCCACCGTGGAGACGGCCGTGGGGTTGCGGGGGTAGTTCCTGGCAAAGTTCCAGTCCTGGGCCCTCCTCCCGTGGTAGTGGAGGGCGATCATGCCCAGGGCGTCCAGGGAGTACTCCAGCCCGTCCGCGCGGTACCTGACCCCCAGGTGCGTCCCGTACGCCCAGCAGGGGAGGATGTTACCCGCCAGGTGCCTCAGCGCGACGCTGCGCGTGTTCCAGGGCACCCTGAAGTTGAGCCAGAGGCTCTCGGGCAGCTCGGAGGCGTTGGCCTCGAGCTCTATGAGCCTGTTCCCGAAGCTCTGGTCGGTGAGGCCCCTCCCCACCTCTCCTCCCCCCTCCCCGCCCCCTCCGGCGGCGGCACCGTCAAAGACCCCGAAGGCGCACAGAAACTCCATCCCCAGCTCCCCGAGGCCCAGGGAGAAGGTGCCCGTCCTGTTCAGGAAAACCAGCACGGTCTCCCTGGCCGCGCGCTCGGCCACCAGCCCCTGCACCAGCCCCCTGGAGGCCGCGTAGTTGGCGCGCGCCCCCGTGACCCCGCTCACCACGAGCCCCGCGAACGCCCCCAGCCCGTCCCGGGACGAGGCCAGGTCCTCGGGGCCCACCACGGACACCTCGAAGCCGGAGTTGACCAGGGCGTGCAGCGCGGCCAGGGGCTCGGTGCAGCCGGGCAGGCACAGCACGGCCGCCCCCACCCGCCGCCCGGGGGACCTGTAGAGGGTCAGCTCCCCGCCCGCGCACGCGTCCTCCAGGGACCCCGCGTCCAGCTCGTTGTCCCCGTAGTCCTTCCTGTACATCTCTGCCTCCTTCAGGCAGGCCCCGAACCTGGAGAACTGCTCGTCCGCGAAGGACGTCCAGGAGTTCATGACGTTGGCCAGGCTGTCCCTGAACACCACCGAGCCCCCCTGCGTGACCACCACGTGCCCCTCGCCCGTCCTGGGCTCCACCGTCCCTATCTGATTCACAAAACAGCCAAAGGGCTCGCAGGCCTCGAGGACCCCGGCCAGGTTGCCCAGGGGCACCTCCAGCACCGCCCCGGGGGTCTCTGAGAACAGCACCAGCAGCGGGTGGATGCCCCGCTGGATGTCCAGGGTCACCCCGCACTGCCCGGCCAGGGCCATCTCCGCGCAGCAGGCGATCAGCCCCCCGTCGCTCACGTCGTGGCCCGCGGTCACCAGCCCGCGGGCCACCAGGGCCTGCACGCACTGAAACATGTTCCTGACCCGGTGGGCCTCGACGGGGGGCAGGGGGTGCCTCAGCCCAGTCATCTTGTGCTCGAACACAGAGCCGGCCACCAACACTTCTCTGTTTACAGATAGATGGATCAGCACGTGCCCCGGGCCGTGCAGCTCGGGCGTGAGCCTGGGGGCAGAAGTGTCCACCCTGGCCTTGCCGGCGAAGGAGATTAAATTTAGGGAGTCAGGCCCGGGGGGCGAGTGTGAGGGACCCCCGTACTTGGCAGAGGAGCAGCCAGAGCTGAAGGCCAGGCCGACGCCCAGCTCGGCGCAGAACTCCCTGCAGGCCATCACCGCCCTCTCCAGCTGGGCCCTGTAGTCCGGCCCCTCGTTCCAGTGCACCGCGGCGGTGATCTGGAGCTGGGCCAGCTCAAAGGCCGGTCCCAGCATGATATTAGTCACCACCTCGGTGATGCCATACTGACCGCCCAGGACACCGCTATTGATCATCTTGTAGCCCTGTTCCCCGCAGGCCAGGACGTGGCCGGGCACCGGGCGTCTGGCAGCAGCCCCGCCATTGGAATCGAACCACCTCTCGGGGGCATCGGCCAGCTCGAGAGCCTCCTGGACGCTTATGTTTTCTAGGGGCGCCGACGCCTCGTGAGCCTCCCGGGAAAAGCTAGTTCCTGTGAAAGTCTCCACCGCGGGATCCACCACCAGGCAGTAGTCCGCCAGAGGTAAATCCAGAGCCCCCACGCCCTGCTGCTGCCTCACCAGCCCGTTGCTGAACCTGTCCACCCTCCTGACAAAGTACTCCTTGCTGGCCACGGTGGGATGGGACAGGACGGCGTGCACGGTGGCATAGGGCGTGAACATGTCCCACTCCAGGGCCCCCTCCTGCACCAGCGTCATGCCCCGCTGCACATCCACCCCCTCTGCGTACTCCCGGGTGGTCTTCTTCACGGGGGACTCGAAGGGAAGAGAGAAGGCCGCCCCCTCGGGGCTGTAGCCCATGCGCCTGGGGGGCACCTCCCCGCCCCCGCCCTCGCCCAGGTCGTCCACGAAGTGCAGCCCCTCCTGATCGCAGGTCCTGCCCAGGACCCTAAAGGCGCAGCCGTTGAGGCCCGCGGCCTTCTGCAGGAACTGGTAGCCCTGCCTGCCCTGGTCGCCCACGGGCTCGTCCTTGAGAACCAGAAAGACCTGGTGGGAGGACACCCTGAGGTAGAACCTGTTCACCAGCTCCCGGAGGTCCTCCCGGGACACCCCCCTGCCCCTAATCTGAGACAGCGCCTCCTGTGGCAGCTTGGAGAGGTACAGCACCGCGCCGCCCCTGGGCAACAGAGAACCCAGATGGGCATGTGTGGAAGCGAAACCGACCTGCCTGGACGTGCCCGAGATGCAAATTCTGGCCCTGGTCTTGCCAAACATGTTCAGGGTGTTGACTATGGTGTTGCACAGGAAAGAGCTGCTCCTGTACACATAGGGGGGCGCGTCCGGCCCTCCCACGGGCAAAAAGTCGCCCAGGGCCACTATGTACTGGCCCCTCATGAACCTGGACGTGGTCAGCATACTGACGGGGCAGGTGGCCAGGGTGGAGGTGCACACCAGGGTGTTGAGGGAGAGGGGGGCGCTGGTCTCGTCAAAGGTCCTCAGGAACCCGCAGGTCACAGGGACCCCCGAGTGGTTGAGGCACCGCGCGTGGGCCTCGTGGGTCTCCCTGATCTCTCCGTGGACGGCGTCCTCGTAGCCCGAGGCCACGCTGGGGGTCACAGAGTACACGCCGCAGGCGGCCCCGGAAACCCTGTAAAAGGGCAGCAGCGAGAGCTGAAACACCTGCCCCTGCAGCTGGGGCTGGCCCATGGAGGTTGCTTCGCTGTGCAGATGGGTGACCGCCTCCCTCACGCTGGGGTTCTTGGGGACCGAGCCCCAGGGGAACACTGACATGGTGCCCGGGGTGGTCAGGATGATGTACTGCCTCACCAGGGGGCTGGCGGCCGTGGAGGCCTGGATGCCCAGGGGCATGGCGTTGTCGGGCCGGGGCAGCATCAGGTAGATGGACACCGGGTCCCTCATGACAAAGGCGCCCCCCTCGGCGGCCGGGGTCAGCGCGGTGGCGGGTACCTCTCCCCTCTGGGCCGCCCCTCCCAGGGTCCACCTCTGGACGCTGGTGTCATTGACCAGGGCCTCGTGCACCACCCTCATCTCGTCCTCTCCTATGTACTGGGCCAGCCTGGTGACAAAGTGCCTGCCCAGCTCCACCCTCAGCAGGCTCCTGCAGTCTATCAGGGTCAGCACCCGGCCCAGCTCGAAGGCGTCCGTGGACACCCTCCTGTAGAGGGCGGGCCCGTAGTCAAAGGTCAGGGACCTGTCCCCCCCTCCCTCCAGGCGGCTACGGGGGTCCAGGTGGCTATACCTGACCTCGGGGGCCAGGATAAAGTGGAGCAGCCTGAGCTCGGGGGCGTGCAGGGGTCGCAGGTCCTCATCCCCGGACCCATTCCTTAAGATGACCACCAGCAGGTGCTCGGCGTCGCTCCTGCCCCTGAGGAGGGTCAGGTCCCCCGCCCTGCCCGTGTAATTGAACACAAACCTGCCCTCTGCAGGGGAAAATTCGCTGTCTGCATAGTACACTCTCAGTTCCTGATTTTCGTGGCGATAGGGGATGCCCGGCAGCAGCTGGGTGACATCCGAAGCCATCTCTGAGTTCCCCAAAACCAGTTAAACTGGCTTAAATAATTATCTAATGTGACGCCCCCTTTTCAGCACGCCCCCCCACTCACAATGTGATTTTTATTTGCCTCCCCCCCTTTGCAGATGAAGACCCTCTGTGTTCTCTCGATCTTCCTGGCGCTCCTGGGTGGGCTCTGTACGAGCAGCACCACCAGCACCACAGCAACTTCCAATGGCACCACGTCCACCCTGAACACCACCGTCTCGTCTGTTGCATCCACTTCCACTCCATCCACAGAGTCCACCACTACAACAACGCCCACCACCACAAACTCATCAGCAAGCTCTACTAGTGTAACTGTAGCCTCAACAGCTACCACCTCTCCACAAACCAATTCAACCACCAGTTTAACTAGTCCACTGTCAAGCACTTTTTCAAGCACTTCTGCAAATGTTTCATCTTCCACAACAACCACAACCTCATCTACCACTAAAAGCACATCATCTACCAAACCTAAAACTTCTAAAAATAACCCCAAAACCCAAGAGGCGGGCGCCGAGGCTGCAGTCATGATCTCTCTTGGCATACTTTATTTGTTTATACTTTTGCTGATTATATTTGTTATAATTTTAATTTGCTTTATCAGGAGGAGACAGCACCATCAACATGGCGGCGGGGGCGGTGGGCAAGGGGGACCCATGATTCCCTTGGATGTTATAAGCCTTGAGTCTGGTCTGGGGGAGTCTTGGAGCAGCGAGTAACAGGGGAGCGTTTGTTGGGGGGGTCTCTTGAGTGTTTGTTGGGGGCCTCTTGAGTGTTTGTTTTATGTGCAATTGTCTATTTTCAAAACAAAGTAAACGCGTGGTCTAGACCAGGCCCTGTATAAGCGCTACAGCATAAACAGGGTCTGGGACCACTGAACCGCTTGAAGCCCGGGCAGGCCTTTTATAGGGCCCCGGGTCCCAAATGACTGATGGTATCAAGGTGTCAAAGCGGCCCTGTAATTTGGTTAATGTAAATTGATATTGAAATTCCAGTAAGTAACTCTCTGGGGCCACCTAGTGGCCTCTTTGCTCCTCAACCCCCAAAAAACAATGCTATGGATTTAAAACCCAACAGTGCCATCTGCTGGCAACCGTTTCACTGTAGGCCTAGGCCTCTTGCCAAGCCTGAACTGTTTAGCTTACAATAGAGTTAATATGCAAGTTTATTTTTTTAAAGAGTTTTAAAGTAAATTATTTTAGTTTTGTAAAAAATAAAAGTTATTTTAGAAATATTGCTGTTTTATTCATCTAGTCTCTGTAATGGCTTCAAAGTAAGAATAATATAATGTTTTTAAAAGTTTAAATTACTAGCCTGTAACTTTTTTTTAAATAACAATAGAGAGTTTTCTGAGTTTAAAATAAAATCCTTTTAAAATCCCAATCTGTTTTCAAGAGTTTCTGTTTTAGTCTCATGCTGCATAATGATTCCTGGGGAAAAATTGGAAGTTTCACCAGACAAAGGTCTCTCACCCACATGGTAATAGCAGTTTCTCCCTTGTCATGTTAATGGTTTGGGGCCAAAAGTTTCTTTTTGAAAGATGACTTTCAGACCCTAAATGGGGAAAGTCTGAAACTGTTTCACAATTAACAAGCCAAAATTTCAAGAAACATGTAGCCCCTATAAAGGCCCCCATTCTTTGAGTGTCATCATGGGATAGAGAGCCCACCCCGTTGGAGAAGGCTCCATCATGGCCTGGTCTGGGAGGTTTGGAATACTTAGCCTCTTAGGCATTATTTTATTATCAGGGTTCACTAATGGCGCGCCTTTACCAACTAAATCCACAGATCCATCACCAGTAATCGAGAGCCCACCAACTAAGGTAAGTTTTATTTTTTAATTAAAATTTTTTAATGGGAAATTTCTTTGGAAATTTCCAGGAAAATGCATTTAAAAAATTTCTAAATTCCCTTGCAAAAAATTGTGAAATTAATCCATTATTTTTTTCTAAAAATTGTGTTTTTCAATTAAATCAAATATTTTTAGGGTGCAATATTGTGCAACATTCCCACAAATATATCCAATATAAAGCCTCCATGGGGGGTCTTGGAATGCGGCGGGAGAGGGAAATTTTTGGACAATGAGGCTCCTTACATTTTTGGGGATTGTTTGTGTGGAATGTGTTTTTGGAATATACAATGTGTCTATCACCCCAAACACAACACACAACTTTACATTACAGCAGACCTCAACACCCCCGGGACCAAGTAACTTGCCAGAGACCACTGACTCTCAAGAACCAACTCCAACAAGTAACAATGTAAGAACTTTTTAAAAAACTACTTTCCATTTTTTAATTAATGTTTTATGAATTACTAAGTAGTTTTTATTTTTTTTTCAGGGGGTGACAAACAAAGGAACCCCTCCAGTCAAAACTCCTGAACCTACGCTGCTCGATTTAGACTTACAAACCAAAGCCAGCCCTGAAAATCCCAGTAAAACAACATCAGGCTTAAACAACAATCCCACAAATAACCCATTTTGGGATTACATCTTGAAAGTTATGCATTTTCAAAACCGTTTCAACGACCCTGAGAACGTTTTTTGGTTTTTAGCAAAAGAGTTAGCTGACCAAAACTTTTCTGAAGGGGACATACAGAAAGTTCTGTGCTCTGTAAAAGCTATCCTTCCAGGTGCAGGTGGGGGAAAGCCTGAATTTAACATCATTAAGAACAAAAAGAATAAACTGTGCAAGGATACTACAAAAGGTCACCACAATTAATTTGTAGTATCCTTGCAGACTTAAATCTTTTCGTTCCTAATGTTGTTAACACTTTATCTCACATTACAGCTTAACAACCCTAGAAAGTTACCCCATTCTTTACAGTGTGAAATCATGTGTGATTAGTTCTGCATGATTTCACACTGTAAAGAGTGGCATAATTAAAAACTTTATGGGTCGGTAATCTGTAATCAAAACTTTATTGCTCCTTTTTTTATACCTGTAAGTGAAAGTAATGTAATAGTTATGCAATGTTTGGTGCCATTGAGAATTGTTGTAAAGTCTGTCTCCCTTTCTTGTGGTTACAGCTGAAGCCCTAGTACTGTATTGTTGAACCCCCCAGGAAACCACATCAATGTAACCCCTTACTCCACAGAGTACAAAAAAACCTTTACTGCTGTTCAAAATGTACCAATCAACTAATATTTCTAAGAATGTTTAATGAACTTTTGAACTTTTTAAAAATAGAAATTTGAGGGCTTGTAAAAAATTGGAAAATCTTTTATAAAGGACCCCCAGATTATACCTAGCTTGCGCCCATGGACCACTAAACTGTCAAGGTATTGTTTTTTTTTGCACTGTTGTCACTGTGACTAATGTTGTCTTGTCTTTTAGGAATTATTCTTAGAGGTACTTTTCAGGATTTGAAGTAAGTCTATATTGAAGTAACTAATGTAAGAGACAAAAAGTATTAAGATAATTTTTAATTATGCTTGTTTTTAGAATAAGTCTCTGTATGGTAGGTATTATTGTTATCTGTGTTGGTAGTTGTAATAGTGTTTATGATGTGAGGTGAGAAATGCTTTTGTTTTTTTTTGTAAAGAAGCCCATTTTGTCTCAGCAGTCACTGCAGCCCAGGCCCCGGGCCTGGTCTAAAAGGGAGTAATGCCATGAATTTTAGTATGGGGTCTTAGAGCCCCATAATCTTTTACAAAAGAAAAGCACCCCTCCAAGCCCAGCAATGGCGGAGAAATACCCTCTCCAGGCAGGAGACCCCTGTGTAACCCTCACAGAAGAAGACATCTGGGATGTGGAGAGGTTATGTTTGGAAGAACTGAGAGTTCTGCTGGTTTCTCATCTTAAATCACATAAACACCTTGACCACCTTCGAGCCAAAAAGATCCTCAGTAGAGAGGATGCTGAAGAGGTCTCCTCCAGAGCAACTAGCAGAAGTCGAGCCGGGCTGCTAGTGGACATGTGTCAGGATCACCCCAGAGGTTTTCAGTGTTTAAAAGAGTCATGTAAAAATGAAGTGGGTCAGGAACATCTAGTAGACCTGTTAGAAAGAGCCTTTGAAAAGCACTGTGGTGATAAACTGACACAGAAATGGTGGGAGAGTGGCGCAGACGGTCGCAACCCGCGCCGCCCGCCTGGATCCGAAGACAACAGCGGCTACACCGCACTCCTGCCAACAAACCCAAGTGGCGGGGGTCCAAGCATCGGTAGCGGCCATTCCCGACCCCGCGGGAGAGATGATAGCGGGGGCATCGGTGGCGGTGTCTACCCTTTCAGCCACGGGGGTGCCAGAGTGGTTGGCGGTGGATGGGGTGGATGGGGTGAATCGGGTGGAGCGGGGCGAGGCGGTAGCCTGCTGAGCGGTGGCCATGGTGGACACCCTCCTCACGGCGGCCCCGGCGGCGGGGGACGTGACTACTATGGCGGTGGTGGATCCGGGTACTATGAGTCCATCCCCGAGCCTGCTAATTTTCCAAACAGCGGCGGCGGAGGGAGAGGTGGAGGAGTCAGGTACGATGCAGGCGGGGATGGGCGCTTAGGAGGGCTCCCCCCAGACCCACAAGAAGTGGATGACCCTAGCCTGTCTGTTCAGGGTAGGGGCGGCCCGGCACCAGACCCCCCGTCCCCCCCGTTGAGAACTAGGAGGTTTTTCTGCTGCTAAAAGTTTTTTTTTGAATTGTAAAAGTTTGTGCAACACATCTAAGAGATTTCAAAAGAGGCGCGCGCTCCCTGTAAGATGGTGCTGTAACTGTAACTGTGCTGCTGTGTTGTCCCTGTCATGGCTACTAAAGGGGATTTTTTGGTTAAAGAGATGTTCACTGGGTGAGGGTGGGGGGATATGTAAATGTAACCTGCCCGATGCTGCTACAGTCTGTAACCATGTTGCTGTAACTGATATGGTTGAAGGTGCCCTTTAGAGTCACTCTCTGCTGGCAAATTTTTTTTTTCAATAAAGTTCTCCTTTTTTAAAAATCTTAATTCATGTCCCTTGGTGTGTTTTTCTGTGTGGGTGAGGGAGAAGGGGGGCACACTTCTGCTTGAGAACGTTGGGGGTCATCTAGCAAACCATCTCAACTTTTACCCCGGTCTCAGTTGGCCCAATTTCTCAACTTTATTCCTTAACAGGCCTGCAACAGAGATTTTGAAACCAAGAGTGTGTAGACATCCAGACTGTATCTCATACCAATAAGGATGTGAAACCCCGTCTGGCCGCGGGGCCCCGGGTCAAACTTGTACATTTCATCCAAGTTTGCAATTTCAGTGAAAACTCACCCAAAATGTCTCCACACAGACCCCATATAACAGGTTTGGGGCCAATGTTGAACATTGGGAGATTCTCCACACATTTCTGGGACACTTGAAGGCTTTTGGGGCCAAAAACTAGAAAGGCAAGATGCTCTACTTTCTGGTGGTTCTCTTTGTGTGCATTTTCTTTTTCCTGCTGCGAGTGTGGTCCGCGCTGCAGAACTCGCCCAGCCTGAGAGACAGGCGCGGGGCGTGCTCTACCAGAGACCCCCGGCTCACCCGGGAGGGGCTGAGAGATATCATGAACCTCTAGAGGTAAGCTGACTTTTTAACTATCTGCTATTTTCTGCATCACTCTTTGCATCTCTAAGTAATTCAAATTTTCTACTTCCCAACCGGCCGGGCCCCCTCGCCTCACTCCCTATTTTTGCATCCGCAGGCTGCAGCCCGAGCGGAACGCCGCCCCGGGCCGCGCGGCACCCGGGCTCCCGGTGGGACCGCGGCGCTCAACCCCCCCGACTCGCGCCGCTGCACAGACAGAAGCTCTCCAGGGCCGCCTGAGCGAGGAGGGGGAGGTCGCGCGCTCAAACACAGAGAGAAACTCCTAAGCCTACACTACAGAAGCTCTCAGCCGCCGGCGGCCGCGAGCAGACCCCCGCGGCAAACGTCCCAGAGACCAGCTATGGGGCGGGAGGATGGGAGGCCCTGACTAGAGCGCGCCGCCGCCACCCCACCCCCCGGGCCCCACCGCGGCCGCCGCCAGTCTCTCACCCCGGCTCCCCGGTCCGGCGCGTCTAATTCTGAAACCCCTGTGTGGTGAACGAGGGGCTGCATGTTTTATTTATTGTGGTCAGAATAAAAGCGCTTTGAAAAGCCATGGCCTCTCTCTGTGGTTTATGATTCTCACAGTCCACACTCAGAACCTCACCAGAGAAATCAGAACACTCTTTACATCTCAAAACAAGCAAAGTAAGAGAAAGCAGGCTTTCGCTCTCTAGCCCCACACAAGAAATAAAAAAAGGCAACCTGCTGACCTCCCAACCGCATCATCTTTTCAGGGGTTTTTAAAAAGAGAAAGTTGTAAGAAGGTAGTGGGGTTGGTTTGCTGCAGATGAATGGTGGTGTGGTGTACTCTAAAATTAACAGCGGAGCCGGCTGTGCCCGGTTCCCGCGGGTTGAAAGAAGGCGGCGAGCCCCTACGTGTGAGCGGCCAAGCAGACAGTGCCAACTTCTATTTTAAAGCAAGCCAGGGCCCCTCTTTTTTTTGTAACCCTGCCCGGGGAGGGGAGGAAGGCGAGCGGCCCGAGGAAGCACCCGGGGCGGTGAGCTTCTGCCACCTTCTGTGGGAAAGTTGCCTCAAGAGGGCTGTTGAGCGGGCAGCTGCAGCACTTGGAGGTTTGAGGGTTTAAAAAATTAAAGGGCCATTGAACCCCAATATAGGAAAGGGAGCGTACCCGCGGGCAGCTCAATGGGGTAAAAAGCCGCTTGACACTTTAAAGCTGTTAAAAAAGGGCGAGTCCCCAAGCCATCTTGGCTGTTTAAACAAAAAAAGGTTTTTCTCGGGGGGCCCGGGGCGGCTCTTAGGCCTAGGGGGGCCTGTGGGACATCTCCTACACCCCCCCACACACACTTGCTCAGATAGAGTAAAGTGGGGTTCCAGAAAACTGTCTCTTTATTTTTTTTATTTCCAGAGAAAAGGGAGAGGCCTAGAGTGGCAAAAGTCTCTCTGCAGTGGGCTGGCTTGCCCTTTTTCTTAGTGCAGAGGTGGGCTCTTAGTTTTTAAAAAAAGTAAATTGAGAAATCAGGCAACTTGCTCTTTATTTCAATTTTTATTATCTTAAAAAAATAGAAAGTGTAAAAAAAAACCTTGAGCAGCAGAAGCCTCTGCCCAGTTGACACAGCACAGCAGGCCTGCTTGCAAATTTTCTTTGCAGAGGTGGCCTTTGACCTTTACACAGGGGCCCACAGGCCGCGGGTGGCACTCTGGAGATCTTGATGTATGAGTGTATAGAGTGTGAGCCCACCCCACCCCGCGCCACCACCACAGAGTCTTTGGGCTTTAAACACCACCATGGGTTTTAGAGTACACCCCCACCCTGCAGTAAACCTAAACCATAAATAGCAACATCACAGAGTGTTGTGAAACAGCCAGAGGCCCACCCTCATTGTGCAATTCCATTCCTCTCCCACCCCCCCCCCCAAAAAAAAATAATTCCACCACATACCCCACCCATCCTTGTTGTTGGACCCTAGCCAAAAATCTCACCCTAGGCCCTAAAAGTGTGTGTGAAGACTTTTTACTGTGTGCCCTGCCTGAGAATGTCAGCACCAACTTTAAAATGTGCCTAAAAACTCTCACTGTGGGCCCTTCACTCATAGCCTCATTGTTAACCTTAAGAGTGTTCCAACCACCCAGTGGAAACTTTAACTGCGGGCCCTGTCTAATAACCTCACCATCAACCTTGAAGGTGTCTATAAATACCCCCAAATGTTTCATATTCTCACCATCAACCTTGGAAGTGTTCAAACACCCCAAATGTCGACGGGCGCGAGGGGCAAAAGACCCCGGGGGGAGAGAACACGGGGGGCCACAAAGGGCGGCCGAGGAGAGGGGCCCGGGAAACCCCCCCTCGGGGCCCTCCCAACCCTAATGCGGGTGCTCTAAGTCCTCCCTAACCCTAATCGGACCCCCTTGAAAATTTCAAGAGGACATTTTCAGGGGCCTTCAAAATTTTTCAGGGTACCCCTAAGACCTAAAAAGTGGGCGTGGCTTCCGGTGGGCGGAGCTTCAGCGTCAACCAATCAGAGCACGTACCTGCACAGCGCCCCCTGCCGGCCGAGGCGATAGCGCTCTCCTATTGGTCCGCTTCTTCACGCTCGACGTCCTCTGGCGCAATCCTGATATATCGCAATAGTGGGCCGGGCCCGGTCCAAATAAGGTCAGTCGCCCCTTGCACAACACCCCAGCCACTCCCCCCGCCCACGCACACAAGCCCCTCCCCGCCCCATTGCCCAACTCTGGGAGAGTGGCCAATGGGGAGCGCCTATATATCCCCAGAGGGCGGGACTAGCTAGAGTCCCCTCCCAGCGCCCTCTCCCATTGGTCCCGGGGATCAGAGACATGCAAATGAGGGGGCGAGGCCGGGCTGCCGCCCTCCCCCGGGCCCCCATTGGTCGGTCTCCCCCGAGGTCTGCCCGGAGACGGGTGACCTCACTCCCCCAAACCCCACCTCGGGCCGCCCATTGGCCGAGAGGAGTCCCCTCCCAGTTATTGGGAAATGTTGAGCCCAAACAATAACAAAGTCATTGTTGAGACCGATAATAGTAATCATTCAACAATAACAAAGTCAAAAAATAATAATAGTACCGCACCCCCCCGGGGTCTGCCTGGCAACAGCCTACCTCACTCACCCATACCCCACCCCCGGCCCCCCATTGGTCACAAAGAGTCTCCTCCCAGTATTGGGCAATGTTGAGACCAAACAATAGCAAAGTCAGTCAGTAATAGTAATTAAACAATATAGTGGGGAGAAGTCAAAAAAAAATAATAGTACCGCACCCCCCACACTAACCTAATCTGCCCGGCAACCGCTTATGTAAAGCGGTTGGGCCCACCCCCGGGCCCCCATTGGCTTGATGGTGTGTCCATCATATGTTGTGCAACTCTGTGCCAACAATAACAAAGTAAGTAAGTAATAGTATACCCCCAACAATAACAAAGTAAGTAAGTAATAGTACCGCACCCCCCACATTAACCTAATCTGCCTGGCAACCGCCTACCTCACAACCCTATTCCCGCCCCCCGGGCCCCCATTGGCTAGATGGGACGCCCATCATGGGTTGTGAAATGTTGGGTCTTCAACAATAACAAAGTCAGTAAGTAATAGTATGTGCCCAACAATAACAAAGTGAGTAAGTAATAGTACTGCACCCCCCCACTGACATGTTCTGCCCGGCAACAGCTTACCTCACACCACAAGGCCGGCCCCCCGGCTCCCATTGGCCGGGAGGGATGTTGTGAAATGTTGTGCCAACAATAACAAAGTCAGTAAGTAATAGTACCCAACAATAACAAAGTGAGAAAGTAATAGTACCGCACCCCCCACCCCAGACCCTGCCTGGCAACTGCCTACCTCACTCCATAAACCCCACCCCCCTACCCCCATTGGCCGAGAGGGGATATTGTGCAATGCCAGATAAATAATAGCATAAAAAGTAATAGTACCGCACCCCCCACTCTAAACCCTGCCTGGCAACCGCCTACCTCATCCCCCTGACCCAACCCACCCTCTCCCCATTGGCCATGGAGGCCCTGTGGGAGGTGCCCATTAAACAATAACAAAGTAAAAAGTAATAGTACTGCACCCCCCACTGATCCTACCTAGCAACTGCCTACCTAATCCCCCTGACCCGGCCCACCGACTCCCTATTGGCCTAAAAAGCTCTGTGGGAGGTGCCCATTAAACAATAACAAAGTAAAAAGTAATAGTACTGCACCCCCCACTGATCCTACCTAGCAACAGTCTACCTCATCCCCCTGACCCGGCCCACCCTCTCCCCATTGGCCATGGAGGCCAGGGGGGAGGTACCCATGAAGGGTTGTGCAATACTCCTCAAACAACAACAAAGTAAAGAGTAATAGTACTGCACCCCCCACTAATCCTACCTGGCAACTGCCTACCTCATCTCTCTAACCCTGCCCCCTGACTCCCCATTGGCTAAATGGGTCAGTGGGAGGTACCCATTAAGGGTTGTGCAATACTCCTTAAACAATAACAAAGTAAAGAGTAATAGTACTGCACCCCCCCACACTGAACCCTGCCCGGCAACAGCCTACCTCATCCCCATAACCCTGCCCCCTGACTCCCCGTTGGCCACATGGGGATACCCGCCCACTATGGTGCAATACTAAATAAATAATAGCATAATAAGTAATAGTACTGCACCCCCACTCCCTAAATCTGCCCGGCAACCGCCTACCTCACACCCCTATCTCCTCCCCCCTAGCTCCCTATTGGCTCAAAAAAGCCACCCTCCCACTATGGTGCAATACTAAATAAATAATAGCATAATAAGTAATAGTACTGCACCCCCACTCCCTAAATCTGCCCGGCAACCGCCTACCTCATACCCCTATCTCCTCCCCCCGGCTCTCTATTGGCCTAAAAAGATGAGGGTTGTGCAATACTAACTAAATAATAGCATAATAAGTAATAGTACTGCACCCCCCACTAATCCTACCTGGCAACTGCCTACCTCATTCCCTAAAAGCCCACCCCTCTAGGCCTCTATTGGCCAGAGGGGTCATGGGGGAGTGCCCATAAAGGGCTGTGCGACGCCCCCTAAACAATAACATAATACTAAGTAATAGTACCGCACCCCCCCATCTAAAACCTGCCTGGCAACAGCCTACCTCACCCCATATGCCCACCCCCTAGCCCACCCTATTGGCCCAGGGGGGCTGTCCATTAATGGAGCAGCCCCTCCCCTCCTATCCTGCCTAGCAACTGCCTACCTGATACACCCAAGGGCTAAGAAAACCACCCCATTGGCTTGTTTTTCCAATCCCCCTCCAGCCCCCTGGCAACAGCTGACGTCGCCGGGCCCGGAGGCCTCCCATTGGCTATCCTTACATAGGGAGGCCATATTGGATTCTGGCCCCTGGCAACAGATGACGCAGACGGCCACCCGGCTCCCCATTGGCTACAACGGGCCGGTGGCCATCTTGGATCCCCATGCCTGGCAGGCTAAGTCCATTGGCTCTTAGGGAGCACGTGGGACTGTGGCGGCCATCTTGGATCCCCATGCCTGGCAGGCTGCTCCCATTGGCCGGTAGGGGCCACGTGGTGAGGAGCGGCGGCCATCTTAAACAGGCTACGCAGCTCTCAATTCTCCCATTGGTTACAACGGGCCACGTGGGGCGGGGCGGCCATCTTAGGACCCCCGGTAACTTCCCCTTTTCGCGAATGAAGCTACCCACGCACTGACAATTCACATTAAGCGGGACAGAACAACATAGAAACATATAGGGAGACGGACAAACACATATAAAGCGCCACACACAACAGCTATTTTTCATTTACAAGTTCCCCTTTTTAAAAAATTCAAAGCGAAAGCAAGCCCCTCTGTCATGGCGGCCCCTCATTAACATGCCAATTAGCATTAACAGGTAATTAAGAGGGGCCGACCCCCCGTCCCCGTCACGGGGGTCCCGCTCTGCCATTGGCCCTTAAGGGGCACATGGTCCCCGCCGCCATGTTCTAAATGCCTGCCAGGCACCCGGCACCACTAAAAAATACCAAGAAAAATAAAATAGAGTCCTAACTGAGCCCCAAAACTCACCCGTACGCTCTACCCGGGGTCCATACTCAGCACCGGGGTCTGTTGCAATGCTGGTAGGGGGCTAGGAAGCCCCCTACTCCCCTCTCAGCTAAGGCATAATTGCTTCTTCTGTATCGGCCGCCGCTCCGTTAATGTCTGCCAGGCATGGGGAACCTTCCTCTTTTTTTATACTAGGGGTGGCGCCCGGGGCGGAGCTCGCCCACGGACAGAGTCCCCATTGGCCAGAAATGGGGAACTCGGCCTGCCAGGCATGGGGAACCTGCCAAATATGGAGAGGCCCTGCCAGGCATGGGGTTCTCATTGGCTATTCCCTATATGGAGACTATGGAATGGGGAACTTTCCAGATATGGAAAGTCCAGGGGTCCCCGGCCTCCCATTGGACGGGCCCTATATGGTCCTACCGGTCATGGGGGGTCATGGGGGGTCTTAGGTAATGGTCATGCGATGACCGCGAGGTACCCTCCACCCAGCCTCCCATTGGTCCAGAATAGGGAAGTCCGCCATTCCCGGGATCTCCTGATGGTCTCGGGACTCTCCTCCCGGCTCCCCATTGGCCAGAGATGACGTGCCAGGCATGGGGCAATCGTCCTCGGGACCCTCCACCCCGTCCCCCATTGGCCGGCCTCGACCGCAGAGGGCCGGGCCGACCTTTTCCATGGAATGACGTGGGACACTTCCCCATTCCATAGGCTATAATTGCCAGTTCCCCGGGCGCCATTTTATTCTTCTATCAAGACGCCTTAGGGGTAAGTTCCGCATTCTTCTCTCTTAAATTTTTTAATTTTAATTGTTTTAATTCTATTAATTCTTATTTTGTCTTATTAATTTACTAATCTACTAATAGGGGTCTTTGTCCGGGGGGTCTTTGGGGGTCCGGGGGGTCTTAAAGACCCTCTAGGACCACCCTGCCAGCCATGGGGCTCCGGAGGCCCTCCGTGCCCGGCTCGGGGAAGACCTAGGCCGGTAGGCCTCTGCAAATCCAGGCCGGGGCTCGAGGGGTAGGCCTCCGGTTCTCCCCATTGCTTCCCCTTCTCTAAATAGGCCTTGTAAGCGACATTGTATTTTATTTTTTGAGATTTAATGCTTGTTTTTTAAAATGAAAGTACTTTGGGGTGGATGGAGGTGGCCATCTTGTCTTATATCTATATATGGCCAATCCTGTTAATTAATTGGGGGCTAATTGGGGTCTTGGGTAATAGTGGGTGGGCTCCGGGGGGCCTCCGTGTGTCTGATAGGCGGACGGGGGTCCCTCCGGGGGTGGGGGCTTCGTTAATTGTTAATCAGTTAATGGTGGGACTTAGAATTATGCTTGTGTGTAATGCTAAGTGTGAAGTTGTCCGCTAAGATGGCCGCCGCTCGCCTAATCTGCCTAGCAACCCTCTTCTCATTGGCTCTAGGGGCCCTGCCAGGCATGGGGAACTCTCCCCATTGGCTGTCTGCTGAGTTCCCCATGCCTGGCAGGCGGCCATCTTGGATCCCCATGCCTGGCATACGCAGTTCTCAATTCCCCTATTGGCTGTGGGGCGGCCACGTGGTGGGGAGGCGGCCATCTTGTCTGTGCCGCGGCGGCCATCTTGTCTCTCCATTGAAATCAATGTTTAAAGTTTTAAATTGAGTTTTCTCTCTTAAAAACAAGCTAAATAAATTGGTTTTAACATTTTTTTGTACTTCCCCTTTTGTATTCTCAACAGGGCGCTGCCATCTTGTGGGAGGAGCGGCCCAGCCCACATCACACACCACACCACATGCGCACATAGGCCTACACCTTGTTTGGTAAGATCCCCCCTCACTCTAGCCCCTCACCACACATTCCCATTGGTCACAGGGTAGAGTGGGCGGCCCCCTTAGACCCCCGGGGCTTAGTGGGTAGCCCCCATTGGCCCTCTGTGGGTGTAATCACCCGGGGCCCTCATGCATAGGTATTAGGTTTCCCCTTAGTCTGCCTAGCAACCCCGGCCTTTATTGGCCATCTGATAGGGTGAGCGGTCCCCCTTAGTTCCCCATTGGGCCTTAGGGTAGAGTGGGCAGGCCCCCTAGGCCCCCATTGGGCCATTGGGATAATTACCCAATGGACCCTATGCATATGCATTAGTCCCCCCTCAGTCTGCCCAGCAACCAGGGCCTTCATTGGCCATGGGGTTGAGTGGGCAGTCCCCCTTAGCTCCCATTGGGCCTTTGGGATAATTACCCAAGGCCCACATGCATATGCATTAGTCTCCCCATAGTCTGCCTAGCAACCCAGGTCCCCCTCGGTCCCCATTGGGCCCGGGGCTTTATTGCCCAAGGCCCCGATGCATATGCATCGAGTCCCGCCCCATTTCCTTATTCTGCCTAGCAACCCCGGTCTTCATTGGCCATGGGGTTGAGTGGGCAGTGCCCCTTAGCTCCCATTGGGCCTTTGGGATAATTACCCGAGGCCCTCATGCATATGCATTAGTCTCCCCCTAGTCTGCCCAGCAACCTAATTCCCCATTGGGCAGAGGGGGTAGTGGGCAACTCCCCCTGGGTCCCTATTGGGCCATGGGGTTGAGTGGGCAGTGCCCCTTAGCTCCCATTGGGCCTTTGGGATAATTACCCAAGGCCCACATGCATATGCATTAGTTTCCCCCTAGTCTGCCCAGCAACCTAATTCCCCATTGGGCAGAGGGGATATGGGCAGCCCCCATTGGGCCATGGGCTTTATTGCCCAATGCCCTAATGCATAGGTATTAGTCTCCCCTTAGTCTGCCCAGCAACCAGGGCCTTCATTGGCCATGGAGTAGAGTGGGCAGTACCCCTAAGCCCCCATTGGGCCATGGGCTTTATTGCCCAATGCCCTTAATGCATATGCATTGAGTCCCCCACAGTCTGCCCAGCAACCAGGGCCTTCATTGGCCATGGTAGTACCCCCTCGGCCCCCATTGGGCCAAGGGCTTTATTGCCCAATGCCCTCATGCATATGCAGTGAGCACCCCCTAGTCTGCCTGGCAACCCAGGTCCCCCCTTATCCCCCATTGGGCCACTGGGATAGTTACCCAAGGCCCCTGCCACCCATTGGGCCAGGGGGCTTTATTGCCCCATGCCCTAATGCATATGCATCAGTTCCCCCTTAGTCTGCCCAGCAACCAGGGTCTTTATTGGCCAGTGTTGCAGCGGGTATCCCCATTGGGTCATGGGCTTTATTGCCCAATGCCCTAATGCATAGGTATCAGTCTCCCCTTAGTCTGCCCAGCAACCTGAGCCCCCATTGGGTATGGGAGATAGTGGACAGCCCCCATTGGGCCATGGGCTTTATTGCCCAATGCCCTAATGCATAGGTATCAGTCTTCCCTTAGTCTGCCCAGCAACCTGAGCCCCCATTGGGTATGGGAGATAGTGGACAGTCCCCATTGGGCCATGGGCTTTATTGCCCAATGCCCTAATGCATATGCATTAGTTCCCCCTTAGTCTGCCCAGCAACCGGGGTCTTTATTGGCCGAGGGTGCAGTGGGTAGCCCCCATTGGGCCGCCGGGATAGTTACCCAATGGCTCATACATAGTCATCATGGTCCCCCATAGTCTGCCTGGCAACTTAAGATCCCATTGGGCAGACTTATTAGGAAAGTGGGGTGGGACAGCCCCCATTGGGCCACGGGCTTTATTGCCCAAGGCCCCTATGCATATGCAGCAGTATCCCTCTAGTCTGCCCAGCAACCTGAGCCCCCATTGGGTGTGGGAGATAGTGGGTAGCCCCCATTGGGCCACGGGCTTTATTGCCCAAGGCCCTCATGCATATTTATTGAGCACCCCCTAGTCTGCCCGGCAACCACAGGCACATTGGTCACGGGGTGAGGTGGGTGGCCCGCCATTGGGCGATAGGGTTGGTTGGCTAACACCCCCATGCATATGCATTGAGTCCCCACCCCCTTAGTCTGCCAGGCAACCCGAGCCCCCATTGGGTGGGGGACTTAGTGGAAGGTCCCCATTGGGCCCGGGTGCTATATTGCCTCAGGCCCCCCGATGCATATGCAGTGAGTCCACCCACCTTAGTCTGCCCAGCAACCTGTCACTCATTGGGCCACTGGGTGCATGGCCCGACCGCCCCCTATGCATATGCATCTGAGCCCCCCACAATCTGCCCGGCAACCTAAGTTCCCATTGGGCAGAGGGGCTAGTGGACATCCCCCATTGGGCCCCCGTGTGTAATCACCACGGGGCCCGATGCATATGTATGAGTGACCCCCTGGTCTGCCTGGCAACCAGAGAGACCCCACTGGGCATTGAGTAATACCCACAGGCCCCCCATTGGCCCCCGCCTAATTAACCAGAGGCCATGTGGGACTTAGTCTATATAAATGCCCGAGTGTTGCCCAACCCCGCCTTCAGTCTGCTTGGCGACCAAGGACCCCCTCCTCCTATTACCATCATTGGTCAGAGAGAGAGTAAGTAGGACTGGCCTAGGCCCTCCACCGGCCAATGCCTCCCCCTCTAGCAATGCATATGCATGGGTGTCTCTTCTAACCTACTAACAACTTCAAGTTTTATTGGACAGTAGCCCACCACCCACACACCCCCATAGCCCCCACCACCCCGGGGGTGAATGCCACCCCCCACACTCAGGACCCCTGCCCCTCATAGCCATTGGCCACACACACACTCTGTCACTCCCTCCCTCACTCATCACCCAATCACCCAACACCATGGACCACCCACACTTATCCACCCACCCATCAGTCACCCTCTACACCCATTGGTCACAACTACCTTCACTCATCACTCAGTCACCCACTCCTCACTTTTTTGAATCGGTCCCTCACACCCCCACGCTCCCCCCTCGGCCAACCCCAATCCCAAGGACCCCCACACCCACCAGACCCCCATAGTCTACCTGGAAACAGACCTTCACTCAACCAATGACTACTGCTGTACTCTGGTCTTCCCCACTCTGGTGGGCGGTGAGTTGTGCATGCGTCCCCCCTACCTCTCCCCCTCTTGCATGTTGCGCGCCGGGTCCACCCCCTGCATGCAACCCCCTCCCTCTTGCTTGTTGTGCCCGATGCCCCTCCCGCGCGCGCCCCCTACCCTAACCCTCGGTGTCGCCCCCTCGCGGACGGTGCCTGGGAGCGGCGCGCCCTCCCTGAGTAATTATCTCTCTTGCCCAGCCACGGGGGAGTCCCATGGGGCCTAACCCCGGCACCCCGCAGGGCTGGGGCTCTATCCTCACAACAAGGTAGTGCAGCATCGGGCAGCAGCGGGCACTGCACATCACTTGGTAGTGGTCTCGAAGGCACTCAGTAGTGTTAAGATTCTTGGTGCACTTTGGGACCACTAGTGGGTGTTGATGAGCTGGACACACTAACCCGCCCGGTGACCTGGGGGTGGGGGGAGAATAGAAGGGGGATATGTGTGTGTGGCTGCCGGCCGGAGAGCTGTGTGGTTCACCACCATGACTTGGCCTGTTTGCTTTTCACAGTAAAATGGCAACCACTTCAGCCACATCAACAGTTAACACCAGCTCATTGGCAACCACCATGACAACAAACTTTACCTCGCTGTTAACCTCAGTGGTGACCACAATTGCATCACTGGTACCCTCAACAAACTCCTCTGAAGATTATTATGATGATTTAGATGATGTAGACTACGAAGAGTCTGCACCATGTTACAAAAGTGACACTACGAGACTAGCAGCTCAGGTGGTACCCGCCCTGTATCTGCTTGTGTTTCTCTTTGGGTTGTTGGGCAATATCTTAGTGGTGATTATTGTCATAAGATACATGAAGATCAAAAACCTCACTAACATGTTACTGTTAAACTTGGCAATATCTGACTTGCTATTTCTTTTAACTTTGCCATTTTGGATGCACTATATTGGAATGTATCATGATTGGACTTTTGGTATTTCCCTGTGTAAACTGCTCAGGGGTGTGTGTTACATGTCACTGTACAGCCAGGTCTTTTGCATCATCCTGCTAACAGTAGACAGGTATCTAGCTGTTGTCTATGCTGTAACTGCTTTGAGGTTTAGAACAGTAACCTGTGGCATAGTTACCTGTGTATGTACCTGGTTTCTGGCAGGGTTGTTGTCCCTCCCTGAATTTTTCTTTCATGGACACCAAGATGACAATGGTAGGGTTCAGTGTGATCCTTACTACCCAGAGATGTCTACAAATGTTTGGAGGCGCGCCCACGTTGCAAAGGTGATTATGTTAAGTCTCATTTTGCCTCTGCTCATTATGGCTGTCTGCTACTATGTAATTATCAGAAGACTGTTGAGGCGCCCCAGCAAGAAGAAGTACAAGGCCATCAGGCTCATCTTTGTCATCATGGTGGCCTATTTTGTTTTTTGGACACCCTACAACATTGTTCTCCTACTGTCTACCTTTCACGCAACCCTTCTTAACCTGCAGTGTGCATTGAGCAGTAACTTGGACATGGCTCTGCTGATAACAAAAACAGTAGCCTACACACACTGTTGCATCAACCCAGTGATCTACGCGTTCGTGGGGGAGAAGTTTAGAAGACACCTGTACCACTTCTTCCACACCTACGTGGCCATCTACCTCTGCAAGTACATCCCCTTCCTGTCTGGTGATGGTGAAGGCAAAGAGGGGCCCACCCGCATTTGAGACCCCCGGGAGGATGGACCACCAGCATGAACCCATGGACTCTCAAGTTTATCAACAGCATTAACCTATGGACTCTTATTACTAACACTATACCAATAAAGCACCAGCATTAATCTTTTGACACTACTAACACTACACCAAATGAAGACCACCCCTCTACATGAAGCAACCGGCTGATGGAGCAACAGCATTAATGGAGGACCACCGCCCCTCGATGGACTCTGTCATCTACTAACACTAACTCACTAAACCAGAGAGACAATAAAACAATTTTTGTATTTTTTTAACCAATGTCTTCTTCATTGCTGAGAAAAGACAGAGACTCTCTATCTCTCTCGCGCGCCCCTCAAGATGGCCGCCAACCCACACCCAGTTTTTTTATTTTATTTTTTATTTTTTTTATTTTTTATTTTATTATTTTGTGGGAAAACACTACCACCCACCCTCCAAAGCCCACCCAACAACAAGATGGACTCTCACAGACACTCACCCCGCCTCTCTAGTCTACCTGGAAACCTCAGAGACCACCACCACCCTCCACCACCAACACCACCCTGTCAGCAAAGGTAAGGAAAGGGGCTATCTGATTTTGCTAGTGTCGGAGCATAGTGATATCCCACGTTAATCGGTAGCCTCGGTCCTTACAGGCGGACGGAGGACCCCTCCGGGCACACGCCCCTCTCTTTCCCACCGCGGCTCTCTGGGAAACGATGGTAAGGAGTGGTGAGGTCGGGTATGCTAATGGGACCACAGCATCTAGCCTGATCCAGAGACCTGACCCCAGCGCTCTTTACAGGCCCCCGCGCCCCTCCTCCTCCTCCTTCTCCTCCTCCTCCTCAAGCTTCCTCTGCCACGCCCGGCTGCCGCTGCGGCGACGGCGAGTCATCTCTGTAGTAGGTAAGAGGGGTGCGATCCGGTTATGCTACTCGGACCAGCATCATGCTTTAATCCCAGAACCTGATCACACCTCTCTTACAGGCACAGCCTCCCTCCCATCCCACCATCTCCTCTCCCATCCCTCTCCCCACACGGCCCTCTCGCCGCGCGCCACCCAGCCCACCCAACTACAACCTCCCCACCGGCAGGTGAGTGGGGAGCCTCCGGCTCGAGTGTTTAAGGCCCACCAATCGACTCACATACCTCACCTGACACTAATGTAAATAACCTCTAAAACACTACTCACCCACTACTACTGTTTACATAATTTATTTATGGATTAACACCACTACCTCTTAACTGCGCAAGCGGGTGGGACCCTCTGAACACACACGTGCCGGATGCTGCCCACTCTTTCTCTGTTTGACCCATAGAGGGGGCGCCCAGAGCACCCACCGAGAGCTGGAGACCGAGAGACCTCCCGTGGACCTCACCGCGACCACCGGGACCCCCATGCACTCAGACCCCCGTGCCCACAACCCCCCATGATCACAGACCCACATGCACTCAGACACTCTGCCCCTCACACCTGCAAACTTATCCCTGCATGCACCTATACCCCCATGACCCCCATGCACCTATACCCCCATGACCCCCATGCACCTATACCCCCATGACCCCCATGCACCTATACCCCCAAGACCCCCATGCGCCCCCCTGCATGATTTGATGGAAGCCAGCAACCACCGGCCTCTTAGGTAAGGAGAGTGGCTATTGGATTATGCTAGCAGGAGCAGTATAGATCCAAACTAATCCAGTAGCCTCTTTTCTTATAGGAAGGAGGATGGCCCCACCCCAAACCCCCCTGGCACACACCCATGAGGACCCTCTATCAGCCAACAGCAATAGGGGGAAGGATGTCTCATCTATCTCTAACATGGGTAAGGAGTAAAGCCAGCTGGTTATGCTGATAAGAACACAGGCATCTTAAACACTAACTGGCTGGTTTTACTCCTTTAGGTGGGCATCCTCCCTCCCAGGGACCCCCATGTACAAGAGAGAAGGGACCACCCATCTATGCATAAGTAAGGAGCAAAGCCATTGAGTTATGCTAACAGGAACCCAGCATTTTTCCAAATAACTGATTGGCTTTCCTCCTTTAGGTGGCCAGAGCTCAAGCCCATGAAGAGGAGCCCACTTTTCAAACAAGAAGACCCTAGCCCCCATGAAGAGGAGACCACTTATCAAACAGGGAGACCCTAGCCCCAACTCTAGCCCTAACCCTAACCCTAGCTCTAACCCTAGCCCTAACCCTAACCCTAGCTCTAACCCTAGCCCTAACCCTAACCCTAGCTCTAACCCTAGCCCTAACCCTAACCCTAGCTCTAACCCTAGCCCTAACCCTAACCCTAGCTCTAACCCTAGCCCTAACCCTAACCCTAGCTCTAACCCTAGCCCTAACCCTAACCCTAGCTCTAACCCTAGCCCTAACCCTAACCCTAGCTCTAACCCTAGCCCTAACCCTAACCCTAGCTCTAACCCTAGCCCTAACCCTAGCTCCAGCTTTAACCCTAACCCTAGCTCTAACCCTAGCTCCAGCTTTAACCCTAACCCTAGCTCTAACCCTAGCCCTAACCCTAGCTCCAGCTTTAACCCTAACCCTAGCTCTAACCCTAGCCCTAACCCTAGCTCCAGCTTTAACCCTAACCCTAGCTCTAACCCTAGCTCCAGCTTTAACCCTAACCCTAGCTCTAACCCTAGCCCTAACCCTAGCTCCAGCTTTAACCCTAACCCTAGCTCTAACCCTAACCCTAGCTCTAACCCTAACCCTAACCCTAGCTTTGCCTGCCACCCTAACCCTAACCCTAACCCTAACTTTACCTGCAGCCTAACCCTAGCCCTAACCCTAGCTCATGCTTGGAGTGTGTTGGTGACAGTCCTTGCAGGTGAGGGAAATAGCCTTTGGATTATGCCTTTGATAGTGCCTCAGGCTACAAGATCAATCCAACGGTTGTTTCCCTTAGGTGGTGGAGCCACAGAGAGACACCCACCCTGATGAAAGAATATACCCCTCCCCACAGTACAGGTAAAAGGGGGAGCTAGTGGCTTATGGATGTTTGCACAAAACAGGCATAAAAACTAATCCAATAACTCCTCTTTTTACAGGGGATGCTGTTCCCCCCACCTCAGACACCCATGCATCCCACTGGCCGGGTACATCATGGAGACGCCCCCTGACCTTCACCCACTCTCTCCTGTTGCTGGGACCCCTATGGAAAAATGGTAAACATAGGTGCTGGGAGTTTATGACGTTGTTTGCACAGTGACATAACCATGTAACCTCCCAACACTTGTGTTTATAGGAGAGGCGCTGCCTGCTGAGGGGGACGCTGCCAGACCCTGGCCCTGAAAAAGGTGAGGATGGGGGGCTTACCTACAGGCTAGGGGGGAAGGTGGTGGTGGTAGTGGGTCTTGCACAACACACAGGTTATTCAATTAACTCCTGAAACTCTATACTGGCAGGAGGAGCCTGCGGGGGACCACCCACCACTGAAACTGAAAAGAGGTAAGGAAGGGAGCTGCCGGGTTCTGTTGTCAGAGCAGCATAAGGCTGAAGCCAACCTAACAACTCCCATCCTTACAGGCTTCCCCCGGAGAGAGGCGCCCCCCTGGACCCCCGGGACCATGGAGCCCCCATCCCTGGACTCTGGGTGTGAGAAGACCACTCCTCTACCTGCATCTCCCCACCTGCCCGCCCGCCCGCCCACCTGACCCGCGCAGAGGTAAGGGAGCGAGCTGTTGAGTTGGATTGGCAGAGTGGACAACAGAATAAGGCTATACTGAGCAACTCCCTCTCTTACAGGCCAGGACCCCTGACCACCCGCTGCACCCCATGGACCCCGGACTCCCTGGACCCACATGGACCCTTGCCCACATGGACCCTTGCCCACATGGACCCTTGCCCACATGGACCCTTGCCCACATGGACCCCTGCCCACATGGACCCCTGCCCACATGGACCCCTGCCCACATGGACCCCTGCCCACATGGACCCCTGCCCACATGGACCCCCACATGGACCCTTGCCCACTTGGACATTTGCCACCCTGGACCCTGAACACGTTGGCCCCCCTTGACCACATGGACCCTTGCCCACCTAAACCTTAGACCTCTACCCCCCTTGGACCCCTGCCACCCCCCTTGGACCCCTGCCCACGTGTGCCTTGGATCTCTGCCAACCCCCTTGGACCCCCGGACACCTTGGATCACAGCCACCCCAGGTAAGGGAGCGAGCTGTTGGATTATTGTTTCTGACATCAATCTGCTCAAAGCTTAATCTACCAACTCCCTCCCTTACAGGAGAAGGCCCCGCATCCCACCCTTCTCACAGTGGAACCCGGGCGGCCGGCCTCTCTCCCCCCCTCCTCGCGGACCCGGACCCGGCGGGCGAGCGAGGTGAGGGAAGGGCAGTTATCTGATTGTTGTTTTTTTTTTGCTGGCCGCGCGACCCCAGCCCAGAAATCTAATAACTACCCTTTCCTTGCAGGTGTATGACTCAAAACCCTATTTGACCTTGGACCGGCGGGGATTTCCTGTGCAGCCGGCCGCCTCCCCGAGTGTTATCTATCTTTGTCTTCTCACCAGGCCACGGCCCAACGGGGGTGCTGATGTAACCGCAGAGCCCCCGGGCGGAAAGCGCCCCTACTTTTCTATACTTCCCTGGCAACGCGCGGCCCGCGCGACGCTTCATTGGCCCTGAGTTTAAAGGGTGCTGTCAAAAAAAAGAGGAAGATGCCAGCGGGCCGCTGGGGGGGAAGGGACGGCCCCGCCCGCTTCCTCTTTACAGACCCGGGCAGGGTGCCAGCTGGGCCGAGTGTACTCTGTGCACAAACACACAACATGGCGCCGCGCCACGGGCGCGGCGCGGGGTGTCTGGGGGTCGCGGGGTTGAGGCCGCAGCGGGCTCCCCCCTTCACCGGGTGACCGGGACAGAACCTCTATTGGTTCAACAAGCGAGTGGCCAGGTGGGAGAGAGAGATTGTGAGAGAGGTGGAGAGGGGCGGCTGCACGGGGGGCAGAGGAGGTAAGTGTGGTGATGGCTGTTTTTGGCAGGTAAGTGGGTTCCTCGAAAGAGGGCGCGCTAAAAGGTACTCTGTATCGCTCCTGGTTTATTTATTTATTTATTTTTATTTAATTATTTATTTATGTGTTCACACAGGCTAACATTGCACAACATCCATGTGGGCAGGCCATAGAGGTGGAGGTGGAGGGAGAGGGGAGGAGGTGGGCTGTTGCTCTGTGGGCCGGTTGTTGGCCGCTCGGCTGGTTGGTGGGTGGGTGGGTGGTTGTGGTGCAGACCCCAGCGATGTAGAGTATTATTATTGGTGTAGTCACCCACCTCCCCACATTTCATCACCCGCCCCCTTTACCCTCCTTCATGGTGGGCTCCTCTCAGTTTCACTGTGGGGGTCTCTGCAATTGTTTATGATGTGGCTGCTGCCTAACACTCTTTGATTTATTTTTACATCTCCATCCCTCGCACACACACACATTCACCCCCAGGCTTTAAGCCTAGATTGGAGCAGGTTGTGGCCACCCACCCACCTACCCACCAGTATCCACTGTGAGGGGAGACCATCTCTGGCCAGTACCCCCAACCCATTCCCTGCTCTCCACCTGGCCACGCCCCATAGCTACACCTGGCCTCTAGGTGAGAGTCCTTGGGCAACCTGGCTACATGCCTACCCGCCCACATACCTAATTGGCCACCTGCCTACCTACTTACCTGGCCACCCGCTTACCCGCCCACCTTAAAGGTGGCCCACCTGTGGAGAGGGGCCTAACAACATGGCCTCATGGCACATAACCCACCCACTCTCATGATGGACACTGAGAAGGCCTGCCCACTGACCTCATGTGGCCCACCCACTTAAACAGTAGGGGGCTAGGCCATTAAGATGGCCTGAGGGTTGGTCCTCCCTTGCATGGAGGTGGCCTGCCCACTGACCTCATGTGGCCCGCCCATTGGGGTTAGGGTCCACCCACTAAAATGGCTGACCCTCTGTGGCCACCCATTGACAGAGGACCCTCACAATATGCTTGTTTTTTAAGATAAGGGTCTGCTAATTAAAAACAGGCTGGCCTCCTCACTTAACCTAATGGGGACCGTCCACTGAGATGGCTGGGGGTTTATCCCTTGATATGGATGACCCTTATTGAGTAATAGGGGATGTGCATTAAGATGGCCACCCCACCAAGATGGCCACCCCACCAAGATGGCCACCCCACCAAGATGGCCACCCAACTAATACATCATAGGGCCCACCCACCAACATGGCTGACCACATCATACACACAGGGGTCTTCCCATCAAGATGGCAGCTTCAATATGGCTGACCCTCTCTCATGCACAGGGGGCTCCCTACCAATATGGCTGACCCCCTCATACACACAGGGGACTTCCCACCAAGATGGCAGCTCCAATATGGCCACCCACCAACATGGCTGACTCTCACTGAGTCACAGGGGGCTTCCTTACAACATGGCTGACCCCCTCATGCACACAGGGGTCTTCCCACCAAGATGGCAGCTCCAATATGGCCACCCACCAATATGGCTGACCCTCACTGAGTCACAGGGGGCTTCCTACCAATATGGCTGACCCTAACTGAGTCACTGGGGGCTCCCTACCAATATGGCTGACCCCCTCATGCGCACAGGGGGCTTCCCACCAAAATGGCAGCTCCAATATGGCCACCCACCAATATGGCTGACCCTCACTGAGTCACAGGGGGCTTCCTACCAATATGGCTGACCCCCTCTTATGCACAGGGGCTTCCCACCAAGATGGCTGACCCCCAAGATGGCTTCCCAGCAACATGGCTGACTGTTTGTGGGTTATGGGGGCTTCCCACTGAGATGGCCACCCCCGAGGTGGTCGCCCACCAAGATGGCCGCTCAAAGATGGCCGCCAGGGGGTTGTGGCCTCTGTCTGACGTTATGTGTCACGTGACCCATGCGCAAACGCCTCCCCTCGATTAGGGGGGTATTGCGCAATCCAGGACCAAAATTGCGAAATTTTGAACGTCCAAGGGGTACCCGAAAAAATTTTGAAGCCCCTGAAAAAGTGCCTTTAAAATTTTGAAGGCCCTCGAAAAATCGATCGCGAAATTTGTGAGCCCCTTTTCGGGGGGGTTTGTGGGGCTGCCTGGGATGAGGGGTAAGTGGGCCACGCCCCCTCCATTTTCTCAGGCCCAAATGTCGACGGGCGCGAGGGGC